ATTTCCTCCTGTTCATTATTAATGTACAAATGATTATTGTGTACGAATACTACAAAGATAATCATGAGGAACAAGCACACCTACTTTCATTAAACCCTTATCATCCGAGCATGGCAGCGTGTTCACATACATATATCCGTTTTTATGACTTATATCAGATGCTATTATTTCCTCCTCGACTCTTGAAACAACAAGAGCCAAGCTACATCCAACCTTATCTGAATCCTTACGGTTAACAACCTTCCTTGCATCTTTGCAGTTTATGCAATTCATAGATTTTTATCCAAGTAAGATTTAAACCAATCTCGTGCTGCTAATGAAACTTTACTCCCGATGTCTTTTTTGCTCAATCCATTTTCAGTCAGGGTATCCACTTCCTCTTTCAATACATCATTAAACACCCAGCGAATGAAGTCACCCATCTTTTTGATGTCTGGAGATTCGTTATTCATAGTAAACACCACTTCGACACCTTGATTTAAGCGATTTTCTGTCACTGTTTTTTCAACGAATTCATTGATGGAATTTACTTTTTCCACATCAACAGAAGCTAATTTTTTCACTTTTGACGAGCTGTGCTTTTCGCCTTTAACTTTAAATGAAAGATGCATACCTTCGAACTCTGCATTCCAGACTACACCTTCGCCAACTCCGTTATCGACACCGAAGTGTTTGGCTACAGGGCATTCCGCTTCAACTTGTTCTGTTATTTTTTGCAATTTTTCAATTGAAAATTCAGGGTTATTGAAGTCGATTTCGCATTTGAATGTTGTAAAGTCATTGATAGAGTGGATATTCTCGTGTCGAATACACATGCTTTGCGTCACAAAAGGATCTGCATCAAAGATAACAAACATCTTTTCCAGCCCACTAACACCAACTCCACCTTGGATATTTCCTCCGCAAAATTCTCCGAATACATGCTCTGTCTCTGTGCCATTTCCAAATGCGAGCCACATATCTTTTGATATTTTTGACTTACGCTCTTCAACAAAAGCCGCAAAACCGTAGTTATCATTCTCTGGCGTAATGATATTCTTTCTTGACTGAACAAACACTTCGTTCGCAACTGGATCGTAACCTATCGCAGCATTTGTCCCGTGAAGTTTAACTGTGCCTTTAAACTCGATAGTCGGCAGCTTAAGTTCATTGTACTCACAATGCTTTTTTACAGCTCTAACTGTATGGCGAAACTGCTCTATTGATGGAAACTTCTTGAACTCTGTCATAAAAAAATCCTCTTAAATATTAATCTAAGAGGATTCTAAATTACCTTATCTTAAAAGTCAAGATATTTTTTCAATATGAATATTTTTATAAAAACATGATCCAGCATCAATATGATGAACATTATCAATGATGACTTTTTCTTTTCTGACAGAGTGACCGACATACAAACGATCAAGCCCAATTACTTCTGTCAAATGACTATGACCCTCAATCCTACTTCTACTCCAAAGAATGTATTGGGCTTGATTATAATCAATGTCTTGAAAATTCTTTTCCCACTCATTAACATAAACATCTGCATGCACAATACCAACTAACCCATTGTCAGTTTCAACCTGAATACCTAGCGGAAGCCTCTCACTTAAGTCCTGTATAACGACATCTAAATCATCACAACACTCATCGATATACCACATACCTCCATTGCCAATCCACATACCTCCATCTGCAAATTTATGAACTACAGCATCAAACATCATTTGCTCATGATTACCACGTACTGCGAAGAACCATGGTTCATAACAAAGATCCATGCATTTCTGTGAATCTGGGCCTCTATCAATTAGATCGCCTACAGAGAATAATCTATCTGTGTCAAAAACAAAATTTACTTTATTTAGTTTTTCAAATAACAAATCATACATACCATGAATATCGCCTACAACATAATCATTTCCGTAGCTGTTCTTTTTGAATTTTTGAAGTGGTTCCATATCTAGCCAGCCTTAAGTTGTGGGTATTTTGCCAAAAGATCAGGAAAATCACTGATATACCCTAGGTTTTTTGCATTACCGAAAAACATGTCAGACGGATCTCTACTGTACCCTATTTTCAAAATCTGAAAAACACAATATTCGTTACTATTCATTTTTTGAGCAAACACATCATTTACTTTCAACACATTTTTGTGCCCATAAAAACTAAGTGTACTGTACTCGCTCCATGAGATGTGGTTTCCCCAGAAATTGTCTTTCGGGCAAAAATGTGATATTACAGTTGGCACAAATGGTTCAGCTGTACTGAAAAATTCTTTAACTTTATCAAGCATAAATCCTCCATTATTTTCTCCCGTACATTACCGTGTAGTGGTTAATGTAATCCTGTTCGCTTTTAAACTTTGACTCTGGTCTTTTTACCCTGACAAATGAATAGTAATAATCTTTTGCCGTAGGATGTAACTCTTCATAAGCATCTCTTTTAACTTCATTTAAAGATGTCCTATCTTTTTGGTCAGAAATCTCATATGGAGAAGTATATTTTCTGTATGAATTATTACTTAGAGGAATATTTGTCTCTACTGCGTAGCCGTCCTCTGCATCTGATTCTTGCCAGTCATTAAACCATCCGTGAGGATCGATATATCCGTACGGATGTCCATACCACCTATTCCAATCAACATTGATCGCAATCCTTCGAAGTCTCCTGTTGGCATAGTTCTTCATAAAAGAATTGCAATCTTTTGTTATCCAATGCTTTTTAGTCGATCTTGACAAGACGCTTTACTCCTCCTTTATGGTTTAATATCCCAGCCCTTATTAGTGTCTTTATTATGTCTTCTTTCGACACCTTGCCAGACTCAAGATCTTTTATTCTTTTCTTTAGCGCTTCTTCAAGGTTGATTTTCACCACGGCAATGCATTAGCTCTTGCGATAATTTCATTCATACATCTCTCTCTAAGTTCATTATGGTGCTTAACTTTATCTAGAGCTGCCATGAACTCCTCTACTTCTTCTATCTCAAAACGAAACCCTAAGTTAGATAAAGTATTCCATACACGCATGATCGAATGGTTTCTATACCACCCCTCAAGAAGGATATAGTCTGATGTTGGTTTAATTCTGTATTGAAACATATTTACTCCTTTATAATTTTTTCTGCACACAACAAACAAACATAATTTGACTTATTATCAAAGAAAACCATATCCTCTGGATGTTTGCAACGAACATCTCTTCCTGTGCGCTCACAAGTTTTTCTATCACAACCGCAGAGCTTATGGCTCTTATCTCTATCTAAACATTGCATAAGTCTCTCCTAAGTTGGTGGCGCATCTACCAGAATTCGAATCTGGAACCAACTGCTTAGAAGGCAGCTACTCTGTCCAATTGAGCTATAGATGCTGAAAATGGTGGGCCAAGGCGGGTTTGAACCGCTCCTTCTTACCCTTATGAGGGGTCTGCTTTACCAATTAAGCTATTGGCCCGAACTCACCTTGAAGCCTTCTTATACTTAGAAGGAACATCAAAAACCGTTATAAGAACATCATCATGGAATAAGAACACATTGTAATTCCATACTTTTAAATTATTTGCATTTCTTTCCTTCAGGTATATACCATCAAGATATCGTCCGAAGCTACCATGAAAATTAGAATGAGACTTGCCTTTGACATATGCAGACTCAACCATTCTTAGTATTGCTCTTTTTGGCAATCCTACGCGCTCTTTACATCTTTCGAAAGCATGCTTGGTTACTATTGTCATGAGTGCCTCCTGTAAAAATGGAGCTTGGCAAAATATACCGCTCATCTGGATATATGCGAGAGACTCCTAAATCGTGTCACATTATACATTAACGAAAACAAAAGATCTAGTCTAAGCAAAAGACAAATATCAATAGTCAAGGTTCAAATAGCATCATGATCTTATATTCTGGAGCAAATAGCATGGCCTAAGCCTATATATCCAGAGAGCACGATCTCCATTAGTTCAGCTGTAAAGCTGAATATTTTTGACCAGACCTTCTATCTACGGCGCATTTTTAAACAACAAAACACGCAAAACCTTTTAAATCAAATTGTGCTTAGTTAGCACCTTTTCTACATGTTCAGAAACTTCAATCTCGGCAGACGAATTAACATTTACGAGGTGATCTTGTAATTTAATCTTTTCTTTTTTAAGATCAGATACATTTGTCTTAAAAATATCAATGGCACCTTGAGATAAAATCCCCGTTGACACAGAATCAACTGACCTTCCGTAGCTTCCTGTTGTGTCTCCGAGTGATAATTTTGCAATCTTACCGCTCAACAAAGTCTGCTCTAAGGCTGGCTTTGCCTTTGAAAATTGCACAAGGAAGATAATCCTTTTTTCGACCATAGCAACATTAGATAATGTTTCACTTACGCCGCTACGATAATTCTCATCAGATGTCAACTTACGAAGCTCATAAAAAACACCATTAAGCTCAGTATATTGATTAACGTAACTCTCATGAGCTGATTTTGCAACAACCATCACGGAATCTAAATCTTCGAATTCACCAATATTCACAGAATCTGGTGCAAAAATGTCTTCCATTTGCTCCAGAATTGCACTCTGAAGTGCCTTTGATTTTCTTAGTGTAATTTTCATTATTATCCTCCTAAAAATTCTTGTTCAAGCAATATATCATGAATTGCTAACCTATCTGGATCACCGATTTGATCATCAATGTCATTTAATATTTGTTCGTTTTCTACAAAACGAATCTCTTCACTTAAAATAGCTCCAACAGGCTCATCAAGCCAATCATCGATCCACTCATGTTCCTTTGGTAAAAAACCTATTGCTTCTTGATGTTCTTGGCTGTCTGTTGAATAGAATGACATATAAATCTCCGTATGTGCGATTGATTTAAGGCTATCATCTCACGCCTTTAAATCTTTGTCAACAACTATTTTCGTAAAATGCTTACAAACAAAATTTACGCCTTTGTCAATATCAATAAACCTAAGTTCACTTAAGAAGTACACAAAATAAAGCATAGGCATATACCCAAATCTCAATTTAATTTTAAATCTAATCTTCTTATCGTCTGCCATTTCTCATCTTAGCCTCTTGTTCGCGCTGATAATCCGTAGCGCATGAGCCATTTTCTTCAGCAGGACAAAATTTGCCACTTTCAACAGAAGTTCCGCAATAATTACAGAATCCGTTAGACGGAAGCTCATCATTATGGTTATCAATCTTATGCCTATACATGGCAAGCTTCAAATCATTATCCGAACTTATTGAAGCCATATCACCCGAATCCCCAGAATTAGGGAAGTGTTCTAACTCTAAATCTAACATAAATATTTCTACTCATTAAAAACGTAGAAACATTCTAGCACAAATTGATCATCTGATATATTTTATCAGCCTGAGCTTCAAGGTCATCAAGTGTGCCATTGTTATCAATAATATGCATACAATCTTTAGCTGAAATGGTAATTGAGTCAGGGCTTTCTCTATATGAGACGCGATCTGATGCATCAACCCAAAATGTTAGATCAAACACGCCCTGCTTCATACATTCTTCTAGCTCTACTTTACTTCTAAGTCCGCAGTAGATGTCGTTTTTTGACGTGATAATCTTCGCTAGTCTCGCAGGGTCTTCATGGTTAAACTCTGTGATTAAGTCGAACCAGAGCTTCCTGTTTTCTCCTGCATGCCTATCGTTAAAGCATTGAGAGACAGACTGATAATGTTTTTCTTTCTTAAGCTTGTCGAAGATGAACTCTTCTGCAGCTGTATAGCTTGAGCTTGCGAATGTTAATCCGTATTTGTCACGGAGGATTTCGCACAGACTGTCTTTTCCTTGACGAGCCATTCCTGCTATTAATATTTTTTTATTCATATCAACTCCATTCGTAAGTTTTTATTTCTTTCTTTTCAGTTTCGTTAGCGCCAGTAAAAGCAATAACCTCTTCGCCATCAGCTGATCTTTGTTCGTTGACAGCAATATGCCTTCCTGTATTCTTAAATTCATAAACAGTAGTAACATATTTATATTTTCGTTCACCATTATCCACTGAAAATGAATCGATCTCTTTCAACTCATCGAAATCATCAGCGTTATGATCATTAATTATGGCAAGTATTTCTTCGAAAGAATAATCTCGCATGGCTTTATTAACATCAAACACTCCGTAATTAGACATGAGATACTCTGTCATGGTGATGATGACATCTTCAGCATTGTCATATGCTGTTTGGGTCGGCGCAGTTCCTGCCCCTCTTTCTGATGGCTCATACCTATCGCTCTCAAGTGCGCATTCTATATCACTAAGGGCCGCTAGTATTGTGTTTTTTATGTCTTTTTTATCTGTACTTTTCATGTTATCGAATCCCCCAATCTGGATTAGCACGTTTTAGTGCATTAAAAATGCTTTCCATAGCATCTTTTTCTTTCTGACCAAAATCTTCTGGTGGATTCTGACACATACCCATAATTAAATGAGCCTCTAAAGAATTTATTTCAAGTGTAAATGTCGGTTCGCTTTGTTTTGCTTTTGCCATAATTAATACTCCGCTTGAGTGTATGTGAATTCAAGTTTTTCTTTATTCATTCCAGCCGCGTATGCCATCTCCATAAGAGCGTCAATATTATGAACCTCTGAAAAGTCACGAGAAAGATTTGAATCTTCAGGCTCTCCATCAGATACACTAAACTCCTCCTTACCATTAACAGTTATACGACAAAAATTACGATAATCGTACTCATCATAAAACTCTTCTGCGCGTGTAGTTATTTCTACTTTCATAATTTTCTCCTCATTTCTAGAAGATAATCAGCTTCAAATTCTGCAATATCTAGACTGTAAAATATCTTCCTGTACTTTGTTTGCGTTCTGAGTACATCTCCGAATTCTGTCAAAACTGAATCCCCTGATTTAGATATATGCGTCATATACATTCTTAATATGACGCCAGACCCTATGTTCAATATATACATATTTTCACCTATAGTCGTACTCGGATTTGCCATATTTTCCTCCAAAGAAAATGCGCACTATATGTGCGCGTTGGTATGCTACTGAACACTAATAACTAAAGGCTCGACAGTTGTTCTAAATGGCTGATCACTGTATAAGTATTTTCCATTCCACTGGATATATTGACCAGTAGGCGTCCAAAAATAGATATACGGCGAAGAGCTACCCCACGTACCTTCGTCTGATGGGGCATCTGTCACAAAATCACCTGAGTATTGACCTTTATCACCTCTAGTTAGCTTGTATGGCTTTGTTAATCGCTTACCACCAGACGTAATCTTTCCAACTACCCCAGAATACATAATCGGTTGACCAGCTTCATTCATTAGCAAGACAAATCCCGTCAAAGCTGGATCGCTAGTTAGCTCAAGACGACTCTTAATGTTATCAATCTCAGCATTTGCTGAAAAGGAGATACTTTCAGCGGCTTCAGCGGCTTTCTGCGACTGTTCAATTTTTGTGGATACTGGAGCCTTTTCTTTTGTGAACTGAGGAATCACAACAGCTGCTAAAATACCAATAACCACGACGGTGACCATTAACTCAATTAATGTAAATCCAGATTTTATCTTCTTCATATAATCTCCTATTCGCAGTTAGCGATTTGTAATTGCTCTGGCAAAGAATTCGCCTTGAACAGTTTTCTATTTAATTTCTCCGCATTTGCATTGTATTTAACCACAAGCGATCTGCATGTTTGTTGCATAGCTACCATTTCAATCCGTAATTTACGCTGCTCTCCCTTATCTGTCTCTCCTGCCATTAATGTCTTGTAAGAATCAATCTGACCAGTTCTTGAAATATACCCTGCATTCAGATCAAAAAATAACTCATAATTATGTAGGATGTTATCCGTATCCAACGTTTTTGAGATTACTCGTGCTGGAGCAGATAGCGCTTTTCCGAAAACACCAAGCCACGAACCAGTAACTGAAATAACCAATATAATGGCTAAAACTGATAGTCCAATTTTTATTGATTTTCCAATTGGAACATTATTTCCCATATTCACTCTCCTATCTATTTAAGTCAACACAACAGTATACTTATATACATGTTGTGTCAACTTATTTGTTTACTTATTTAATCGCGCTTTAATTTCATCCCAAGTTTGGATGTTGTGCGCAACTCCATCTTCGAAGACGACCTTCAGCTCTCCGCCCTCATCTGTTTCCTGTTGATCATAAAGCACATAGTCATCGCCTTCTTTTTCAACTCGTAACAAACCTTTTGCCGAAGTCTTTGTTCCATCTCCAGTTTTTGGGTCTTTGTAGATATCGATCTTTAAATCGTCAACTTCTGCATACGTTGCCTTGATTGCGAAGCCGAAGGTGTCTCGTGATTTCATCCCATATTCATAACTCCCGATACCCATAACTACGTTACCACTAGCAAAACCTTTATCAGCTAGTCGATCCATAATTTCTTGAGCTCTCGCCAGAGTGATTGAATCACCATAGATAAGACCAATATGCTCATCGAGCAACTTATGCCCAGTACTTGTAATTGTGCCACCGAATGTTTCCCACAAACACTGGATTGAGCCTTTTTGCTCAGGTGTTGGAGTAATTCCAGTGAATTCGCACCTACTAACAGCTGAGCCGTAGTTATCAACATAATAATATTGCTTATCATGGCGATTTAGATCTGGCTCGTATGTTACTTTGTAGTATTCATTTCCACGCTGCCATAGCTCTGTTTCTGACGAATGAGGCTCTTCTGCATCAAGATTAGTGCGGAACTGGTCGTCCATAGACTCTGCTACCCACTCCTTCCATTCATCTAACGTGTCTGGTTCGTTCTTTATAGTCTTGAATTCATCGCCACAAATAATCCTGACTGGATCTCCGCTATCAGGTCGAACAACAACCTTGTTCAAGCCAATAGCATTAGGCTGTCTAGACATAATTTCTTCTTTTAACGAAGGAATTACTTCGGTTATAATGCTGTAATAATCATATGTATCACTAACAATTGACACAATTCCAGTGGGATATTGCTCAGTAATTAGTCGCTTAATGAATTGACGCTCAGCTTCCAGTTGTGAGCATCCTGTTCGAATCATATTTAGCGCAATATTCAGAGAGCTAACAGAATGCTCTGTTGCTGGCACGCTAACCCCTACTGGATCTCCTTCAGAAGGAAAGTAATACTTCTTAATCCATTGGATTGCCGAAATAGTATCTGTACCAATAAAAGGGAGTAGGTGTCCTATATTTTTAGAGGCAGACTGCCTGTTTTGCATCCCTCTAGCTGAAAAATCGTGACCCTGTAGAGCTGCGAAATCAACTGGAGATCCTGTTTTAATGGCTGCATCTACAAAGATACGCTTAAATTCAAAGGCTGTTGTTGCGCTTGTCATTGGGTGCCACAGTTCTGAAGATTTTGGAGTCTCAAGGTAATTAACAAGCCAGAAAAACTCGCTGATAGTCTCGGTAATCGTAGTGATTGGAACTCGGATATTGACTCGGTTACCTTCTTCGATTGCTTTGATTCGTAACGGCAAATAACCCAAGTCGTGAAGCGCTACAACGTGATCTGGAAGAACAACTCCTTCGCCCAAGGAAAAATCCATGGTTTCGATATATGCTTCTATAATCTCTTCTTTCGATTTTTTAAAGAATTCATTATTCCAAGTATCAATCAAATACTCTTGGACAAATGACTGCAAGCCAATCACAACAACCTTATCGTCAAAGAATTTACTCCCCTTGAATAGCCGAGCGCTTCTTGGCGTCATGTTTGAGTAGATTTTTTTAGTGCCTTTTGGATATTGGCTGGCGTGTCCTACTTTATAAAAATCGGTGTCAAAGATCGGCGATGTAATAATTTTAGTCATAGTTTTTCCTCCAGTGTTGATTTCATTTTTGAGACATGATAGAACAATTCTCCATCAGTGTCATCTCTAAAGCTGTTTTTGTAAAAGACTCCATCGCATCCTACATTCATTACAGCATCTAACCCATAAGGAAGGATTGCGTGAGTTGCGTAAAGATATACTGCCTTAGCTCCTTTGTCAAACAGTTTTTCTATAATTGGCACAAACGTACGCCCTCCATCGAGAATATCATCCAGTATCAAACAAACTTTGCCATCAACAAATTCCTCTCCATCAATAATCTCTGTACCAGAAATAGAACCAGAATGCGGATCTCGAACTTTATTAAAGGTGACAAAATTATTATCAGTAGCAATGGCGGATGCAATTGTTTTTCTTAAAGCACCTTTGTCTGGAGAAATTAGTGTGACTCCTTGCGGAATGTGCGGAGAGACTATATCCGTCTGACTGATAAAGCTCCAGCATCCACCGGAGTGAATTTTATTTGCCAACAATATGGCTACGTCAGAATGAACATCCTCAACTATAATGTGCTCCAAGCAACTATTAGTCAGTGTATGCATGAAGTTTTCTAATGCAAAAGACTCTCCTAAAGTACATATCCTGTCTTGCCTAGCATACGGCAAATAATGAATATTAGCCGATATTTTCCCACTCTTGCCTGAGTGATGAAGTGCATTAGCTAGCAGTAATAACTCCATCAACATATCAGACGACTTAATTAAGCCATCAATCAGTACTGGCCCAAAAGTGTCTCCGACAGGATACTTAAGTAGCTTTACTTGAACCTCACCTCCTGCAAATGTCTTGCGGCTGTATTTGATTTCATAATTATTTCTTGTTGTGCATATTAGTTTGAAATTCATTTATTAGTTCCTCCTAATTAATCTTCAATGCAATATGTAAGATAACTATCTGCGGAAATAAGTTTTTCCTTCGCAGCTAAGTACCAATCTATATGAGCAGGATCTTCTTTTATAGCGCTCTCAATTTCAGCTAGAGCTGCGTCAATGCAGCAGATGGCTTTTTCAGCGTGTTTCATTTTGCCTCCCCATAATCTTATCAAAAACATCCTCTCTCCGCTTCTTCTGTGCATTTTCTGATTCAGAGTTATCCTCAAGCATCCTAACTAACAGCCTTGTTCTTCTTGTTGGAACACCGTTCTTTATAGGGTCTTCACAGTATGCGCAAGGATAGCTTGCACCCCATACACCCTGCAAGCAACCAATAGATATGCGGTACTGATCAACCCTCTTAATTATGGCCCCATGGGATATTGCAGCCCTAACTTGAATATCCCATTCTTTTGATATTGAATAATTTGACAGCCAATATTTAGGATTAAATGTTACACGAATCCATAAGTATATTTCGAATAAAATATCTCTCATTTCACATCTCCAATAGCACAAATAGTCACATTAAAATCACTTAATCCAAATTCAATTAATTCCATGACGACCTCCCAATCACCTCCGGCTCTATCGCAGCCCATTAGGTAAGGGATTACGATTTCAAAAGTTTCATTTTCACAAAGCATTTTGAAATAAGAGAAGCACGCAGATAAAGCACCGTAATTCAGTTGACGCCTGCCTATTCCGTAGAGGTCTTGCGCATAAAGATTGACCACTCGACCACCAAAGGAAATATTACCAAGCTTTTGATTTGCTTTCAAGTACTCTTTATATGCCTCTGGAATCCTGTTTTTGATTTCCAATGCGATTCCAGAGGCCATCACAGATTTGCAATTAACAACATGCAAAAGAGCACGATTATCATCAGCTAGCATGTAGTCAATTGCGTTTGTGTTTGTTAGTGTTTTCATGATTTATTGTCCTTCTCATTACCGAGGAGACACAAGATATCACACTCAACACTTTCATTATGATAACCATCATCTCCCCACTCTTTAAGATTTGCCAACTGAAATTCATCACTATTTTTAAGAAAATCTAATATTTTAATAATAGTGAATCCAGTGCCGCTTCCAGTAGGGCCAGTTACTTTAATTTCTAATTTCATATTCTTTCTCCTATACAAATTTTACTGGCAATTTCAAATCATCTTCTTCAAATCTAAATGCCCATCCTGTCGCTCCCGATATCATTGCCTGCATTCCAGTTGCTCCAGTTGAATAGGGAGATAGATATAAAGAACCTTGCGAATCTAGATGCTCAACCCATTCAAGAAGTTCGCCCAGTGCTGTAGCATAATTATCGTGTGATACCAATACAGCAAAGCATTCGTGCTTATGGTATGCATCTATATTATCTGGTGGCTCTAGCTTGTCATCGTATTCAAGAATATAGTCATAATCGCCATGCATGCGTATTGGATTATAATCGACATAATTTCCACTCTCTGAGGTGAACCCTACACATGGTCGCCCAAATCCACATTCTCCTTTTTCAATTAAAGTAACCTCATGCTTTTTGGCAAAGGCATTTAACTTTTCTAGTGTTTTCATACTCTTTCTCCATTTAAACTATGGCTCCCTGTCATTACGTGCCCATACCCACTACAATGCTCGCATTCGCTTACGTCTGAGTTAATGTGCTGCATTAGTTCATCCAAGTATAATTTAACATTCTCAATGAGGTCGTTAATGGACTCACCTTTGAATCCTTTAATTGGAATGTATCCTTTGTAATTTTCGCCAGCATGCGTCATAGCAAATACTTCAATTTGCTTATGGTCTACATTCTTTGAAGATATTCTTGGTTTTGCGTAACTTCTACCGTTTGATTTTTTTTGTTCAGATCGTAATTCGTATGGCTTTATCTTTACTTTCTTTTTAACAGTGAAGCAAAATTTATAATCAGACGTAATCAAAGCTACTGATGAGTTCAAATTATCTTTTACATACTGTCGCACGATACTGTAAGTAATTTTTGAGGAAATAGAGCATGGTCGCTTGTGGATTGCAAACTCTGGAACGAGCATTTGCTCTAACTCTGAAAATATAGCAACATCCATTATATCTATTTCTTTTACCCCTTGGTGCGTCCAACTTTCATCATTAAGCACAGAAACCACCATTGACTCAGGTTTAGATAAATCACTAATTTCAATATCACCGATTACATCAACGGTAAAATCAATCTCTTCCCACGATCCTTCAGTTGTATCATATATTTCTTTATACAATGATCTTAGGCTGCTAAAGTTTTTCCAGTATGTATCATAGTCACTATCTTGACTATACCCAACATCTTCTCTCGATAGCTTTAACGGTATTTTTTTTGACTTCATGGAATCATCTTTTAGGATGTATCTATGATTAATATTCTTTGGATTAACTTTTCTTTTGACAGAAAAAATATCTTTATCTGGAAAGAAAAACCAATAACCGCTTGCTGTTAATTTAGGGTCTTTATCGTTGATTCTATAAACATCAAACTTAATTGGGTAGTATCCATAGCTATACTTCTGTACCTCAGCTACAAAAACACCCTCTTTTGATGTGTATGCTTTTAATTTGTATGCGTCAGTCATGACTTACTCCTCCACTCATAATACCGCTATTCTCATATTTATTACCAAAATACTCAATGTATACTCTTTCTTCTGATGCAATAAAATAAACATCACCATATTCCGTTTCTATCTCTCTGCATGAATTGAGCTGATTATAAACATAATACTTCGCATCACCAAAGCATCCATACTCAATAGTCCATATTTCATCTTTGCCTTTTCCGAAGCGATCTTTTACAATATGACAAATGTCTCCAGAAAAAATATCTCTGCCGCAAGGGTATTCAATACCAATATACTGCCTCACAATAACCGGCTGACCCTCGGATAGATATTTAATTGGTTCTAGATGTGATGTCGTTCCATAATCATCTCCAACTCGATACATAATATTATTTTCTGTATCCCAAGCTTCGAATTTAAGGTTCATGGTCTTTCTCCTAAATTATATTTAAAAACATACTATCATTTCAGAAGCCCATTTACAAGCTTTACTGCAGAATTAAATCTGTCATTGTGATTATTACCGGATATAACATCACCTTGAGATTGTCGCAAACAAATTACTAAAAGTGATATACTATAGAAAAAGGTAAGTCATAATGCTATATATACTATACAAAACATCAAACAAAATCAATGGGAAGATCTATATTGGTGTACATAAAACAGAAGACATAAATGATGGATATCTCGGCTCTGGAAAAGGAATCCTAGACGCACTTAAGAAATACAACAAGAATGACTTTGCGAGAGAGGTTCTCTATACATTTGAATCAGAAGAAGAAATGTATAAGAAAGAAGCTGAAATAGTTGATATTGAATTCATAAAAAGGGCTGACACATATAATCAGGCTCTTGGTGGAGACTTAGGAGGAACCACAGGATGGAGTAATTGGAATAATGCGCCTATTGATATAAGGTTTAGCAAAAACACAAGAAAAAAAATATCAGATGCATGTTCTGGAGAGCTAAATGGATTCTATGGAAAGAAACATAGCAAAAAAACAAAGGACTATCTTTCACTAGTAAGAAAAGGAACTAGAACTGGTGCGGGAAATTCATTTTATGGCAAAAAACATACAGAAGAAACAAAAAAGAAGATATCAGAAAACGGATGGGAAGGCGAAAAAGGAAGGCTTAGAAGGGCTAGAATAAAAGAAGCGATGACAAAATCGCAGTGCGTTAACTGCGATTTTTATGGAAGACCAAAAGAGATTAAAGAGCACTTAAAAACATGCCCTAATTGATTGTATGCATACTAAATGCATACATACTTAATGTCAAAGATTTATCCGTTTCACTCCACTGGTGATCCATAATTTATTCCTCCAGCTTCCAAAGATTGTCTTCGATATTATTAAGCATATCCCAAGTAGCACTTAATTTATCCTTTATTAACTCTTCTGCTTTTTTGATTACAGCTTGTTCAGATTCAAGAAAGTCGTATTTCTTTTTTACTTCTTCCTCAATTCGATCAGACCATTCATTAGTTATCTGCTCGAACGCATCTACAGCGAACTCAACTCCATTTACCTTAAATGAAATCTCAACATTTTCTATATCATAACCTTCTGTGGCCTTAACTTTTTTACATAATTCCCTATTACCTAAAATTAAATGACTTATCCAAGTAATCTTGTTGAATTCCTCTTTAAGATCCATGATTAATTTCCTCCTATAAATAATAAAGCCCACTATACGCGGGCTCTACTGTTTAGTCAACTACTTTTTAACTACATTTACTTGACCCACATTCTAGGCACTTACTACAACCCTCGCTGTACACTATTTTTTCAGATCCGCAGGACTCACATTTAACTCCTTCGACAGCTTCTCCATCCTTAATATAATGACTAAGAAACTTCTTTATCTGAAAAAGGAACGACCCAGCATAAACGTCATCCATGCAATCGATTTCTTTAACAATATTTTTTATTGATACTCCATGCCTAAGAAGTAAGCTAAGCATTCTTGTCAGCTTATCGATATTGTTCTCGTGAGAAGTTTTCTCGACAGTTTTTTCAATATGCTCAATATTGATTCCTTTCCGTTTTGCAAGAGATTCAAACCGCTCAACAGCGTCACTTGTTTGAGCAGACTTCTCTCTACTGTTAGTTCTGCAAAACAAGGCAAACGGCTGATCAGTATCGTTATGATATGTCACGGTTAAGTACCACTTCCTTCCTTCTGCCCTTAGCACCTTCACACGAGCAGGAGAGTCATCCGGCAGCTTAACGTCAGTCGGAATAATAACCTCACTATCAATACCTTTTGCATCATTATCTTTCTTCTCAGAAAGAACAGATGCCATGGTTCCAGATCGGTAAGTAGTCAAACCCTTGATATATCCGGTATTGTATCCATCTAAATACAGATTTTTAAAGTCCTCAAAACTGTAATCAAATGGAAGACAGATTGTCTTACTAATTGCAGAGTCTATATATTTAGCAAAACCTTTAAAGTCATTAATATGATGCTCAGCATCCAGACTCATAGCATCTACAGCCCAGTCAGCATCCGAATCCCATTCGCCAGACTCTTTCATTTTATGCACTGCATAATCTTCGCAAAGAGTTTCTTTCGTTAACCCTCTTGACTTGTCAATCTTAAATACGATACCGTTTTCATCAGTGTATTTAAGAATATCATCATCGCCCTCTTTCTCCATTTTAAACCAATCGGTCTCTTCGAATTCGCCTTCCCAGTACGACGGCATCTTTCCTTTTAGGTTCTCTGGAATATCATTAACAATACTTGTTCTTACGTATTCTTTTGCAAAAATAGGCTCTAATCCACCAGATACGATATTGGCAAATATAGAAGTATTTCCAGTAGGCTGAATACTCATTAAAGAGCTATTTCGTATGCCAACCTTTTTAATTCTTTCAATCTGTGACTGAGGCAATCCAATCTGTTTAAACCACTTAGCTTCTGCATGCTTTTCTGGATCACACCATTCGAACATGCCTTTTTCTTCCGCAAGATTGATACTCTCATCAACAACCGTATGAGAAATTAATTTCATCATGTCGTCGCGTATGGCTTGAGCTTCATCGGAGCCGAATCGTGTTTTCATTAGGTACAGAGCAGAAGCCCAACCTAAAATACCAACACCTATTCTTCTGGACTTCTCTGCAAACTCTTTATATTCCTTCAAAGGAGCAAGCGTTAGTGAGTTTATGTTATCCAAAAATCTTGTTAGGTATCTTGCATATTTTTCAATACCTTCTTTGTCTAATTTTCCATTCTTTACAAATTTTGCAATATTCATACTACCAAGATTGCAAACTCCTGCTGGGCTTAATAGTTGTTCACCACCATTATTGTTACTACTCATCTCTGAGTGGACTAGTCATCTCTGCTAGTCTCTGCATCTTCTTTTTAGGTTATAAATGCAGATCGGACTATACCACAATCTTATAAAGATTCCCCTTGGTAGTCTCTACGACCTCGCCATTACGCTTGTGTCTCGGTATTATCTGCCTCCAGACTTCCACCGATATTCAGGGTTATTCAAGATGCATCACTACATCAGGCCGCTAGGTTTAACGGGTTACTCGCGACTATTTTTACCAAATAATTAAGCTCATTAAGATCATTTGCTCTATCTAAAAAAAGCACTCCAGGCTCGGCTCTGTTATACGTTGACTCCATAATCAAATTCCATAACCACTGGACTTTTACTGTTTTGTACACCTTTACTGGATAGCCTTTTTCTATCCAATCAGATAGATCACCCTTCCATTCTTCGTCATAATTAGGGTGTGTTGTTTCTGGAAAAATCAAATCCCAATCTAATGAGTCATCGTTTTTAGCAACTAGATTCATAAACTCATCAGTGCAATTAACAGACATATTAAATTTTGACAATCTGCCAGATGTTTGTTTCGCCTGTATAAACTCAATCACGTCGGGATGGGCACAGTCCAAAACTGACATCATAGCTCCCTTGCGAATCTTTCCTTTTTTATTCTTATTATCAGAGCCATTAAGCCCACTTCCTGAAGTTATAATATCTGAGGACTTATCAAAGAGCTCCATGTATCGCACGGCTCCAGGCGTTTCTACTCCAACGCCATATATAAATGCTCCACGGGGCCGTATGAAGCTAAAATTATAACCCCAGCCTCCTTCTGATTTTAATGTCTGCGCCTGATCTCTTAAGACTTTAAGTATGCCATCCAAGCTGTCTTTAGTGCCTGTAACCTCTGGGCCAACATAGCAATTCAGAAGTGTGACTCCATTATAATCAGTACCGGCATTTGCATATATGCGACCACCTGATGTATTCTTGAAGCCACCAAGCATATCGTAAAACTTTTCAGTCCATTCCTCCTTCTTTGCTTCTGTTTTTTCTACGGATGCTGCAGCCTTGGCTACTCGCATTAATGTATCGTCAACATTTTTATCTTTATGGTACTTATATGTTGACGCCCATACTTCTTCTGAGAAGTCATTTGTAAACTCTGTTCTCAACTTGCATTCCTCAATTCATTAAACTTATTAATATCCATACCTAGTAACCTTCCTTTTTCCACGTCATCATCCAACCTAATCACCATTGGCACACCTCTCACGGCGTATTTTTGAGCGATAGCTGCACCTTCTTCTGTATCAATATCATATATTGCAGTGAACTCAACGTTATTCTCATCTGCGTATTTTTTAAGCATCTTACAAGGAGTGCACCACGCAGGCGCACTAAAAAGAATTAAGTTCATGTTGTTCCTTATGTTGTTTTTTGGTCGTGTATTATAACACTACTCATCAAAATCTATTAAATACTTATCCATAATTTTCTGTATTTTTTCACCATTTCTACGGTCATAAATAAAAGTCCTGACTATTTTTATCTGCCCGTTTATAACTATTTTCTCATTATTATTTTCTAAAGGCTCTGAATCTCCAGATATTATCTCGGCCTCAACCCAATAACATGACTCAAAATACAAGTTATCTGAATTTTTATTAAAAAACAGCTTGCCAGTATTTTTCGTGTCAATAATATCGCCCTCCTTATAGGATATCTTAGAGCTTGATATCGGTGACTTCCAAGCTGAATTTACGCATTTGTAAATGTACTTCTTGTCATCGAAAACCTCCTCTTTATTGTCTATCTCGATATCACAAAACTTTTCAGCTATTTTAAACAAACTTAAGTTTTTATCATCCAGAACGATTACCTTAATGTCTTTCTCGTCAAGGTTGCTCAGCTGATCACAAGCATTAGCGATATCAAAGTCTTGAGTTTCGTCAAAAACATCACTCATATCATACCCGTACATACCACCAATATGATTTCGTAGCTCTTCCCATGTCGAAATATTCAATGACATACATGAAAATGCAACGCGAAGCAGTTCAGCTTTTGATATTGAAAAGCCCTTTTTCCGGTATTTATCAACACGCAAAAGTGACATTAACGGGTAATCTGTCCCATTATTGAACTTAAGATATCTTTGTGAGTTATGTTTCATAAAGTCATCATGAAGCACAAATTCGCCAGAGGCGCAGTCGAAAGCACCCATACAACATGTAAAATCAAATGCTTCAAAAATATCCTCTGCTGAATCAAAATATTTGAATGTCATGAACTGAACTTCTTGCTGCCCTTCGCACTGAAACATCAGCGTCCGAAGACTACTGCCATTATAGATAAATTCAAACTGTTCCATCTCTGTAAAGTTGTGATATTCTTCCGCACAAAAGATAGAAGCTAATGTTCGAAACAAGCTCTCCTCAGATTTAAAATACACATCAATATCATTAACTTCTTGGTTTGTAAACACAGAAGTTATCGCGCCTCCAGCAATAATACATCCTGCTTCCTTAAAAAGCTCAACTGAATTATACGAAAGTAATGCTGCTAACTTCTTTTCCTCATTAATGCTTTTAATTCTATAACTCATAAATCCTCCATTTTAACGTAAATAACATTCTTACCTATCTCTGTTGCGTATTGTATTTCATCACTAACACCTTTAGACTCCTCCCAGCCATTCATTTTTAATACCCACACCTCAGTGGATATATCAATATAATGATGATTTAATTTTTGCCAGTAACCAAATGTTTTTGGCAGCTCGTACTTCTTTGCCATTTCATGGCAATAGAGTATCGGACTGAAAAATGGCATCTCAAGATTATTTGCAACGAATTCCATAACAACCTCATAACGGCGTTGCATTACATTAATTCCGTTCTTGTTCGGCAATACCGATGTGTACGGTGATGCGATATATATCATTTGTTTCTCCTGTTAAAATATTAGTCTTCTTTAATTCTATACAGCAGTGAATTCCTAAACTCAGTTTCATCGACATCAATCCAACCGATTGCAGTAAAAACCTGAATCAACCCATTCTTTTCTGCCTCATAAAATTCTTTTGGCACAACTCCATCTTCAATACATTCAAATGTTTTCATTTTGTTTCTCCTGTTAAATTGTTAGTCTAATCTCTCATAATACAAATAGGCTTCACTGCCCTTGACTTCATTACCGTCAGAGTCTAAAGGCCATTTGAACAAGCTGCATTCTTTTCCACTTAATGCGTCTTTTATTTGCTGCTTACTTAAAATTTGCAAGCAATACTCAGAGATGGACGTGCATGGCCTATATCTACAGCTATTGCAATCCTTCATTGGTTTATGTCTTCTGGTGTGAGATTGTCCGTATCGCTGAAAACATAAATACACTCGCATTCATCATCGGTACAGTCTGTAGCAATACAAGCAATATCGTCATCGTCAAAAACACAATTTCTACAAGAGTGCTCTATTGCTCCAACAAGCCTCTTTACTACCTTGTTACTCATGATCAATCCTCCTTAACATCATATTCAGCGAAAGCACCGAAAGCAGCATCAAAGATGCCAAACATTTTCTGAGTCTCATCTGATGATCTATCTACATCGATTTCTGTCTCAAATGAATTTTCAAGATAGTAGAATGTAGCTGATTTAGTAATGTAGTTACCTTCTTCTTCTCTCTGGAATTCCATCTGTATCTGCCTTCCACCGAAGTCAATACAAAAATGCATCTCCAGCAGGTGCCAGCAGGTGTCCTCACAATCTGTTATGTGAGGTAAATATTTCATTGTCTTATATCCTCTTGCGTGAGGTTGAAATATTTGGCTAAAGCAATAACATCCTTTTTCTTTAGTGACATATTAGGATTGCCACTACCAAGCAATAAGAGGCGAAAGTTTTTGCCCTTACCATCTTTGTAAGAGCCACACATGTTATTATCGCTCCATTTATGGTTAATTTCTTTAAGATACTCGCCCATATTTTTATCTCCTATGTATAAATGAATTAAAGGTCATCCAAAGATTCGATACTTCCAATATCTACGCGAGAAGCAATGTCATCCATCGTGTCCCTGAGCAAATCATCATCAACTGTCTCTGAAGCCACTTCATACCAGTGGCATCTTTGTATTTCATGATCACAACTAATAGCTGTAATTGCGAACGGCTCACCTTCAGAAGGTTTCATGTCTGCATTCAGCCTTTTCCGCGTTTCTTCAAAAGCTTCTCTATCATGGATTGTATAAACTACTGTATAATGTGTTGTCATATCATTCTCCTACACCAATTATTTCTGCTATCCTATTATTCCAAAGACAGGTCGCTCTATGCCTAGTTCCGCATTCTTTTGTAAGCGTATGATTTTTATCGCACATAACTTGCCACATATCTTTGAAATCCCAATCGATTGCTTTTGCTTTGGAGCCACAAAAGCAATCTGAAATCTGAGGCGTTACTGGTGTTTGTTTCATGTTATTCTCCTCCATATCATTGAACTGCAAGCGGCTCTTCTTGAACTGAACACCAATCATCAAAAGCCTGTAATGAAGCCTCAAACTCTTGCGCTTTTTTATAGTCTCCAAAATACTCAGCTTCATGTGTGTCATGCATTGGGTGTAAGTCTTCAGGCCAATAGAAAACAACCCAATGAGACGGGATTCCATCGCTGGCACTTTGGAAAAATGTTTCTTTGTGTACACCATTCTCTTCCATGCTAGCCTCCTATATCATCATTATTAGTTATCAGTTCTGGGTTCTCAAATTTATTACCGATCACTTCAAAATTTTTGTAACCATTAAGAAATGCCATAGACATATACGCCTGCATAGACTCTATCCAGACTACATACCCAAAATCAGGGTTAGAATAAAATACTTCAGTAGGCTCTACACCTTCCATCTTTATAATATCACCGTCAAATACCTCGACACCCTTACTGTTTTTTAATCCTATATACTGCATGATTTCAAATTTATCATCATCACTATATACTACAGGTAGAACACTATCTCGATCAGCGACCCAAGATTGATCATGTAATGTCCTGTAGTACATCTTTCCTTGGAACCAACCTCTAAATTTAATTTCTCTCACACTAGCCTCCTGCTTTTGCGATTCGGCATCTTACGAATAGGCATCAAAAACAGACGAAGTCTATCAAGATCAACATCTGCTAATTCGCTCCATATAGACCAATTGCTCGTATACGGCATATTATTACGCCGCACATCATTATAAAAATCCCTTGCATCGGAACCGCGAAAGATCTCAACGTCATTTATAGATTGTGCGCTACTGTAAGGAAAACGAAACACTAATGAACCCTTATAGTACATTTCGATTGTATAGCTCATATTTTCCTCCTCACTGTTTTCCGCGCCATTTTTTACCGCACAACTGACAATGGTTATCTGTCCAATATTCATCATTACTATAGGGGTCTCCCGTAGCAGAACTATTTTTAGACTCGACAGCAGACTCTGGATGTGAACACTGGCTCTGTATTGTCTTTATCTTGTCTTGTATTTCAAATATCTGATTGTGTAGATCTTCGATTAATCGCATAATTATTCTCCTATCGATATCCTGCTAATACGCAACATCCATATCAAAATTGGTTATAGTGCTTTCAGCCAGCTCAAATACTTTACTGACTATAAAGTTATGAGTAATAATCCCACTCTTTCCACAAAGATGAATATATCCCTCGTCTCCGAAATTAAAATTCGAACATCCGTCCCACTTAACTGATCCAGTTAAATATTCTTCCATACCATACGGAGAGTCATCTAAATTCCGGCTGGTCACTTCGAAAACCTTAAATTGCATTGAGTACTCCACATCCTCTCCTATCTCAATAAGAAACTCTATTAGTCCATGTGTATTTTCATACAATATATTCTTCATTTCACTCTCTCCATTATCTCGTTATATGAAATTGGCTTATAATTAATATTCTCAACGGAAACATTTATATACCGATGATCATCAATAATATGATGATGCGTATGCCCATGAATATTATACTTTCCTCTCAGTTCATTTGCGTGTATCGGTGCATGAGTCAACCAGAAACCCTTATACTTAAACATAGATCCAAACCGATTGCAATTATTAGCTATGTATTTGCTAATAATTTTTCCTTTACCCTCGGTACAATGATTACCAAAAATAACGTTGACACAGTTGAATTTATTGTTTATCTCGTCAAATTTTTTTATTGATTCTTCAGTGAAAAATAGATCACCTAGCATCCAGAGCGTATCCCGCTTACTTCCAGTTGACATAATATTGTCGAACACAAACTCATCATGCTCTTCGGCAGAGTTAAATTCTGTTCTGTACTTGCAAATGTTTCTGTGACCAAAATGCGTGTCAGAGATAAAGTATACGGTGCTCATTTGTTTTCCTGCATCATAAGAAAAACGATCATAGCTGCACGCAATGGATTCTCATCAACATACTGGTTGTCGCCATATATTGGAGCTTCATCATATGTATAATTATCTATTTTGCTTGCGCACCACGCACCTCGAAATAAAGGCGTCAGCTCGATACAGCCATTAACGATAATAGGCCCAGCGTCATTCCATACATTACAAGGATCGAATTTTGTAGTTATTGTTCGCCTTTTGAGTGGCTTGCGTGATTTAGGGCGGCTAATAATCAAGCATTCATCATCTTTAATTACGCATACATGACCTAAACTTTCGCCAACTGATTTTGCTATTTGTGCATCGCTAATTTCGTCAAAATCCATAATCTCCTCCTATTCAAAACTCCAACATCGTTGTTCTCATGGCTTCATTACTCATACAATCCCACCTTAACTCACTATGGGGCGTCTTGTCAAATATTTCTCTGAAAAAATAAAAACTTTGAGATATAATTTTTGTAAAAAAGCATTCGTTTTCCAGTATTTTCTTTACAATAAAGTCTGTCGCCTCACGATTGCATGGGAGTGCCATTATTAAAATTCCTTGTCACCAATACGCACTAAGCACTTGCGCCAATCTCCAAAATCTTCAGCTTTCCCGTAGTGTTTTGTTTTGTATATTATGTCTCCATACCCAACCCAGCTATCAGCCCTTGCTATCGGTTTATCCTCCCAGAAAACTATTTCTCCGTCAGCATCTATTGATATCCATTCGCACCACCAACTTACATGAAAAACCTGACTCCAAGCTGTCACTTGGTTAGTTTTGGGATCGTACACTTTTGCAATCTTCATAATTAACCTCCTCAAATTCAATAATTAAAACAAAGGCTACACGAATGTAGCCTTGTTGTCAATCATTTTTTCGCCACTTTCCGTTCTTAATAGAAATAATTGCACGTTTGCCATTTGGATAGGTAATGATGTGTCCAAAGCTCCAGCTTCCACCTCCTTTTGCGTAAGATGTTTCTTCTGCAGACATACATGCGCCTGCTGTATAGACGCCATCTTTTATCGAAATTGAATGAGAATGACCCACATTGAACCTGCGACCTTGAAGCTGAAATGCTCGCACAGACCCTCTGGCTCCTGAATTTCCATTCGCGCCATGTTGTCCACACTCGATATCGCCACAAACAATGAACGACTCATCCTCACCCAAGAATCTTACGTCAATTAATTTCTCATTTATCGTCTTGCATGCATGCTCAAATACGGCAAACTTACCGCCGCCTTTAATAGCCTGATAAGAAGCGAGTTGCATCTCAAGAAAAAACTCTGCGTTCACTGGATCTGTTCGATAATCCTGTTCGGTTAACCATTTCTTAAGTGCCAAGTCATGGTTGCTCTGAACGACAATTATCTCTGAAAAGTCCCTTGTCATATCAAGCATAACATTAGATGTCATCTCAACTTCATCTCGAACACTTTCTGTCCCATCTATAAACATTTTATATCTAAAATAAGCATTCTTAATATTGTGGTGATTCCGATAATTCATATCAAATACATCGTGTAGAAACTGATGTCTAGGTTTTAGTGTGTCGAGCATCGAGTCGTTTGACCCCCAACTTACATTGGCAACTGTTTTGTTTAGGTTTGCAGCGTGAATATCTCCCCAATTAACAGCCTTAATGTGATCTAAAAACTCAGATCCATGAGGTGTATATTTTCTATCAAGGTCGTAAAACTCACCTGTATCTGACTCTGCGGAAAGCTGACGAGCAAACCAATCTCCATCTTCATCAACTTCAACGACCAATGCGCCAAAAATATGATGAAAAGATGCTATTTGCCCTGTTTTTCTTTGAATATAGTTTCTTTGCGTTATCGCTCCTGTAGTATAAAGAATCTTTGCATCCAAGTACTTTGGAGTAGGAACGCTCTCTAGCTGCACCTTTACATGAGGAATAATGCCGCATGACTGCTTTGTATAGCTATGAAAGCCAGTCATAGGATTCACTGCCGTTGGATTAATATCAAGCTCTCCACACCACATCAAATCATCAGCGATATCCATATCCTCATCAAGAATGTACTTTCTTATTTTTGGATCAAACCAACAATTATCATCTTGCTCATCGTGTTTTTGATAGGCGTTTTTATTATAATGAAAAGTACCGACTATGAGTTGTGCATCATTATCAATACAATATCCTTCGAGTGATTTTAGAAAATTGTCATGGACATACGTATTGTTTTGAGCAGAAGTAAAGACAAACTTACTTCCTGACAGTCGTCTTCTTTTTTTGTATGGCTCAGATATTGATCCAGAGGCTGTCGGTTTCTTTGATTCCCGATATTCTGCATACGTATCGCCTCTGAGAAAATCAGAAATTGTACTCTTACCACATCCAAAAACTGTTGCTATGTACCTGCTAGAACGACCCTCTTGCTCGGAGAGGCGTTCTATTTCTATTAGTTCGTCATTTGTAAATATTGCCAAGCGGATTACTCCCAATACATTAAAAGTACGTTGAAACCAAGAACACTTCTACTTTATTAATATCAATACCAAGTCTTTCTGATACATTAAGTCGCTCAGCGCCAGATTTTCTCAATATTTCAAGTGGATCAAACTCAGTTGCTCCCCACTCTACTGATTTGATTTCAATGCCGTATACCCTATCTTCATTATCTTGACTATCATAAGATACAGGGTAACCTATGCCAATATCTTCAGTATAATCATACATGTCAAAATCTTCTGGCACTTCCCATTCTACCTCCTTGTACTCGTTAACCTCTTTTTTCCATCCTAGATTTTCTGCCAAAACATCATACCCAACGCCAACCCATATTTCTGCTCCGCTTGCTGTACTCATATTCGCTCCTAAATTTAATGAACAGGCTCATTATTCACAATAGCATTTGCGTGTTTTTTCTTGAACATTAAATCAAGTTTTTCTTTTGATTCCTTAGAGTCAAAGAAAAGATCGTCACCCCTTTCAACCCTGTTCATTTCGTCACCTGTCAAAAAGTCACTATAAACATTATTGATAAACCTTGTATTTTCTTTGTTTGAAAAATCAACATAAGCCTTAATGTCAGACACCTTCCCTCCAATACCGTCAAATCCAGAATGCACCATGATAGAGGCATTTTCTCCAACATAGATATCAGTGCAATTAAGCAGTATTCCAGCTCCCGCACTATATGCCTTACCGTATAGTATTCCAACAACTGGGCATTGACAAGCCTTAATCGCATGTATGATTGAAATCATTCCATCGTAACTACCACCATCAGTATTAAAATAGATTGTAACTTCATCAGCGCGAGAGCATCCAGTCATTACCTCTATCATGGTTCTGTAATAAGAAGGTCTTTCAATATCTTCGTCTAAGTGAAATGAGTACCTGTTAATTTCAACAGGCTCATTATATGGCTCAAGTACTGCTCTATTATCTTCCATTTAGTTCTCCATTATTAATTAACACGCTAAATACTACCACTAATATTAAATTATTTTTTTAGTGATAATGGCTACGAAATTTCCTTCAGAAAACTTTAACATAGAAAATCCACCTGAATGAATAGTACAGTTCACAGTCTCGTTGCTTATCTTGGATAATGCATCCATAATAAACCTTGGATTAAATCCAATAGAAAAAGACTCTTTTGAATCGTTTGTCATTGGTATAACTTCAATAATTTCATCTTTACCTCCTAAAGAGTTGTTACCCTGAATCGTTGCATCAACTGTTCCGGTATCAGCTGTAATAACACACGTTGTTGCGTATGAATTTTCTGCTATTGCAATAATTCTCTTTAATGCGTTAACCATATTTTCTTTGCTAAAAGTTAACTTATTAGTGATGGTATTATCACTAGGTATCACCCTATCATATGGCACATATTTGCCATCAAAAAGCTGACAAACAAGCAAAAAGTCATCTCCTGCTACCACTAAATTCCTTCCATCAGTACCAACATTAGTTGCTGCAGCTAGTGATTTTGAAACAGACGATACGGATGAGTACGGAATTATCATGGAAAAAGATTCGCTACTGCTTGTTGGTAATTTGCAGGCTGATAATCTTGCTGTATTTGTGGCAACCACATCAACAGTTCCGTTTCCAGATATCATTGCTACGCCGTTTATCTCGTGCTTGGCATTATCTCGATCAGATGCATGAAAAACAGTATCGATACTTTCTGATAACTCCTTTGGATCATGATCAATAACAGTGAGCTCATCAATAGTCATGCTTGGATACGAACTAACATCAGACAATGATAGCGTGCTTCTGCTTTTACCACACGAGACCACAAGCTTACCGTCTTTTACAGTAAAAGTCACCATTTTTCCATCTGGAAGCATCTTTGAAAGGTTGTTGACCTTGTTGTAGTCAAACAGTATTTCCATTGAATCCTGCGCTGTACATTCCACTCTTACAGTCTTCTGTATAGCTTCATTGTAACCAGTAAAAGCCACAACTGAATCACTAACACATGCTAGCGTATTGGTGATGTATGTGTTGAAGTGCTTCTTGGGTATTATAGAAGATAAAGAAGAAAGTGCTGATCTTAGGTCTTCGACTTTGATTGTGAATTTCATTTAGACTCCTTAATTCTTTTTTCTGCGATATTGAATTCTTTTTCGAATTTTTCTATTCCAATGAACTTTCTATTGAGCTTTTTTGCAGCTACCCCAGTTGTGCTGTTAAAAGTTAAATTCATAAACCCTCTTTATCCATAAATAAAAATCATCTTCTGACATTGTGTGCTTGGCAAAGTTACAAAACTTACAGCAAGAAACAGAATTCTCATCTTCGTATCCTTTTTTGTTATCAACTCTGTCAATGCCGTTACATTTCAGAACATGGTCTGATAGCCTTTTCTGCTTAGGGCTTTCATTTAATCTATCCTCAACCTCCTTTGAGTGCTCAAGACCACAATATCTGCAAGGAGACTTCACTTTTAATGAGAAAGAATCAAAGCTAAGCTCGCCAATAAACCCCATCTTTCTATTTCTTCTTTTTAAGTGGCTATACTGAACCTTTAATAATGCTACCTCCCTATCTTCGTAAAGACCCCATTGGTTTCCTTTTTTAGCCAAAAACTCAGCCTTTAAGCACCCGCAACTGTTTGACTTTCCGCTAGACAAGTTATCAGAGACGACTATTTTTTCATTTCCGCAGTCGCATAAACAAAGCCATAGATGCTTATTTCTATGGTCTTTACCTGCATGAGATATCACAGTTAATCTTCCGTGCTTGTCATTAGTTCTGTCTTTAAATCTAGGCACTTTATACGTTCCTCAATCCTGTTAACTCCAATATTAAAATAAGTTTCATCCATTTCTATCCCGATAAACTTACGATTAAGATTGACACAAGCAACTCCAGTTGTAAATGAACCAGCCGTAAAATCCAAAACTACTTCACCCTCATTAGAATATGTTTTCATTAAATACTCCATTAGCGCAAGTGGTTTCTGCGTTGGAACAAGTTTCGATTTTTGCTTGTCGCTTTTAAACACCTGAACACTTCTTGGGTGCCTTTCATCGCTATCGTAATCCGGCTTCTTTGACTCGGCTCCGTAACAGGCGCTGTTATATGTTTTACCTGTTTTGCTTGTTTTTCTTTTGTGTCCCGTAGTTTTTTGTCCATTGTATGTAGGTGGCTTCTTGTAAAATACCAATATATTTTCATGTGCCTTCATCGGTGATCTTTTTACGTTCAAATGACCTGTTGCGCTTGTTTTCTCCCAAATCCATTCATACTTGAGCATAGGCAAGTTACTGCAGCCTAAGACTTTGTCAAATGGTGTTTGTCCAAATAGTAAAATAGCACCATTAGGCTTAATCACTCTTTTTAGTTGATCCCACATTAAATCCAAATCAATTATAGAATCCCACTTACATTGAGTTGTTCCAAATGGCGGATCGGCTAATACTAAATCTACACTTCCATCTGGTATTTCCTTCATTCTCTCTAAGCAGTCTCCATGCATTAGCCATACACCTTCATTCATTCAAACAACTCCATCTGAGAACTATCTTTTGGATTCAATGCATTTCCAATGTCATTATAATTACTTAAAGTTAAAGTTCTTATCGGTGTTGTTGTCGCTGAAACTCCAAATAGAGATAATACCTCTTCTTGTGTTTTTCCTTCCTGAAATAAACTAAGTGCCATACCAAGATCATATGAACTTAAGGTATCAAAAGTCGGACTCACAACACCAAGCATTCTAGCTCTTACATAAAGGGACTCCATTGTGCACTGTAATGCCTCGCATAACTCTTCTTTTGATGAAAGATAGAAAAATGTAGACAGAAGATCATCCTCTGATGACATCCATTTTGTTTTACTTTTAAATTCTATTGTTCTCTGAAATAGAGTTGATGCGACTAATTGCAGAACTGTAAATGAATATTTTTCGCATAATTCATCAGCTACTGATATTGCTTTGTGTTTATCTGTCATTTAATTCTCCAAACATAAAAAATCCCCGTTAACTAATTGTCAACAGGGATTATCTTACATTAAATATGCCTTGTCAAGCGCGGTCTTCTTCTAATTCATAAACTTTATTTATTCTTCCAACAAAATCAGACCTCATATTTGTATTTCCACTAAATGTATAGAAATCAACACCTTCCGTTGGGTGTTTTTGAAACAAACCAAAAGCATGACTAAGACCGCTTCTAATTCCTGTTGTTGTATATTTTTGAGATTCATCTCCCTCAAAGACTATTTTTGAATTGTTTCCTACTCGCTCCATAATAAGCCTTACAACCTCTTTGGGGAGCTGTTGTGCCTCACTAACAATGATAAGAGAATCGTCCAGACTATCTCCGAGCAAAAAGTTAGGAATTGAAAAGTGTATTCTTTTATTAAGGTCACACTTAACCTTATCTTTTGACATGAGTAACTCTAGAATTTTCTTGAAAGGTGCAAAGTGAGGTTCAAGCTTTTCTTTTGAATCTCCTGGTAAAAACCCTATCTTATCCAGCCCTACCTCAACTGGCGTTCTAATGATAACTATGTGCTTTGATACATCTGAAAGGTATTCTTTTACGTAATTATGAAGTATAGCTGCTGTTTTTCCAACTCCAGCCTTTCCGCTGACGAGCGTCATATCGCTCATGGAGATTATTTTTGATAGTTCTTTTTGTTCGTTTGACAGCTCCCATCTATCGATACCATTAGCATTATTGTAATTTTTGAGTTCAGTTACAGTTTTATCTTTGCTCGCATGTCTGGTCATAGTGATACCTGCTTTGAATGGTCTAACAATAATACCACATCCTTGTGGTTCGTTTACACTGAAAACGGAAATTTGATTGCTTCATGATGGTTATAATCAATTAATTCGAAGTCATCAAGCGTTACCCATGTTTCCAAGTCTTCTAATGTTTTTATTTTTTGATTAATCTTTAGTGTCGGAAGATCGTATGGCTCTCTCTCAAGTTGCTCATAAATGAACGGCAGCTGATCTTCATATATATGAGCATTCACTATATGATGAAATGCTTTAGCTGGTTTTAATCCCGTTATTTGTGCCATAATCATTAGTAGCCACCCCACTTGAATCTGATTGAAACCATGACCTAGAGGTAAGTCATCAGATCTCTGATAAGATGTAAGATACAATTTATCGCCAATGATGCTGAAAGTATGAGTATGCATGCATGGCCTCAAGCATCCTTTGTCGAAATCATCCGGCTTATAGAATGTAATTATTTCTCCTCGTGAATCAATTCCATTGCGTAAATCATCATAGACTTCTCTTATTAGATTTTTCCCCCCAAAATCACGAGCTATAGCGCCATAGATTTTGCCGAGATCATCTTTTCCTTTTCTATGAGGGTTGTTAAGCCACGCTTCGTTTTCATTAGCATTAGACCCCCATGTATTACAACCTATTCCCCTGAAATCAGCTGCACTGGTATAACCTCGAAGATAACCAAGCATCTCTGCAATAGCGGGTTTCCAATAGGATTTCTTTGTCGTGAGTACGGGCAACTTGTTTTCGGACAAATCATACTCGAAGCTAGCATTAATAACAGTTAAACATTTCTTTCCTGTTCGTTTGTTTTCAATCCATTCGCCAGTGTCGATTGTTCTTTGGATTAGATCTAGATATTGTTTACTCATCGCGTTCTCGCTTGTATCATATATTTAAATTCACCTATATCATCATAAGTCCTACAGCATATCTGAGTCATGTCAATATCAAGTATTACCACTGGATTGCTCAAATAATGGCATCCGAGCATGCTTTCTGCTGCACCCCTAATGTTTTGCTTAGATACAAACCAAATGGTAGATCCGTTCTCAAATTCGAACATGTTCATTCTATTACAAAAATCAAACCCAATGATTTGAGATATATCCATAACTTTTCTTTTTTCAACTGATATTGTTCGATCATTATCGCAAACAAAAAACACATCGCTTTTCGTTTCAGAAGCCGTCATTACTGCATCTAAAATATTTCTACCTGTCTTACCATGCGCCCTATCTCCATTTCCGCTACCATCAAGGTAGCCTCTTCTGTAATGGTAATTTGCAAACATTTCTTCTCTGTTCATTTTCTTCTCCCGTTTCATTTAACAATTCTATTGCTTTATTTTTATCAGATTTAGCAGAGGACACAATTCCGTTAATATCCTTGGCTGACATACTGTTGAATTTGACCTTATCTTTAATGTTTGGATAAAGTTTTTCAAAATATTCACTAACAACATCTTCATTAATTTTTGGAAGCTCTCGTATAACGTCAACTCTTCCCGTTCTATAAAGAGCCTCATCAATGGCACCTATATTGTTGGTTGTTAAAAATATTATGCATTCATTCAGGCTAACTATTCCATCTAAAGTGTTTAGTATCCCAGATAATGTTAAGAAACTAAATGTTTCAAAGTCATCTTTAGTGTCCGAGTCAGAATCAATTAGATCTCTATTTATTTTTCGTTTCTTTGTTGAGCTGGTACTATCAAAATCCTCTATGAGAACAATTGACTTTTTTGGAACTTTAGTTATGGCCTTGTAAAAACCATCATCGGAAAAGTCATTCAGATTTATCCTTGCTATAGATAAACTATAATCACTAGCGAGCGCTCGAATAAGCGATGTTTTTCCAGATCCAGGTACTCCATGCAGAAGATAAGTCATCTTATAGGGTAGATTTAATCGATGAAACTCTTCTTTGCTTTCCATGAAGAATTTAAATTCATTCTTAAATTTATCTTTTATGTCATTGTTTATAGCCAAAGAATCTAATCCCGCAGGACGCTGTGATGTTGTCTTTCTCCAACTATGATTATCCCAATCCAATATTGGTATCGTCCCATCGGCTCCGTAACCTGAGCTCATCTTTTCAAGGTGATCCACTATCGCATTAAAGAAAACCGGTTTCTTCCCAACACAATACAGGGTTACTCTTTCTTTTTGAAGTTCTGATCCACTACTATCTAATTGTTCTTTTACGGCAAGTATTAGGCTGAGATTATGTCGAATTAAGTGTGCGCCATATCCTATTCCCAATTTTGTTGAATTTGCCTGCTTATCTGAATCCCAGATAGTATTTAACGAGTAGGTTCTTATATTTCCTAAAGCTTTATTGTTCAAAAGAAATTGTTCTAACTCTATGTATTGTTCACGAGATGCATGCGTAGTATTATCATAAACCAAACTTATCGTAGAGAATCTTTTTACAAAATTAAATATTTTGCTTGGTAACGCTCTTGCGACATACAAACCGACTCCAGTACTTGCCATAACAAGAGCTCCGGCTACCATATCGTTACCTTGGCTTAAGGCATTTAGAAATGCTATGTAGCTTTCGATCATTTTATTCCTCCGCTATATAATTTAAATATTCTGCCAAATCATCAAGATCTACTACTCCGTCAATTACAGCACGCGACGAATCATCGCCATCAAAATATGGAGCATCCACACTAATTTCTTGTGATTTTAAGTCTAGATACGTAATTAAATCTCCAGCTACTATTTTCATTGGTTTTTCCTTAAAGCTTCTGCCCAGCTAGAAATCTCTCTTAGTCCGCTTGATATTTTGTTAGCAACCGTGCCACTTTCAGATACCAACCCCATATCTTCTGGTCTTGTATACGTTAAGCTTACTAGATCATCGGCTATTGCCTCAATTCTACCTATAGCCATTTTTTCTATATTGGTCATCCAACCTCTCCCAATTTAATTGCAGACAATCCTATCATAACTGCGTCACCTCTGCCATCGAAATATTTAATGCCGCCTTTGCATCTATTATTTTTTTGAACAAAAGAATCATATAGCGCAGGATACACTTTTGCAGCCACTATAGCACTTTGTTTTTTGTCAGACCCTATTAGGCCAACTGACTTTTTCCACTTCATTGGTGTTAGAAAAATCAGGTTCTTGGTTGCTAATCGTGAGATCATACACACCTCAGCGAACCGCCCTCCGAAAGAAAACGAACTCACTCCACCTTGACCACGGATAAATCCAACCTGCTCAATAATTGCTGCTTCTGGTTTGAAATCAATTATTTTCGAAATCAAGTCAAAAGCATCGATAACATTATTTTTTCCATGTTTTTCATAAATGAAGTCTTCGACACCGATTAGTTTCTTTCCGTCAAAGAACGCTATGGCACCGATAATCCCAGCGTCTATCGATATGAATTTACTCATTATTCAAACCTCTTCTATATCCTCCAACTAAGTTTTCATATGAGATTCTTGCGCAGGCTGCATCGAGGAGTGTCTTGTGTCTTCCAAGATATTTATATGTTCCATCAACCTTTATTGATGCCTCCCAGCTATTACACTTTTTTCTATGGTAAACTCCATTTATCTTCACACCATTAACTGGCGCTGAGCGGTTTAATGAATTCTGTTTTGCAGAAACTTCTCTTAAATTAGAAAGCTTGTTATTCAAACCGTTACCATCAATATGGTCAATTATTTTAGGGTTGACACCGTACTTAGAAAGCCATATTAGTCTATGTGCAAAATAGTTTTTACCGTAAATTCTTATTCTGCAATAGCATAGACCTCCTATTGTATTCTCATTATGCACAGACCCTGCAAACTCACCAGCGTGTCTTACTAGCCATGACCCATAACTTCCTTGGGTCTTAAAGTGACTCCTAGGTCTGTTTTTATTATGATATATCATTCCTGTTTCATAATCGAAAATAAACGCATCGAGTAAAAATTTCTGGTCTACTGTTATTAACTTGATAATCTTAACTCCTTCAAAAGATTTCTTTTGTCGCTTATAGCTATCTCAAGTTTTTTGATTCCTGAAACTGTTTGCATAACATCAGACTTTCCAATACGAACCTTTCTTCCTGTGCAGAAATATGATTCTGCCATTTCTTTTGATCTATCCATAACTCTTTCCTCATGTGTGCTCAGGATAATACACAAGAAATAATGTTAGTCAAGCGGTTTAATAAAAAGAATAAAAATGAATTAAAAGTATAAAAAATTCTTTTTATCGAACACTGTTCGAACCCAGTGGTAGTAGTAATAGTAGTAATTTAATAGTAATAAATGATTAAATAGTATAGTTCTATAGTCTCTTCTCTGTCAGTTAGAGGATATACTTATACTTTCCCTATATCTCCCTACTTCCTCCTTTTTATTCTTTTTATTGACTTTTCTGATTAAGGGTATATAATACGTGGCCTACAAGAGATTAATTGAGGAAAATTTAAATGAAGAATAATCCAGTTGCAAAATTCGCAGGGATAAACCAAGGCGGGTTTCACACAAAAAAGAATAAGCCAGATGATTCTTATGAAGAAGAGTTATATGTATGCGATGAGTGTCAGACATATGATGATTCCGAAGGTGAGTGCCTTTTTTGTGGGTCGCTGGAAAAAACTAAAATTAATTAGCATTTGCGTTTGACACATGAAAACAAGTGTGTATTATGGCAACCAATGAAAGATTAGGAGAAGGAAATGAAAACCAGAATAGTTAGCGCATTCCCAGCAACAGGCAAAACATATCTATCAGGCAAAGGATATGAAGGTCTGGTTATTAGCGATAGCGATTCGAGTAGCTTTAGTTGGCTATATGACAGTAATGGGCAACAAACAAGTGTAAGAAACCCAAGATTTCCCGCTAACTATATTGAGCATATTAAAAGCTTAATCGGAGCTGTAGATATTATTTTTGTTAGCAGTCATTTTGATGTACAAAATGCTCTTAGTGAGTCTGGTTTATGTTGGTCAATAGTTATTCCTGATAGATCACTGAGAGATGAGTGGATTGGTCGATGCTATGTTCGCGGGAATACAGAAAGCTTTATTAGGGCGATGATAAACAATTGGGATAACTGGACTTATTTAGATCTAAATCTAAATGTTAATGCTAAATGCATACTTAGCTCTGGTGAATTCATAGAAGATAGGATGTATTTTTTGGAAACAATAGCTGCCAATTAATTATAAAAGAACTTAAAGGAGAAAAAAATGAAAGCAAGCGAATTGATTGAGAGGCTACAAAACATCGTGAACAAAGAAGGTGACTCTGATATTTTAGTTTGGGCGGATCATGGTCAGGAATCAATGTATGCTGACCATGCAACTGTTGTGTATACTTTAGAACCGGATGAACGTATGATTGAAGTACATACACTGGAAGATTTGGACGACGAAGATTCGTCTGAATACAAAAAACATGGAACCAAACTTATTGAGATATCTTGATGACTAACTACTACACAGGAGTAGGCTCAAGAGCAGCTCCAAATAACATCCTAGAAGAAATGCAAGTCATTGGAAAAATAATGGCTGACAAAAATTTCATTCTTCGATCAGGTGGAGCGGTAGGATCAGATTCAGCATTTGAAGCTGGATGCATGGATTCAGAAAATGATTTTAGAGAGATATTTATCCCATGGAATACATATAACGGGTACGAAAGAAGCCTGCATAATATTATTCCTAATGACGGATTGGATATCAGAAAGGCAATTGCTATAACTAAAAGTGTGCATCCGTTTTGGGATGTCATCGACACTCCTGCAAAAATATTGCATACAAGAAATGTATTTCAGGTGTTAGGGAAAGATTTATGTAGTCCGTCAATGTGCGTTATTTGCTGGTCAGAGGTTAATGATAATCCGTATTCAAGAGGAGGAACATCGACTGCGATTGCAATAGCTGAGCGTAGCGATATTCCAGTATTCAATCTTTATCTTAATGAAGATCGATTGAAACTCAATGAAATTATAGAGGTAATTTAGTGTTATTTAATCCAGATACAATGTACGAATGGATATTAGATTTTGCAGAAGAAAACTTTAACATTATGCCTATCCGATCTGTGAGTGATGGCGAATGTTCTTGTGGACATCCAGAATGTCAAAATCAATATAAGCATCCTAAAATATCAGGTTGGACAAAAAAACCAGTTCAGCCAGCAAATGAAATACAAGCACTGATAGACAATAAAGTCTTTGCTCAGTCATATGGTATTGTGCTATCTGATACAGATTTTGTTGTTGATTTTGACCCAAGAAATAATGAGAATGCAATAGAAGATTTAAACGCAGCCGTTGGTTTTGACATTGAGAGTGAGTGTGAATTCATTGTGACTACAGGTAGTGGTGGAAAGCATTTCTATTTCAAGAAGCCATCTGACGTAAAAATCTCAAAGAACATAAGAGAGCTAAAAGGCATTGATTTTCTGTCAAAAGGAAGTTTTGTTGTCGGATGCGGATCAATGCATAAAAGTGGATTTGAATATGAGATAACTGCTGCTAAAAAATCTTCAATAGATAGAATAGGCGAAGCTCCAGAGCGACTTATAGCTTATGTTGAAAAAACCGAAGTGGTACAGGAGTCATCGTATGAAGCAGGATCATCCGATATAGACGAACTCAAGAGCGCTTTAATGTCAATTCCAAATGACGAAACAGTTGATTATGATTTTTGGCTAAGTATCGGTATGGCATTATCATTTGAAACTGGCTCGTCAGATAATGGATTTGCCCTATGGGATGAGTGGAGTGGAAAATCTTCAAAACATGATTATGCACAAATGTCAATGAAATGGGATTCATTCTCAAGCACATCAAATATTCCGAAACCATTCACTGCAGGAACTATTTTCAAATTTGCGTTTGACAATGGTTGGGAACAAGATTATGGTGCAGATATTGATTTGTCAGAATTTGTAAGAAGATTTGAGGAAAGTAAACATGATAAGTTTGTTATAAAGAAAGAAGATGATTCTACATTAGAATTAAATGACACTCCTATTGACCTGCAAAACATCTCTGGAGTTATGGGTCAAATTGTGAAATATACTCTAAATACAGCGAAATATCCACTGTATATGCCATCAATTAATGGAGCTCTTGCGCTATGTTCTACAATACTTGGTCGTGATTTTGTGAGTGATTTTGACAATTACACATCACTATATGTGATGTCTGTAGCCGAGACAGGGACAGGAAAAGAACACCCATTTAAGGTGATCTCGAAAATTATGTATTCTGCCAATCAAGCACAGCTAATTAAAGGCGAGGTTACAGGCAAGAGTGCGATTGTTACTGAGCTCTATAGCAACCCAAGAGCATTGTTCTATAAGGATGAAATGGCACACTGGATGCAAATTGTTGGATCAAAGAATGCCAGTGAAAATAAGCTGTCAGAAGTAAAGTCTTGGATGGAGTTATTTAGCAAGCAGGATTCTACGTATTCTTCTGACTCATTTACAAATCTAAGTGAAATTCTTAAGGGTAAGGCAGAAGATATTGGTGAAAATTCAATAACGATATTAAAACCATCAGTGACATTAAAGGGAGCTACAACACCACAAAAACTTTCTGAAGCAATGACTAGGATGATGATTAGCGATGGATTCCTTAATCGATTCATTATCATGTTTGCCCAAGAGGGTGATCAAAAGATGAGCAAGAACAGGCTGTCAAGCCCAGTGCCTCAAGAGGTTTTATCGTGGATAGAGACTATTGAAAGAAGAGTTTTACATCATAACAAGAGTGGAGGAGGCCAAGGTAGGAACGTGTACTCTAGACCATTGAATCCGATTGAAATTCCGTTTAACGAAGAATCGTATGAACTTCTCGATCAGTATGAGGATAATATTCTTAAGCGTAAAAAAGAATTAAGAAAAGATGGCTTGGAGCTAATGATTGTTCGTAACCGCGAAAAAGCAATGAGAATATCCTTGATTATGGAATTATCAAGAGATCCTTATGCGACAGAAATAACAGAGCATAGTGTTAGATTTGCAGTGATGTTGGTAGATTTTTGTTTTGAGCAATTAATAGAGTACATTCAGTTTGAAATGGTAGAGAACAGTACGGACAAGAGATACAAAGAAGCTTATGAGGCAATCGAGAGGTATGAGGAAAAAGGTGTCCTAAATAAAGACTTGATGATGAGATCGCCATTCAAATCAGTGAACAGTAAAGACAGGTCTGAAATGATTCATTATCTGATAAATGAAAGTTGTCAGGTGAGAATGAAGCCAGAAGGAGAAGGTAGAGGGAGAAAGGCTTACAGGTATTTTGCGAGTAAATATGTGGAGGATGAAGAATGAAAAAGCTATATGAGTTTTACCATGAAGAAGGAGATTACGTAGACTTTGAAGGTATGTTTATAGCTGAAGAAAAAGACATAGAAGCACTCTATGGAAAAAGTATCTATATCGGTGAGGAGTCTCAGTTTGAGATTGAGATAGATTCTTCTGATTTTGTGGTTAAGTCAGATGATCAAGAGTTTATAGATAAGGTTAGTGAGTTGCTAGGAATAAATATCTCAGGTGAAAATCCTGTAGATATTTACAATAAACAATATAATCTAGGAGTAGTTAAATGATCGATAAAAAAGAAATCATTGAAGATTTCTGTAATCATCAAAGTCAACAATTCGAATGGGATTGGAGTGAGATGGATGATTTTTTAGAAGAGTACGACGATGATGCAGATGAAGTTTTTGAGTTAATTAGTGGAACAAGTTTCATTATGATCACAAAAGAAGAGTACGATAAATTAACAGGAGAAAAGTAGTGTATAATCCCACGTTCAATAAAAGAGAGAGTAAGATTTATGAGTTTTGATTTTGGTAATGTAGCCATTGGTAAAAGAGATCATAAGAAGATTATTTTTCTTTATGGTGTCCCAGGAATTGGAAAAACAACATCTTGCGCAAACCTGCCGAACACGTTCTTTATTCCGGTAGAAGATGGTACTGCAGAGCTTGAGACTGCACAGCAATACGTCTTTGAAGATGGTCGAGTTAAGCTTAAGACCTATGACGAGGTAGTCGGTGTTTTGACCATGATTTATAATCAAGGTGCTGCATCTGGCATTGAGAACTTGGTCATCGATAGTGTTAGCGCATTAGAGCCACTGATTCATGACGTTGTGTGTAAGAAAGGCGATGAAAAAGGTGTGGCAAAAGATAATATCGAAGACTTTGGCTATGGAGGAGGTTATAAGCGATCTCTGAAAGTTTGGGGAGAGTTTTTCGAGTTAATTGAGTTTATCCGATCAGAACTTAAAATCAATGTTTGGCTTATTGGTCATTCACAGGTAAAAACTGTTAATGATCCAGAGAACGAGCCTTATGATCGCTATATTCCAGAGCTTCATAAAGATGCTGTTGGATTTTTGCAAAAGAATTGCGATGCATTACTTTTTGCTAAGTACAAGAAGTTTATCCGAAAAGTAAAAGGAGGAATGGATAAAGACGGTATTGCAAAAGCAGTTGGAACAGGTGAGCGAGTCATTCATACGACAGAGCGACCATCTTTCCTTGCGAAGAACAGATCGCAAAAAGGTCTGCCTGATGAGATGCCTCTTGATCTTAATGCGCTTTTGGCAGCATGGTAAAGAAAAAGAACAAAATAATTTTTTAATAAGCAATAGGAAGATAAAATATGACAGTTAATTTAGGTGATTTCGCAAACTTTGATAATATTGATCAAGAAATGCAGGAAGGCGGTGATTTTGGTGCGATGGAAGCGCATGAGAATACCTTTCTTGTTGCAAGCTCTGAGTCGAAGCAGGGAAATGAAAGTTCTATTTATGTTGAGGTTGTACTCGACGTTGTAGGCGAAAAATACAATGGTCGCAAGATCTGGATGAACTACTACCTTGTCAAAAAAGACGGAACAGAGAATAAGGTTGCTCGCTCAGAATATGGACGTCTATGCAACGCATGTGGCGTAACAGATCCAAAAGCGATGCTAGACCCAAAAAATCTGCTTAGCAAAATGATCTCCGGTACGGTCAAGGTAGTTAAGAGTCAAGGCTACGAAGACAAAAACGAGGTTAAAAACCCCAAGGCGATTGGTGGTACTGCAGCTCCTGCTCAAGGTGCGGTGGGGAATTCTCCTGCTCAACAGGGCGCTAATCCGTTTCAAAATAAAAGTTAGCTAACTGGTAACGATTTTGATGATTTCGATTCGGACGAAATTCCCTTCTGATGGGTAATATAAAGGCCTCTAAGTGAGGCCTTTTTTTCTAGGAGAATATATGAAGTTATGCAGGACATGCAACAAAGAAAAAGAATCATTAATGTTTGGCAAGAGATCAGCTAGTCCAGATGGTCTTTCTCCAAAATGCAAAGAGTGCCAGAGTACATATGACAAGTCAAGGGCAATGAATCCGAAAAGGGTTGTTGCTAGGAAGGAATACAGCAAGACAAAAGAAGGAAAGGCGTCTGGCGCTAAGTGCAAGCAAAAATGGATTAAAAATAATCCATTAAAAAGAAATGCTCAAATAATAGTGGGTAATGCAGTGAGAGACGGTAAGTTAGAGAAAAAACCATGTGAAATTTGCGGAAATACCCATAGAACTAATGCCCACCATGATGACTATTCAGATCCACTTTCTGTGCGATGGTTATGTAGCAAACACCATATAGAGTGGCACTCCAAAAACGGAGAAGGACTAAATGGAGAAACTGTATGAATCCTACAATTCACAACATAATTGTTATCACAGAAACAGACCCATGCACAAGAGTTCTAGCCATAAAATACAGAGATCAGGTGGATTTGCAGATATCTGATTTAAGCACTGTTGGGTTAGACTTTTCTAACGTAATGAGTATGTCCTCAGGTTTCGCTGATGAGCTTTTTGGTATTCTTGCATTTAGAATGGGCTTAATTGAAACGACTCAAAGAGTAAAGGTTATTCATGCAAAAGGAAGAATACTTGTAAATATATCTGAAGCTTTAATGGGTAGGCTTTCAAAATCTTAGGAAAAAACAAATGAAGCATCAAAAAATATTAGATAGATTATTTAAATCTATGGAAGAGGAAGCTAATAAGGATAATACCCAAAGAACTTATTTAGGTATGTCATCTTTCGGGGGATGTGATCGCAAACAGTGGCTATCCTTTAGGCACGCATATACGCCATTTATTAACTATCAGTCAGCTAGTCATTTTTTTGACGGCCATAAAACAGAAAAAACCATAGGTGACAGATTTTTGGCGGCTGGTTTTGATTTCAAGCCAGTAGATGAGGACGGTAATCAGTTTACGTTTATTGATGGTTTCACTCGCGGACACTCAGACGGCGAGTTTGTGTGGGATGGTGAAAAGTACGTCTGGGAAATGAAATCAACAGACAAGCAAAAAAGAGACAAGCTTGAAAAGTTAATTGCGAAAGACGAGCATTCAGCACTTGAGAAGTGGTCTCCTTTATATTACAATCAATCACAGTTCTACATGGGCTATAGTGGCATTCATAAGCATATACTATTCGCTTCAGCTCATGGAGGGCGCGAAAGGAAAAACTCTAAAGGTGACTATAGAACCATTGTCGTTGAAACACTGTTCGATGAGGTTAAATTCAAGGAACTCCAAGAAAAAGCAAAAAACATTATCGCTACAGACAAAATGCCAGAAGCATCTTGGGCACTCGCCGTTTCGAAGCCGCTTTGCATTTGGGGAAGTGAATCCTATCAAAGCTGTGAAGCATACAAGTTCTGTACTGGTAAAGATATATCTGAGCCTGATTGTTTTAATTGTAGTTATATAACTTTTCTTGAAACAGGAATGGGTCATTGTTTTTTGAGCAAAAAAGAAATTAAACCATATGACATGCAAGGATTCAAACCTTGTCATAAATATCATCCCAGCTTAATCGTAGGTTATGACTTGATTTGCCAGAATGAAGATGGTAGTGTATTGTATAGAAAGGATAATGGAGAAGAAATTACTAATTGTGATTCTCGTGACTTTAGAAAAGAATTTATACTCAAGAATAATCAACAGGAGAAATAAATGAGCGAAGAAAGAGTCAATTTAACCTGTATCCTCGGTGCAGAGATAGAAAGAATAGATGGGCTGTTCATAGGATCAGACAGAGTAGCTATTTTTATGAAGAATGGTTCGGAGTATATTATTTTTCATCATCAGCATTGTTGCGAAACATCTCTAGTAAAAGATTTTAACTGTAGTGAGGTATTTGAAGATGGAAATATCATAACTGGTATTAACTTTAAACACCTTGAAGGAGATGCCGATTGGAGCGATGACGATGACGATGACGAATATTTTTATTGGGACAGCAATAAATCAAGCTGTGAGCAATTTGGATCACATAAAAAAGTTCGTCAGATTAATAATACAGTATATGAGATATATACATCATGCGGAGACATTGTCATAGAGTGGGAAGGAAAGAGTAATGGGTTATTCCACACATTTACAAATCTTCATTATTTGTCGAAGTGAATTAGGAAAAATATATGAGCGACATGGAATTAAATAAAGGCACGTTAATACCTATCAAAGATGCGGAAGAATATTTCGAAAAGAAGTTCGAGGGATCAAGACTACCTTCATGGCATAAGACATACACTAGTTGGGCGAGAGATGAGATTGATAATATCGAAGTCATCAACGGTATCGCATACACAATTGAAATAGAGGAATTTAACGGAGACGAGTTCGGCTTTGCTATTGTAGATAAAAATAATGATGGGTCTATTTCTTTTTTCACATATCACTATAATGGCGGAGGTAGTTTAGCTGAAGTTATTGGCGATAAGCTTGAGGGAATGGAGGAATAATGGCATACAAGCCACATTATTATCAACAAGAAGCAGTTGACGCTACGATTGACTATCTATTTTCCACGGATAAAAACCCGTTAATTAAAGCTCCGACAGGAAGTGGCAAGAGCTTAATTATAGCTGAGCTTGCAAAAAGGATACATGACATATCTTCTGGATTTCAGCAGATTGTCTTGACAGATATTACCAAATTAATTTTACAAAACAATTTAGCTATGCTAGAACAGTGGCCAAGCGCTAAGACTACAGTATTTTCTGCGTCATATAAATCAAAAGACCACACAGGAGATATTGTCTTCGCTGGCATACAATCGGTATACAGGAAAGCAAGTTTATTCGAAAATGTATCAGTGGTTTATGTTGATGAGGCCCATAGGGTTTCCTTAAAAAAAGATTCGATGTATTACATATTTTTCGAGAATTTAAAGAAAAAAAATCCTCATGTTCGAATTGTAACTTTAAGCGCTAGTCCTTGGAAGATGGAAAGCGGAACATTGGAAGGGAGTTGGCTTGTTGATGATATTGTTTACGAAATATCAATGACAACTTTATTTGATGAAGGCTTCCTTTGTCCATTAATTACTCCAGAGGTTAGTTTATCTGCAAATACGTCATCTATAAAGCTGAACGCTAATGGAGAGTTTAATGACGAAGCAATGCAGCAGGTAATGGACGATGATTACCTCATTGAAGCTGCACTTGATGATGCAATGAAGTATGCTTCTGACCGAAAAAGCATTCTTGTTTTTGCTTGTGGAGTTGAGCATGCATACAAGATTAAGGCAGCTCTTGCTGAGAGGGGTGAGATTTCAGAAGTAATTACAGGTGATACGGAGCTAGATGATAGAACTGGATTTATAGAGCGCTTCGAAGATTTTTCATTAAGATGGTTGATAAGTATTAATACTTTAACAACTGGCTTCGATGTGAAGTCAATTGACTGTGGGATTGTGCTTCGCGCAACTCAGTCATCGGCTTTATGGCTTCAGATAATTGGAAGACTTCTTCGTACTCATTTTTCAAAAATAAACGCCATGGTGCTTGATTATGGAGAAAATATTTCTAGGTTCAGAGATATTACAAAATTGGGCCCACCTCCAACAAAAGAGGCTCAAAAGCAAGCAAAGAGAACGCCATTTAAGAAGTGTGGATGTTGTGACAAGCTAGTAAAATACCTCGCATCCGAGTGTCCGTTTTGCTTTACTAAATTCGGAGGAGATATAGCGCCAAATCACGGTGTTGAAGCATCAACAGATGATATTATTGAAGGCGCATCACCGATAAAAGATATCAAGGTGCTCAACGTCACCGTTGATAATCACCATTCAAGAGTGAGCAAAAAGAACTCTCTACGTGTCACTTATCATTGTGGCATAGAGAAGATTCATGAGTACTTTCATTTTGAAGGAAATCCTCATAGAAGATCAGATGCGTGCAGATGGTGGGCTGAAGTATCATCGGATGATCTTATTGATCATTGCCCTAAGTCGTTATTGACAGCGATAGCAGAACTTAAAGCTCATGGGTATAAGAAAGCTACATCTTTGACGGTTGATTACACTGGAGTAAAGATAACGAGCGGAGGGAATTACATGGGGCATAAGGTGTTGACAAGAGAGTATTGACAAGTGTTTTTGTTTGTGATTAAATATTACCGTGCAATAACGCACATAGAAGAAGGAAGTAGATATGTTTGTTATAAAGATAGAAAGAAAGAGAGGAATAATGATTGACGAGGTTAAAGACGGAGGTATAAATATTACCGCAAAGGGTCATATTGATTTTAAGCCACTAGCTGAAGCACTTAATATTAGTGCGCACGATGATGTTCAGGCGATAGTTCAGTATGAGCATCATGGCGAAGGCATGCAGAGAAGAATAGATCACACTGTATTCAAAGATGAAAAAGTCTATATCATGAATGAGTCTGGGAAAACGATAGATACATTTAAGTATTGACAAAAAAATGCCCACATAATAGTGGGCATAATTTTTTAAGAAAGTGCCCTACAATAATCTACAGCGCCTTGTGGCCCGCCAATCTTCATTAGATATTTTCGACTAGGCTCTTCGCATAGTTCTGTTAGATTTACTATTTTTGCAACCCAATCTTCATCGACCCAAAATTTGATCCTTTCAATTGCTTCGTCATGGCTTTTTCCTGCGAGACCGAGTTTAATAATTTTATACGCGGGTTCATATTTCATTTCATACAATTGATCGCTTATTTCGCCAATCTGATCGGTAAGACTAGATACTTGGATAACAAGCTGTGACACCTCAATTGCATTTGTTTCTGCTGTTTCTTGTGTGGTTTGAAATCCAGACCAATAAACAATTACTGCAAAAATAATACTGGCTGGAGTAGTTGCTTTATGCTGAAAAATACCTTGAAAAAAGGCTGTTAAAGACTGCATGTTTATTTCCTTGAATGTTAAGAGTTATTTATGCGTATTATATCACTTTCTGTGATAATAGAATTATAACAAGTTGAAATCCAGTTCCATGATTTCTGTCCCCATAATTGAAATTCGACCATTGTCATGCCACCAACTTTGCCATTAATTGTTGGCTTTGGACACAAAAGAAGTGGCATCTCATATTGTATCTTAGTTACATATACGGGCCTACTGATCATCTCCGGTTCCGACACTACTAATACTTGCTTCTCCGGCTTCAAAATCCACCCAAGCGGGAACGACACAGCTATCGCTATAATCAATATGGCTAAGTCTTTCTTCGAGATCTTTGATAATGCTCTCTTGGAGACGTTCAGAATCTTGCCACCTGTCGAACTTGTTAATAGCGAACTCAAGATCTTTGTTGCAGGACTCGCTAGCACTTTCCATATCAGTAATAATATATTCATATTCTTCATTTGCCTTTATAGCGATAATGTATGCGTTGTAATTTTTTTCTGCGGCAATTGTTATTATTTTGTTGTCTTCTTTTACATTTTGTATTTTATTATGCTGAAAAAAGTTTCCAAGCAATGAGAGGATGATTGTTATTGACAGTATGATTTCCATTACGCATCCTCTTTATGCTTTCTAGCAGAATGATCACTATATGTCTCACCTGAGATAAATACAGCAATAATAGTGATCAATGATGGCACAATGACCATAAGAAGGCCTGATGCCTGTGGTGGAAGATCAGGTAAAAATAATGTCCTAAGCACTACCATTGAAATTAGTACCATAGTCCAAATAGCTATTAATCTTCTATTTTTTCTGGTTGGAAGACTCATGTTCTGTTCTTCGCCCAGCCGAACATATATTTTTCGTCTTTCTCTCTGCGCTCACATAGATCGACATAAAACGCACCTTGAAGGCAATTAAGCATCTTGTGCAATACTTCTTCGCCTCCATCGTTGAAGCGTTTTCTAGCATAAGATTGTAGCGTTACTATTGTCGCATTGCCGATGTCTCCATCTACAAGTATATCGTTATAATACTCTTGTCTGTTATTGAATACATTTAAGTTTCTTTGCAATATTTTTGATGCACGGTTGACGCCAAGGTTCACTGCTGTATCGAAAACTTCATTAGCAATAAGGGTGGAGATAGCTGTTAAGTCATCACCTCTTATAGAGTTCCAATACATATCAATATAGATTTTTGTTGCATCTGACTTTGTTAAATTCTTAATGTCAATGTTCGGGTGTGATTTTTTTGCTATACCGTATTTGGTTTCGCCTCCACTGTCATTTTTGTCGTTACTGTATCCGCCTTCTATGCGGATGATTTCTTTTATTGTGTTGTCTCTAAAATTAGTCATACGATTGCGTCTCTTGCTTGTTGTCTCTTTTCTAATATATCATTAGGAATTGGCTTGCTAGCTTCTGTTCGTCTGGTTATATACCAATCAGTATCGTCTAAATACTTCTTTGCGTCAGCATTTACTTTCTCTTGCGCTTGCTGGTCAAGTTCATCTTTAGTGAATTCTGGTTCAGGTGTATTTCCTGCTTCAATCCATTCTTTTACTTCTGGATAAAAGCTAGATCCTTTCTTTATACCAAAGTGTTCTCGACCACAAATAACAGCGGAGAAATCATCACCTCTAATTTTTACGCTGTTAATAATCATGTTATTAACCTCGCGTCTATGTCAATAAATGCACTAGCGCTTATGGCTCGAACCATACACCCGTTTCCGGCTACACCAAACGGATTGTGTCCGCCTGCTAGATTTGCTCGACTTCGTGATGCGTTCGAGGTGGTTAAACTGGTTATGTTTGCAATTGCGCCAGCGGTTATCATCGTAAAATTAGATACAGCACTGCTGCTTATTACTACCGAATCAATTCTTTTTTCTCGGTAAAATAATATTGAATTTAAAGCTATAGTAGTATCCTGATACCCTACAGAAAAACGATATCCAGCAGCATCAGCCCTTATCCTTTCAAAATGACGGAAACATTCATACTCATCATTACCAATACTTACCTCTCTATATTCTGTTGGTACTGACGCTCTTTCCAATTTCTTTTTCTTTAATGTGCCTTCATCAAATTCAACTGACATTACAGTGGATGCTGTTTGAGCATTTATTACTAATGGGCTAACCACAAATGTTCCTAATGGAATTAATGAATCAACACCGGCTCGCGCCTTTGCGGTTCCTTCCCATGACAAAACATAAGTGCCGCCCTCTACTTCTTTGGACTCAATTTCATTGATTAAAGACTTGCCGGCCAAAATAGTTATTTCAGTAGTGCTGGCTAATTGTGTGAATGTATAGTCTCCACCTGATGAACCAGCCTTGTTCATATCATGACCGTATTCACCAGCAGCTAAAGTTGCACTCGATACATACTCTTCCTGATTAATCCTAAAGCCTGCATTGATTAATAAATTCTTTCGACCAATACCAGTAAAGTTTGAAATGTCATCGCCAACTTTTGTTAAATCACCAACTGTGTTTCCAGAAACAGCTGGAGTTATTTGTCCATCAAGTTGAGCCAATGTTCCACTTGTAATAAAAAACCGATTATTCGCAAGGTCGTATTGAATCTCAAGTTCATCTCCACCAGCAAAATAACTCGCTGTAATTGCTGTGCCATCTTTTTTGACTAATGCTACGACAGCTCCAGAACCAACTTTTATAGTCGATCCACCAGTTGGTGTATTGGTTACCATAAACCGAAATTGGTCGCCGTCATTGTATGCGGTAACAGCTGCATTTGTATAGTCGACCGTTAGGACGTAAGCATCTGCAATACCTGAATCTGTGCAATAAGGTGTGTTTGATAAGCGTTCTGCGCTTGCAAGTGAAGCAGTTCCCAGATCACCTTGGACAATTTCACTCTTCGCCGTCTCATTATAAATACCAGCGGTCTCTACATCAGTACTAAATAATTGTCCGTTACCATTTGGGAAAAAATCTCGATGAATGACGTATGCTATATCTACTTCTGTTGCATCGCCATATGGTGCTGTTAAGGTCAATTCTGTATCGGATACAATGCCTCCGACAGTGTAGACAATAGGTAGTGCGTTACCTGCTTTTATATAGAAGTCGCCTATAGAGACTTCAGTGAGCCACAAAGTTCCATTACCAAGAACAGTAGCAGAGGCATTTGTTGGGGAAGACAAACCCGTTTTCGTTTGTGACATGGAGAGACCTGAGAAAAATAAAGTGTTCTCTATTGTATCACAAATTATTTTATCGGTAGTTTTAGTACCAGCATGAATGCATCGCCCATAACTATTACATGTACATTGTCTGTTAGGGTTATGTCCATGGCTATAAGAGGGGATAAATCTGATTCATTGCATGTATTGATTTCAGGGGGTAATTCGGGGGCGCTGACGCCTGTCAGTGTTGGAGGTGTTTTGTTCTTATCAATTCGGACTGGCGATGATTTATTAGATGCAAAAATGCATTCAGAGCTATAACCAGACACCACTCCACCCATAAAGCTTATTTTGTCATTATAGGAAAACTTTCTTGCAACATAATATGATCTAACGTCATAGCTGTTCTGATAGGTTCCGAATTCAGCGTGTTTGGTTGATATACCTATAAGATAGTTACTTTCATTTAGCCCAGAAGAAAACAAGTGAAAGCTATAAAACCCTAGATTTAGTTCTGCAGCATTTAAGTTAAAGCTTAGTAACATTAAAAAAATGATTGATTTCATATGTTTCTCCTTGATTAGCTGACTACAATGCTAGCATAATAAAGCATTGTAGTCAAATGTTTTCATGCATCTTGTTCTATAAATATATCGGACAGTATAGTGGATCTTGAGACAACTCCTTGCGCGATACTTCTATGTATCTGATGAGTCCATATCTCAAAGACGCTACCTGTGGCAGGAGTTGAGATTACTTGTGATGTACCAACAATAACGCCAAACTCATCTATAACTGTAACTAAGCACCGCCCTTCAAGGCCAAAGTACTCAACCTCAAAAATTGACTTATTTGTTGTAACAGTAATTCCAGTTGTAGCTATTCGCCTAGTGTTACCCTCTTGGTAGTATGCAAAAGCAACGTTCCCTTCAAGCTTGAAGCCCCAATTTCTGTCAAATGACCCAGTAGTGTCTATTAATATATTTTTACTGCCAGCTAATACATACACAGTACCGTTGGTGCTTGCAGAACCAGTCATTCCAACTTTAAGTCTTCCATTCTTTTCCATGTTTATTTTTTGCCCAGTAAGGGATACTCCTGTTCGACCGACTACAGTGTGAGTCCACTCATCAAGAGCGCTACTAGGAACGGTGATTATAAGTCCCTGCTGCTGATTGAAAGAAAATGTTGCACCAGCTGATTTTTGAATTACGTCTACCCCAACCATATTGTCATACCAAATAAGCTGATCTGTATTGAATGACCGAACACCCCTTAAAACAGACTCCTTTCCAGTTACAATATTAGTGCCGTCAAACTGAACAAATTTATTACCATTACCCACATGAAACTTAGGAATCCCACCAAACACGCCAAGCTGATATCCGTCATCTCCAAAGGAAGCTCCCTCCACATTAGACACCAGTCCGCCAACAAAAGTAGAGGCAGTAACAGTTCCACTAAAGGCAGCGTCACCAGCGCTGTCCACCCAAAACGGAGCAGTGTTGCCATCCCACGTATGAAATACTAGCGTACCATTACCGAATCCAGCTCGATCAACTGCTCCCATAACAGAGATAAAGTTATCGTTATTAGTTATTATCTGACCGCCATTCTCATCTAGCGTAATGGTTCCGGTTAGGTCGCCAATGTTTTGGGCATTAATTAGGTCTGTAACTATATTTGCTTGGGTGGTCTGTGCACCAATACCAAATTGGTCAACCGATTCAAGCACTATTCCGTATGTTGTGCCAGAATCTAGCGCGTCACGAATTGTGTTATTGCCAGTAAGCAATATAGGATCAATAGTAAGTGGGTCTGTAGGGCTTTCAGCTATATAAAGATTGACACCAACGAAATCAAGATCGTTTGGAAAGTCAAAATTTATGGCAATAGAGCTAAACCCAGGATTATAAGTAACATTAGCCGGAACACTAGGTGCTGGATTAGAAACAATCAGTTCAGACACTTCACCTTCGAAGCCACTGACAGTAACAGCTTGAATTTGAAATTTAAGATTACGAACTGGATTTAAATTTGTGTCTCTTCTATTTTTTTCTAAAGTATAAGTAAAGGTACTGTCCCTTACTATTTCTTCGCGCAATAAATTATCGCTAGAATCATAAATACTAATACGATATCCATCCAAATGAAGATCAAGTATTCCGTTTGGAGTAACAATATTTCCGCTATTTGTTATAGATAATTTAGCCCATCTGAAAATAGCATCTGGGCCTTTCCATTGATCCCATCCATCACCACCTTGCCCTGTAACACTATTAACCAGCTCTAGGCGTTGTATTGGAGGTATTGATGGCGTAGCATCACCGACATCAGAATCTTTCGATACTAATTTTACTGTATGCTCAATAATTGATCGACCAGTGGATGCTACCCCTTGATTATTTACAGGTTGACCACTAAATTCATAGGTTGAACCGTCAGCGACAACAGTTACGGTAGACTCATTTCTGATACCATAAGAAATAGGAACCCACTGTAGCTGCCCTTTTAATCTATAGGCGAATTGTGTATATGAATATGCATCATCTCCAATTGCTGCGACTGCCGTTATAGTTACTGTTGTTTGATTTCCAAGTGGTGTCTTTGGTAAGTTAACTTCTTCTATAGTCGATAATGTAGGAAGTTTTGCCGTTGGTGTTATGTCCGTACCTGGGACTGGAACATGATCAGATGCTTTTGCTATTCGATAAACAATTGATGCATCTGATGAGAAATCATTATCAGCTAGTGCAGCTTGGCTAGGGAATATAGGTGCAATTTTGTCGCCAGAGGATCTGTTTTGTCTTGTTCTTGCCCCATTAGTTTTCGGCCTAAATCCCACAGTGAATCCATCGGCTTCATCCCATGAGCCTGTTCGTGCTTCAACGATATTTCTTATAGACGGAACAACTGAGGTTCTATCTTTTAGATAGCATAATACAGCCCCAGGCCAACCGAATCCACCGGCTCCTGCATAGAAGTCACCGCTACCTCCTCCAGCGGCAGTTGCATTACCTACTGTAAAGTCATTGTCGCTTCCATTCGTTATTATTGATTTATTGGTAGCGAATAAATTTGTACAGATAAGACCCAGACCTGCACCTCCAGAAACCTTGTCACCGCCGAGATGATCATCTTCGCTATCAAGCACTTGAGATCTGAATACAAGCGTGCCTCCTGTCCCTCCAGCATTGCCGTACAGCGCAGCCGAGAAATCTATTCCGGTTAAGTTATTTGCTTCGTCAATTGTCGCTAGAGTACCACTCGGTACTACTGTATTAGATGCAGCTATTTTATCTGAATTTTTTCCAGGTGTTTGTCTCACATAGTACGAGTCTGGAAAAAGTGAGCCATCAAAAGTTCTTTTCATGCCTTCTTGTGCTGAATCATTTCCGCCAAAAAACCCAGCCGTAAGAACACCTGATCGACCAGCGCCGTCCATTTTCCCTGTGCCGATAATACTGAAATCCAAACAATCTATCCATGTAGAGCCATTAAACGTAACGGTTATTCCAGTATTAATAACTATATTGCCATCATAGAAATACTTTCCACTAGGAAGGTTTCCATTTGCAGTTACGGTAAATGTTCCTCCAGAGTCTGTTCCCGTCAAAACTCCGGTTATATCAGTCCATGAACCATCATGAGTAAGAAGTGGTATGTCTTCTCCAGAAGTCAAGCCTATTGGTGTAGCAGAACCGCTAGATCCGAATAAACTTAATACAGATGTTCCAGCTAGAAAATCCCATGTTATCCCTTGCACTTCAAATGAAGAGAATAGCGTATCTGGAGACGCGAAGTCAGGTTGATTTGGAAGGTCAAGAAGAACAACGTCTCCAACCTCAAGCTCAATAGTATCCCTGATTAAGCATGATGCAGTAGGGATAACTCTTGGCTCGCTGAATCTGGCTCGAATTCCTTCTGCCAAACTATCTAGTGATGTTTTTGCTTCTCTTCCAGAATTTCTTATGCCGCGCAAGTCCAGCTGATAATCAACAGATGTCTGATTGTTTCTGGCTATGCTATCTCCATCAATATAAATATCTCTTCTAGCGAAATATTCTCCGCTAAACTGCCACTCCCAGTTTATAGAAAATATGTTTCTTATCGATTTAGCGTCTCTTTCGATTGGAGATATGGCTGTTAATTTATCGTAATCTAATATTAAGTTTCCTGGAGATACTAATGATTGCGCAGAAAAACGCTTTAAATTAAGCTCACCGTTTTGATTGATGAATGTAAACAAATTCATTGGCGCCATGCATTGGTTAGCTATAAACCCTTTTGCCTCTTGATCAGATTCACCAATGAATTGGAGATTAAAGTTCGAAAGGTCATCGCCTATATTTACAAATGAAGATAAACTTATTAGTGACGCCTCTACAGCTGCATGCCAACTATCTGGTAGTGTAGCTCCAACCTGATTAAGCAGGTCTCCAGTCATTAAAGCAAGTATCATTTTAGGTACAGGTAAATCAAGGTAAACAAGCTCTTTTAACTCACTACTGCCCTCATCAATAGATCCTACTATGTCAACAGGTCTTGTGCCAAAAAGCCCTCTTGCGTCAACAATAAAGTGTGTAGAGTCAGGAGCAGAAGTCCATCTTGCTATCTCTTCTATGTCTTCGCCGTATTCATTCGTTCCGCTGATAGAAAAATAGCCAACAGTAGCGCTTGGGGCATCAGTCCATCCTGAGTCATGCTCTACCCGATTAAATTCATCAGAAGATACAACCTCTATAGAACCTGTATCATAACCGAGAGATGTTACGACTTTTGTTAATGCTAAGTTCTTGAATATTGATTTTTTTACAAATCTTTGTGTGTCGCTTAATTTTAAGATGTAGTCAAGTTCATTGTTGTCAATGCCAGTGACGTACATTGGAATGATCAGTGTATAGTCTGCAGTGTCTAAATCCTTGAACCCAGTGTACAGTTCTACCTTGTTATTGTTCAGCGTATCATTAAAGTTATCTTTAAGATCGCGCAACAGTTCTGTAAAACCAAGATCCTTAAGTGATAAAGATGCTCCGCCAATAGTAGAGTATCCGCGTTCAGGAGTTATTTTTTGTGAATTACCGACAGACGATGTTAATACACCACTAAATATTTCTGAACCAACATCAACAATAGTTATGTCACTATGCGATGTAATGTATATTGTTTTGGTGTCATTTAGTATTTTTGCATAAAACCTAGGCTCGCGTGAATAAGCGGTGTTAGCCTGTCTGTACGCATCAGAAAGCTGTCTCACTACGCATTAACCTCTCGACCATTAAAGCTATAAATAAACTGACCAACTTCCACTTTACTTCTCCTGTCTCTTGACCATCTGTCTGTTAGTTGTAATGTTAGTGTAGGGCTGTTTGCCAGATCATCAATATCAAATGCTGGATCATCAATATCTGTAGCTGTAAATTCCTCACCAGCGACAACAGAGTATAGAAACATCTGAATTTCTTCGGTAGTTGCTTCTCCAGCTATAGGAATGATCTCATAAGTGGTTGTCTCATTAATACTGTAAAGAGACTTTGACACAATACCACTCAAGGTTTTTGATTCTTTTACATTAATGTCTATTCCATGACCATATGTAGCTAGTGTAACATCTATAGGATATAAGGTCTCCAAGTCAGGGGCTGGAGAAATAAGGTTTCTTTTTGGTAAAAATTCTATTCTTGCATTAGCCACGGAGCTGCCTACCTTGCGCTGAGTCTTTATTTATTATAACAACATCGTCATCAAAAATCTTTTGCAGGTCTTCTATAGAAAATCCTACGCCGCCAGTGATGTTTACTGTGGTAGTAACGTTCTGAGTGTTGTTGGATATGCTTGAAGATCCAGCACTAATTCCTCCGCCCGATGGAGCACTTGGAGCTTTATATTGCTGTGCATTAGCTTTTGCATATTGAGCTGCGCCCATAGCTGCTGCACCAGCTGCGTTTGCTAGATTGATTAAAAAATTCGGTGTTGTCTGGGCTAAAGCATTCATTATCGCTAAGCCAGTTTGTAATGCTATTCCAGCTAGCGTCAGTCTCTTGCTGTTATCAAAAGATGCCTTGGCATTCTTTTCTTTAGCAGCTCTTTCCTCGTCTGACAAATTGACAGATGTCCTTAGTTCTTCATCAAGCTTGTCTTGCCTGATACTGGATAGCGTGGAAAAAAGATCTGTAAAAGATATGATTGATTCTGCCATAGCATCTCTTATTTCTGCAAAATTATCTTTTATAGATTCAAGGTTTAATGACTTACCAATCTTACTAAATATATCTTCAATCGCGTCAGCGAAACCTCCGAATGCAGTAACAGCAGATTCTTTTGAAAATAAGCTGCCTAAATTTTTCACTATGTTCTTGCCAAGGAATGCTAGGTTTTCGCCAAGAAGTTGTAGTCTCAGTTCAATTTGTTCAAAAAGATTTATTTTCTCTGGATCAATTTCAAGCTCTAAACTTAAAGGCGTCCCTGTTATTTTTTTATTCAGAGAGTCTATATTTTTTTCTACATCTTCTTTAAATTCAGTCCATGCGAAGGTTATGAAATCTAAAGAGCTTTCAAAGCTATCTCTTACAGCCTCTGGTATCGCAGAAACAAATTGCTTAAACTTTTCTACAGACACTTCACTTTGAGATATTATTTCACCAAGAAAATCAGTGTCACCTAAAATACCTTTTGCCTCGGAGAATAGCGTTTCGAAATCACCTATTAGACTTCCAGAAAAACTATCAGCAAATGCTGTAGACAAGATTTCTCCTGCTTCTTTAAAGTTCAGCTTCCCTGCGGCAATAAGCGCTGGGCCCAATGCTTTTATTAGGTTTATTCCATTGTTGAATATATCTTTAAATCCTTGCTTTAATCCTTCAAAGACGATACTTACTGATCGTCCCAGCAATACAAAAAAACCTATTACGGTATTAATGTTATCTCTGGCAGCTTCTGCCATAGCCTTAAAAGGAATTATGTCCAATATAAACCCGAATATCTCTGATACTTTATTTCCAAGGAAATTGAATGCATCGATTACTAAATCAACATCTCTTTTAAACCACCGCTCATAAAAGCCAGTCAATAGCATTCTTATGTTGTTGGCTACGGCTGATAGTGTTCCAATTATATTTGATGCAAAATTCTTGAATCTATCTCCAATTGTTTTGAATATGGCTTTTGCCAAACCACTTATATCGGTGAATTTATCACCAACAGTTATAAGTCCATCTTCAAATACACCAATGTCTTTTATTAATGCTACAACAGCTAACGATATAACGGTGAAAGCAACACCGATAGGCGTTAGTATGCGAACAAACTTAACGAATAATAATCCTATCTTGGATACGCCAACTAGGTTTCTTTTCGTAACAAGCAATACGGCATTAAATGCTCCCATTGCTGCAGTGATTAATATTGTTGCCGCAAGTGCTGCTCCCATGGCTGCGGTCAATACCGTTACTTCGAATGCAAAATCGTCAAAATTTATGGCTAGATCGTTTATTTTTTGAGCCAGCTTTGGTGTTATGTTTAATGCGTCATCAGCTCTACCAATGTAAGCTTCTATTCCTGTCTTCAGGTTTCCTAAAGCTTTTGATACTGTTACATCAATCTTTTTGAACTCTTCATTAGTTACTTCAAATTGAGAGTTGATGGCTTCAAGCAATGTATCTAGGTCACCGATACCTTCCTCCGAGAATGTTTTCAATATTTTAACAGCGCCAAGCCCAGACTCTTCAAGCTCTCTAAATTCTTTAGATGTCTCTCTTAATCCATTTTCTATTAATTTGAATAAGCCTGGAGTCTGCTCAGATATGGAGTTAATTTCTTGAGAGAATCCACTAGAAAATCCAGCTGAGATAATTTGGGTAAACTGTCGAACAGCACCAGCTGCTTCTTGCGCAGATGATCCACCCAATTGTACGGCTTTGTTAACTGTTTCAGTTATCTTAAGTAACTCTGCTTGAGACGTTACAGTTCTGTCAACAGAGTTAGATAATCGCAAATATAACAGAGCATTTTCTGCAAGTGCAGATCTTGTTCTCAGCGATACATCAATGATTGATTCTTGGACATCGACTAATTTCTCACCTTCTTGCAGCGTGATTCTTAATCTGTTTTGTAACTCGTTAAAGTCGTCAGCTAAACGTATGCCAGTAAAAATTGTAGCTGCAGTAGCAACTTTCCTTAATAGGCCATTCATGGCATTTAAAGATCTATTGGTGTCAACTATTTTTTTATTTAAATTAGTTTGAGATCTAGCTTGCCTTCTTTGAGCAGAAGTTAAGTTTCCAGTTGATCCTGTCAGTGTATTTAGCTTTTTTGCGAGCTCGTCAATACTCGCTTTAGCGGATGAGGCATCTAAAGTTATTTTTATTTTTCTTTCGATAGACATTATAGATGCTCACAGTTAATGGTATTCCTATTATATCATTTAGGCTTCTCTTTGTTCTCAACCAAGAATTCTAGGTATACAGAATCAAGTACAAAGCAATAAAAAGCCAAATCTCTTGTTGACAGGAATGTAGGTTCATATCCAACCAGAGATTTTACATGATCCCATGTTAGCTTCATAATAAGCCCAGCAGCATAATCGTGGCCTCTGGCAGAGATTGTTGAGTAATACCATCTTATAGCTTCGTCAACATCATCATTACTTTCTGGGGCTTTTATCATTCCGCGAGACTTTAGCATTGCAAGCTCATGCGGTTTCACATTTGCCTCAAAAAGCTGCTGGGAAATTACTTTTTTGCTTTGTCTTTATTTTTCTCTTTTTCCTCTGCATCAATGTTTGCAGACTCGATTGATTTCCAGTAAAGCATCATAAGAAGATCGTCATAATCATCGTCTGTTAGATATTCTACAGCAAGCTCCTGTGTGTACTCAACCTCGTCTCCGTCTTCATCGTAAAGGTCAGACCATCCGGTAATATGAGTCTTTACGAACTCTTTTTTCATACCTAATGACAATAGAGTGTCTTTGATGCCTTGACTATAAAGAGCCAGTCCTGTCATGGTTTCTTGAGCCATTGGCTTGACCATGAAAGTAACTTTATCGATTATTACTTCTTTTGGACTCCGATCTTTAAAGCCGATTTTTAACTTTTTCTTCATTGTGTTTTTTCCTGTGCAAGTAAAATTGAAACGGTTTCTTTTGCATTTTTATTCCTGCAATCAATGATTTCTATATCACTAAAAGCAGTCCCTGTTAAAGTTGTTGCTAGTTCTTCTGAAATCCCAACGAAGTCATCGATTTCGTTATCGTCAATTGCAATAAACATTAGTTCGCTAGATAATATGGTCATTAACTCAGAGACTCCAGTTATGCAGCCTTCAGCCCATTCCTCTGATGTATTATCGATTGGTTTAATAACAAACCCTTCGCCAGTGAAATCATGCTCATCTTGTGCATCATAAAAACCAGTATGAGATGTTATGGCAATTTTCATATTATAACTCCTAGTTTTGGTAAAAAAAATGGCGCACATATGTACGCCAAAGCAGTATACTACAGTTATGTTTATGGTGCAGCGATAAAGTCAAACTCGATTGCGTACCCAGAAGCTTTTCCGTTTCCAGAGAAGGTTCCGTTGTTTTTCAGCACATCGCCGTTGGCTGTATCAGACTGAGTAAGTTCAGTGTACTGGATAGAAGGCATTGAGATAACAAGAATGTTTCCATCAACATCTTTCATTACGACTGCAAGACTAAAGAGTGTTTCAGCATCACGCTTTGCTACTTCGCTATTTGCTGTAGTTGTGTCAGTTCCGTCTACATAAGATACTAAAGTTCCGGTTACTACTGCTTGCGAGAAACTGATAGAACAAGCACCTTCCTTGCCAATCGCTGGATTTGACTGAGCTGAATTGTCGACGGAAATCGTAAAATCTGTAAAGCAAACTGAATCAGTGGTTTGTGCGATTCCATCAATCCAGAACTCAACAACATCATTAACAGAACCAGCTACACGAGATGCATCAAGGGGATTATCTGTTTGGCCAGAGACGATGGCATCGCCAGCGATTTTGTCCAGTCCGATAAGATCATAATTAAGAGTAACAATTGAGCCAGTAGTAATAGATAGATTTAAAGTACCTATTTGACAGTTTTCGAAAGTCTTGTAAATGATACCAGAGTCAGTAGGAATTCGTTTCTGTACCGTTAAACCTTGCTGTACATTGGAGTTTCTGATTGCCTTTGAGACTATATCACAAGAGATTGTTTCATCTGTTGGTGCTCCGCTCACCACCACGTTGTCGTTGTCCGTAACCGTAGTAATTTTGAATACCCCGTCATTGCTTACAGTTCCAAAGACGCCGATAAACTGACCAACGACTGCGTTAGTAAATGCTCCGATTGCAAGAATACTTGACGTTCCGTTGGTAAATGTCGCCGAACCATTGAATGATATAGCAGTAACGTATGTATTCTGCATGGTGCCTTGCACTATCGTCTGAAGCACGGGAGTATCTACCGCAAGTTCACTCTCGATGGAGCCTGCAATTTCAGAACCTGTGGTCACATTGAACGAAGGCTGTCTGGTCGGATCTACCAGTTCACTTTGAGTGAACGATTTGGCGATATCAATGTCACCGCTCGTCCTTGGAAGGATGTCGAACGTAGGCGTTAAAGGACTCCCAGAAACTGCACTTGCTTGAAGTACCATAGCGTGGACAATCGAGTTTCCTTGGATAGAAGAGCCTGCCATTTAAGTCACCTTTTGAAAAAAATTAATGTATCGTGTGATTATAACACGAATAATGCCTTGAGATCATCAAGGTCTCGTTTAAACCATTCTGTGTACCCGTCAAATCCAGAGAAGCCCGCTGGCGTAAATAGCTTGTGTAATGTTTTCTCTAGATCCATTGCTTCGTACCCGCCCATCTTTATGCTATCCACAAGAACAATTCCGAATGGAGTGTCTCTAGTAATAGATTTTTGTCTGCTACCTATATCTCTTGTAATTCCTATCTTCATATATTTACCGCATAAAGAGTGAATCAAGTATAAGTATCCGTCTTTATTTCCATCAAAACCATGGCTGGCACAAGATGGACACCCTGCCCCGCTGGAATAATGGTTTTTTGCATTTTGGCGGAAATCACCATGCTCTCGACAAGTTATTGTCACCTTTTCTGTAGATAGTCTATATTTCGTTTTGTTGTATTTATATTTATCCCCATGAACACTGGTGCACCTATCTATGAACTCTTTTTGTGTCAACCTGCTTGTTTCGCTAGTTTTTTTATCTCTACATTTGACGCAACCTGCCCCCTGTAAATGGTTGGTTGCTGATTGGTGAAATGTATGCCCACAATCACATAGTATTTCCACGTTTAACGCTGAACCAAGATACACTACCGATGAGTAATTATACTTCCCTTTGTGTATTTTTTTAGATCTTGAGATAAATTCTTCCTGAGTCATCATCGGAGGTGAGTTACCAGCAAAGTTACATACCTTGCAGCCACTACCAGAAAGGTGCACAGCCGCTGTTTGACTGAACCTGTGTCCCTTGCTGCATGTAATTATGACTTTTTCGGTACTTCCCTTGTAATTCGATTCGCCGTAGTCAAATTCATAACCGTGAACTTTTCTCGCTGAAACTACAAATGACTCTGTGTTTTTTAGCAGTGTCCCATAGCATACCACACACCTGTGCCCATTATAATGAGCCACTGGAGCTTGCTCAAAAACCCCTTTGTGTTTTTTGCATATTATTTTTACCTTTAGTTTACTTGATTTATATTCCACAAGAGAGTAGTCATAAGTACCATCTCCATGGGCTTCCTTGAATTTTTCAATAACTTCATCTTGTGAAAGTTTTTTTGGCATTAATGACTCCTAATCATAAATAATAATTAATTATGCCACAAAGCTATTTCATGTCAAGCTAGATATCTCAAAACAAATGGGTATATGAGCTCCTTTTTACTCCAGACATTATTACCTGTGGCCCTTGTTATTATGGTATCTTTGGGAACATCCTGCTGATTAAATATTTCTGAATCTCCATCACTACCTCGAAAGCTTGTATTTAGGTACAGCAGGTCTAACGCTGGTTCTATTGTTTCATCAATAACTTTGCTTGAAACATCTTCATGCCAAAGTAGGTCGAACTGAACGAATCCAATCATTCGCTTTGCTTTTATTACCCCATTCGTAATTGCGTCATTGGCGACCACTCCTTCATCAATCGATATGCGCATCCACGAGCCTTCCGTAGGCTGTTCATTTGGAGTTGTTGGGGTGAAGTCCGACATATCAATAAAGCTACTACCGAAATCGGTTGGCCCGTTGTGATAGCCATCAGCAAAATAAGCAATTATATCTTCACTGAAATTCTCTACGAAAATTGCTGTAAGGTCTTTTTTAAATGAATTCATCTAATTGCATCCACTGATACGACTGCGCTTTTTACGATATTAAGTGCAGTGCTTTTGCTAAAGTCGTAGCCCACTGTCTCTGCATAAAATTCATGCTCTTCAGAATTTAAAACATTATTTTGTATAAAAAGCATCTTGTCTTTCTTTATAGAGAAAGAATTTATTTTTTGAATCATTTTTGAAAGTGTTGATTTTCCTGATGGATCTTCAGTTGAGAATGATCCATCAAAAGTTTCGTTTAGAGAAACATTCCAGTTTCCCTTGAATAAGCCTGTTAATACGGGACTATTAGCGACCACTGATTTTGAACCCATAATAGCACCTTTGCGAATCGCAGGATCAATTTCTTTGATTATATCATCAGGGATATTCAATAAGTCTCTTGCATCAATATTGAACATATCATCTCCTAAGTAAGAACTTCCAAGATACACCGACAGGGTCGCTGACGATTTCTTTGCATACATGATCTTCGCCATTGAATGTCACAGTAGTGTCTATTGGTGGTTTCTTTATTAGCTCATTTGTCTGTACCATAGCAACAACGTCACCTGCTTGAATATCTTTGAATATAGACTGGCTTGGACGTTCACTTTTTGATGGGTTCAATAAAAAAGCATCAGACGAATAAATTGTATCTGTAATTACTTGTGCACCTGTATCCCTATTTATTCCACCAGATACGGATTCTGTCCACGAGAACGGGTAGATGGCATCTTGGAAGAATTCTGTAGCCTGAAAAGTATCAAACAGATTATTAAAGATTTCATTTGCGCCAGCCATATCAGCCTCTACCTACCAAAGTTACATATTGACTTGTTCCACCAGTAACGTATGGATTAATAATTGCTCTTGTTTCACTATGAATTAATGCTACCTTGACAGATTGTTGCTCTGAAGGAGAGAAGAAGACGAGTTCCCCTAAACCATCCATTTTTTGCTTTTTTGTTCCTGACACGCTTACCTCTGCCTCCCTATCAGACTGTAGTATATACCAAGCCTGAGTAGATGCCGCTAAAGCAACCTCTGGTGGGAATATAGTAAAGTCAGTTATTGATACGCCACGAGAGTCAACGATATTTGTTCTTGGATAAAATAACGCAAAGGTATCATCAAATAGCAGTCCTTTATATCTATGACCATACTCACCGTCAAGTTGCGATGTAGCCGAAATTAATGCACGACTAATATCATCATCTGGGAAAGCAGTATAATCATTTTTATACGGATCATTATCCCAGATAGCTTTTGTGTCAACTAAGCTGGCGTATGAGTTCGCAGTTGCTGATGGAACATTATCTGCCGTGACTGCCATAATTTGTTATCCTTTAATCTTCTTGTAGTGCATGGCCTTGAGCAACCATATTAAAGTCTGTCAAGCCAGTTAAATTATCTTGGACTAGTATTTGCAACTCTTCCAGTCGGGTTCCTTCTACCCTTAAAACCACGCCTCTTTTGCTTTGACCACCCCATGTGCTTCTTGCTGTGAAGCTATGCTCACCGCCTCCTATTTTTGTCTGGAAGCTATGGTCAAAAGCTCGTACAATGAACTCACCGTTAGTCTTCCAGTTAAATAAATTAAAAAAGTCTCCTCCGGCAAGTTTAAGTCTCAAGACGCATCCATTAGCAAGAGCAGACTGTCCGCCAAACGTAGTGAAATCCATAGCTGACGCATCACTTAGCGTAGAGATGATACGAGTAAAATCTCCTTTCTGTCCGACTTCGGGAGCTATAGTGAATATCCTAGGAGACCCTTGAGTGCCAAGTACATTCATATTTTTATTGCTGACAATTAATTGGCTAGCTGCCAAGTACACATGATTGATTGGCTGATCAATGGTAATTACATTAGTAGCGACATTCGTTACAATCGCTTGAATAAACGTAGTAGTGTTATTTATCTCTATCACATTTCCATCAACAATTCCATGTCCTGCAGTTGCAGTGAATGAAGCTGCTCCCAGAACAGTGTCAACTGCAATTGTTGCATCGTTTAATCTCTCCAAAAACCATAAGTCAAGAGGAAATGTCGTCTGATCTTGAATGAAAGTTGGAACCCCCATCGTTCCTGTAGGGCCAACTTCTATTGGTGTATGTGCAGGCCTGAATCTTTTCATGTGTATCCCTTAATATTAATAGAGTATTTTAATTATTGTAATTATACCATTAAATTTCTTGCGCTCATTCCATTTGAATGTTCTGAATATGGCCTTCAGGACAGAATGCTTCATATTTATTATATTAGGCTAATCCAGTTCGAGCCGCTGTTGATTGTGTATTCAATACCTGTACTTCTTAACCAAAGCCGCCAATAGCCGCCCAAAGCCCTGCTGATCTATGCTCAAACATCATAGTCCCTCCGCTCATAAATATACGTCCTGAACCATCAGTATCGGGATCACCTAAATAAAAGTAGGTGCCACACAAAACATTCTGAGCAGCCTTTATTGTACCATTAACTTCTAATTTTTCATCTGGAAGATCTACCCCAATACCGACATTCCTATTTAAGTCAATTGATAAAGCAGGCACAACTCCTATATCGCTACCAACATCTATCTTAAAGATGTCTCCATTATCATTATCTATACCCATAACATAAGTAGAGGTAGAAGTTTTGAATTGAAGAATTGGGTCTCCAGTACCAGAGTTCTGAATTGCCATACCTACAGGATTAACAGAGTTCTCCCAAATATGTACTTTTTGAGAAGGTTCAGGTATTCCAATACCAATTTTATCGGTCACTTCTAAATCACCGTGTACTTTCACCCATTGACTAAAAAAATCACCTTCTATCAAATTATTTGTATCGTTTGAAATCCAAAGTTTATTGTTCTGGGTCTCATATTGTCCTGCTAAGTATCCTAAATATACTCCATCTCTGCAAGCAGCGCTTTCACCAGCTCCATAACCTACTGCTGTTGTTCTGATAGCGCCTGATGCATCCCGCAAAACGTTATGTCCTATGCCCACCGAATAAGACATAGCTGTAGTATCATATCCAGCATATGAACCTATTAATATATTTTGTTGGTCATTTGTTAACAAGTAACCTGAGTTTCTACCAATTAATATGTTATTTCCACCAATTGTTAAACTATCCCCAGCTCCACCACCCGCACAAAAATTACTGAAGTCCGTGCCATTACCATTCGCTTGCACATTTCCAGATATGATAGCATCTCCAGCAATCTCTGCCCCACCGCTATCAAGGAGCAATCGAGTTGTACCACCAATTTGAACTTTCCAATACTCATCAGCTATATCACTATTAGCCAGAATAGATACTGACCCATCACCCCAAAGGATTGGATTACTGTCAGGCATTATTAACGTGCTATCTAATTTAAGATAACCATGAATCATCCCATCACCAACAACTTCTAGTGTATGAGTAGGGCCAATCATATCTGATAAGTTAGAACCTATCTTGACCATACCGTTCCTTAGTATCATTCCAAGTTCGCCTGAACAATACCATCGGTGGAAGTCTAAATCTAATGAACCGCCACCTCCATTCCATGTATCAATAGTCCATATTCTGTGGTCAACAAGGGAAGATCCCCTGCCGAACATGCCATAACGAAGATTACCGTCAAGTATACCGTGTGTTACATACCTGTCGCCGCCTGACCAGCTATGTTTTACACCAAGATTAAAGTCGTTTGAGGTATTGTAAGGAACTTCAACATGAAACTTACTGGTTGGGACTATCCCAACCCCTACATTACCAGTAAGATCCTCAATTGTAAAAAACGGATTAACTCCAACATCATTCGCATCAATACCTATTTTAAAGTTATTATCAGAGTTATCAACCCCCATTGTGAAGGCTCTCTCCCCTGTTAATATAAATCTCATTGATGCATCACCGCCGCCATCCTGCTCCAAACTAAACATAGGAGTAACTAACGCATCGTTCTTATAAACATCCAACTTCACCTGAGGACTGTCCGTCCCGATACCAACATCACCGCCATATCTTTGAAGGGTTAATGGTCTGTCGTCACTTACACCGGATTCAGTAGCGTCTATCCACATACCTCGTTCTGCGGCAGTAGCACTTCCAGTTTTTCCTATATTCAATGCTATCGGATCACCGTCAGTTGAACCGAATGTAGCAACAACACCATCTATTGTTTTTAGTCCATATCTTACGTCTAGTCTACGTATAGGGTCATCAGTTCCAATCCCAAAATTACCACCACTATTGTCATATGAAACTGCCGTATCTGTAGTAAACAACACAGTCTGCGTTTCGGTCTTGTCAAACAGGTGGATCGAACTATCCCCGTCAGTGCTTTGTCTTACCCATAAAAGGTCTTGGTTCAGACTACTCTCTACAGCAAAGGCATTAAACGAAGGCTCTTTAGATTTAACCTTTAGTCTAGAATTACCTAGACTTGTACTCATATCTGAGGTACCAACACCAACACCATCTCCAGCATTTGCGGGGCTAATAGTTGTTCCTACTCTACTCCAAGGGCTATTACCTGAGTGCTGGATTGCCTCATCAGTAAACGTCCGAAGGTGTAACTTAAAATAAGGTTCTGTAGGCGCCGAAGCAGATCTACGAGCCTGCAATGGTGTTCGTGGGCCATCACGTCCGCTAGTTGATACTTCTATGACTCCATGAATTTCTTGTCCAGAATGGTTTTCTAAAGGATGGTTGAAATTCCAAACAAAAGTATCGCCAGCAGATAGGGTAAGCCCTGTAATAGTCTGGGTGTACATCTCATCGGTATGATCACCTTCATGAACTGAATAAAATACATAGTCAGTAGGTGCTATATCTTGCTCTACAATTATTTCCTTTGTGTGTACAGAGAAATTACCAGTAAGGGTGGTATGTGTATGATATTCAACAGCACCAGATGTATCGGCTGCACCATCAGGCTCAACTTCAATAAGTGCATCAGAATACACTCTGGAAGAAGGCGCTATAATTCCGGTAGAATCTTTATTGGCTGCGACAGACTGATCTTTGATGCCGCCCCACATTGGATACCAATTAACATCAGAGCCCAAGTTTTCAAAGAATACATTCTCGCCACCTGAGCTTATCTTATGCTGTCCACCAAGATAAAAACTATTAAGTGTTGTTTCAATAGGGCGCGTTGCTACCAGCATTTCCTTATTTGCATTATATTGAAAATGTTCTACTGTCTCCAATATAGCAGTACTAACCCCTCCGCTGTATGCTGGGCGAAGGTTTTTCATGCATTACCCCTCAGTCCCAGTAATCGTAAGCCTATAATGTGTTGCACCAGTGATACCAACAGGCGCAGAAGTTATTGATTCTAATGGAAAACCAGCGGAGGCAAAGTCAGTTACATCTGTGCAGTCTAGCGGTGAGTCTGCGAAGAGACCTGCACCTCCAGCACCTACAACTGTGCCTAATACGCCCATTGTGCCAGCAGAAGGAGTGACAGGAGTGATATACTCATCAGAATAATACGTTGCTGTAGCGATCCAGTTGTAGAATCTACTATCAACGATGATAGTTTTTCCCTCTGAAACTAATCCAGGAATTATGTAAGAACGGGACATGGTAACACCTCAAAATTTAATTCATTTATTATAACACAACGCAAAAAACCCAGAACTAAGTCTGGGTTCTTATTAGTTACAGACTTTTAGTCTGAAGCAGAATATGTTAGATTTTCGAATCCGTACTTCTTAATAGCTTCTGCTAAGTCGCCCTTAAGCTTTGGGCCTTTTTTGCGCGAATAAACATTACCATCGGGATCGGTATAATCACCAACTGCGATATCAGATACAGCAGGAATTTCGTTTACAGTTTCGTTAACAATATCAGCCTCGGCTTTTTTAGCTTGCTGGACTGCCAAAGAATAAGGGCTCTCATCTTCAGATTCAGCCTCGGCTTTCTCAACCTGTAGAGCAGCCAAAGAATCTACGCTCTCATCTTCAAACGTATAGCCTGCTACAGACTTTATGTTAAGCTCTTTATTGTCAACACCGAACCTTTCAAGCAAGATTCCGTTCTTTTTAGTCCACGCGACAATCTGATCGTTATCGCAATCCAAAACAACTTTATCGCAGGAATCTTCGAACCCATGATTAAAAGAGCCGTTGCCAAAAATAACCTTATTAGACACTTTGTTTTGTTCGTACTGATAATCAGTGTGCTTTGGAAGAACCTTGCCTTGTGGTACAAAAAATAAAATTTTCATAGGTAACTCCTATTAATTCATAGAGTGATCATTTTAACATAAAAAAAAGGACGGAGTGCGTCCTTTGATATTTTGTCCAAAATGATTAGTCAGTACCAATAATGGTAACTTCGAATGCACCTGCACCTGTAATACCAGATGGAGTCACGGTCACTTGGTCTAACTTTCCGCTTACAGAGACAGCCTCCAGAGGAACAGTGGCATCTAACGCGCTAGCATTAAATGTAGTTATCCATTCTTGTGGTGCAGTGCGTCCAGTAACAGCCACGGTTCCTGCAGACGGAGTTGCAGTTGCTGCGAAAGTGTTGTCAACGTAATAAGTGATATTCACCATCCATTGGTTGTATCTAGTACTTACGGGAATGTCGATCTCAGTAGTCGCATCCGCCGATCTTACTTTATATTCTTTCATATTCAGTGCCTTTTAACCTAATTCTAAGAAAAAAGGACGCAACGTGCGTCCTTTAATATTTTATTTAAACGCTAACTTAGTTAGCTGCGTCTGAAATAACCATGCTAGCTGCGCACAACTTAGGATCAAAGATCCGAGTCCAGTTTGCAGGAGTAGCAAGAGCAGCTTCAGTAGGGTTAATACCGGAGCCTGTATTCCATGCATAACCAAGGATCTTCATTAAGTAGTTATACTCGCCTTGGTAAGTGAAGCCCAAGTTCTCTTGACCAACGGTACGATCAACAACAATTTCTGTTGCTCCGCGCTGCAATGCGCTTGCCGCACCCTGCATGAGACCGAATACACGGTTCTTAAGTTCGCCAGCACCCTCGTCATAATTCAGAGCACCAATATCAGAAACGATAATTGGCTTACCTAAAGCACCCTGCATAACGCCAGTTACAATTGTTGCGCCTGCAACCGAGTCGATAACATAGTTATCTAGCTTGTCGTCAACCAAGTCATAAAATGCTTCAGAGTTCATCAAGAAAGCTGAAATCTCACGACCTTTGTCGCCGAACAAACGCATGGTTTTGGTTAAGTGCTTATGGTTTGTTGCAGATGATTTGTCAGTCTCGTCCACAAGAACAGTATCAACGCCAACAGATCCGATAAGGGATGCAACGATTTGATCTAGAGCACGCTTCAGGAAATCGCCAGCTGCTTGACGACCGATAATGGTAGCCATTTCGCCTACAGATCGACCTCGACGCTTGAAGTTCTCGTCAGTCTCAAAGATAGGGCCAATTTTCTGCGCTAAATCAACGCCAACCAACTCTTCCAGAGCCATACGTCCTGGAGCAACAACACTATCGTCTGTTACGTCTCGACGGGTAATTAGGTTTGCGATACGGTCGTAACCAGCTTCCTTAAAATAAGATCCGATGTACGCTTCGCTGCCCAACATGATAGTCATGTTGGATTTTTCGTTAAATAAGTCTACTTCTTGGGCTAATGCTTCAATCCATCCGGCGTAGAACTCGGTTTGATATAATTCTAAGAGAGCCATGATTTTTACCTTTTAAATAATTGCTAGAAAAACGTTGTTTTGAGTTGCCTAGCAACTACTAATGTACGCATTATAACACATCCTTTAAAAGGTGTTTTTTATGTTCTTTTTATATGTCTATGATTTCACTAAAGCATTCAGTATAGCCATTGAACTTTATTTTAGGAGAATAGCTATGATTACTATGCTTCTTATGAAGCTCTCTTTCTAGATCCCATATGTAACCGGCCTCTCCTTTTGTTTCTTTCACTATTTTGTACTTATAAGGCATCAATTCCTTCGCACTGAATCTCTTCTTTACCGTTCTTGTTGTTATTCCTATCTTGAAAAACTTTTCATTGTTACCCTCACACTTTATCGTATATAGCGTGGCGATACCTTTAGAGGAAAGCTTAATAAAATCACTTCGGCTATAGGTGTTGCCTAGGCATCCGCAGCTTTTTGCAGCTCCATTTCTTAGGCTTATAAGATCTCTGTCGCTCACGCTACCGCAAGTGCATTTGCATGTAGCTTTGCGCCATCTTTTTTCGTTATTAAATATATTAAGGACGGTTAAATTTCCGTAAACATCCCCTACCCTTGTTGGGTCGCCAAGTGATGTTTTGCAGCTACACTCAGCGTCAGCAGCTCTAGACCTTAAATTATTATCAATATAATCTTTGGTTTTTCCGCAGTCGCAAACGCAAGACCACATCTTTTTACCAAGCCCACTAAGCCCCAAAAAAGCAGTCACGGTAAGAACTCCGAATATGTCGCCTACTTTAGTTGGCTCTCCTTTGGTTCTTGCACAAGGCGCACAAGACTGCCTCTTAGATCTTTTGATTGAATCTTCTCTAATTTCAAATGTTGTCTCGTTACATCTAAGGCATTTGACAATAAAGTACTTGCGTCCATTTCTTTCAGATTTTTCAAGTATTTCAAGATCACCATAGATATCACCTGTTTTTACTGGAGGTGTCTTTCCGTTAGCGCAATACCTACACTTAGTAATACGTCCAGCGCCCAATGATGAGTTAGTTACCTCAAACTCATTATCGCAACTACACCTCACCTTCCATCGCTTTCCTTTTGGTGTTTTTATTGGCCCGCTTATTACGGTTAGTTCGCTAAAAACATCTCCTACATTTACTATATATCCTGCCACTCAATTCTCCTTATTTTACACAAAAAAATACCCTCATTTAGAGGGTATCATATTATTTTTTATCTGTAAAGCTTTTTTATTTCTTAGCTTCCTGCAGAAGCGCTCCGTAAGCCGCTGGCCCATGTTTGCCAATGTAATCAAGTTTGTCCTGTCGTGCCCATTTACTTGGGTCACTACCTAAATGACTACCATCGCCTGAAACGCCTTTCGCAGTAGATCCAGCGCCTGGAGTCCAGAACAATCCGTTCTTGGCTTTTTGCTTGTCGTAGTGCTCAGCAAACGAAACACGCTCTCCGTTAGTATTAAGGATCGGCTTACCTACTGAATCAATGGCATTGACATCGCCATTCTCAGAGTTGATATCAATAAACTTGGCATTTAACGTATAGTAATCATCGAAGTAATCATCTTTGAATGAGTCATCTCCAGCAACTAGCTCTCGAAGATATTGACGCTTCTGCATGTCTGCAATGCGAGAATCTCGTGTCTTTATTTCATGCTCAAATTCAGAGATTTTTCCTTGTGCGGTTTCGAACTGACTTCTTAGATCAGTCGCCTGCTCTTTCCATGGTGCCACGGCACCTTCAGCAGCCAAGGTTCTTGCTTCTTCGGTCTTGCCCGTCATAATCAGGTCGATGAACTTGTCTTTTTCTCGCGCTTCCTTGATTCGCAAAAGCTCTACTACGTCACCCTCTTCAAGCCCTGCAAACTTTTCTTTGTTTTTGGCAAGAGATGTTAATAGCTCAGTGTTTTTATTCTTTAACCCTTCGATGTCACTTACAGGTACATAGTTATCTTCAATCGTTTGGTTTGCGATCTTTGTAGCTTCTGCCGTAATTGCTGCTTTAACTGCTTCGTCATTTAAGTCTATATCTGGCATTTTATTTACCTTTTCTCTTATTTACGCCTAGCGCATGAAGAAAACCTCCATACCTCCGTGAACAGCGATTATACCACAAGACTATGCGTCGCGTGGTTTACCACTAATTTCTTCTTTTCCATCTTTGGACATCAATCCATCTGATGCTTGCTGTGATTTATTCATTCTTGATTCGAACTTGGCTTTTGCTTCTCCCAGTTCAATCATTTCATCAAGCTCTTTCATAATTCCTTCAGTGTTCTTAGTCTTATCAAAATCAGGCGGTAACAACTTACGCTGGATAGCTGCATCAACTATTGACTCTGGAGACAGGTCGCCATTTCTACGCATCTCAAGTAGTACGCGCATTTCTTTGTCTGTTTCAAGAGAATTAAACTCAGGGGCAATATAACCCTTTATCTCTTTAACGTTCTCGAATGTGTAGCTAACCATTGTTGTTAGTATGTTTTGGACATGCTCTGATAATGCTACTGCAAATGATTTTAACGCAGCATTAGTGCCTGCACCTTCCATTGACGCTTGTGTTGCGGTAATGGTGCCAGGACGCAGAGAATTTGAATCAATTGAGTATGTCGAGATTCGCCTTTCAATGCCTTCAAGCTGTTTCTGTCCCTGCTCTAGTGCGCCAGTATCAACTTGAGTCCACTTTAATTCTGGTGAAACGTCGCCTGTAGCAGGCATCTTAACGAACATATATGATGCAAGCATTGTTATCTCGAAATCTGTAGGCGCGTTGATTGCTGTTAGTATCGGTGTTAGTGCGTAAAACATCATATTTTTGATGTCAGAGTAGACTTGATAGTGTTCAATAGTTAGCTCTGCTAAGCCTTGGTATGGGCTTTGAGCAAGCATTTGTCCTGTCTTGTTGGTATAAAAAACATCAACTGGTATCTCGTCAGTTATACGATCTTTGCCATTATTCCTATATCTTATTATCTCGCCTTCGTCAATTACGTCGTCAGTGTCGTTATCGTATATTTTCCATGTTGTTGGGTTTACCTCAAAGATAGAAGGAACTAATTGAAAGTCCTCTTCGCTATCTGAAACAACATTAAACAAGAATTTAATCTGCTTTAAACGACCAGTTTTTGGATTTGACTTGAAAGATAATACCGAGTCAATATCTATTTCACGAGTGTATGGTCTCTTTGCTTCAGAATCATAATCTGTCATTATGAGCGAAATGCCTTTGGCCATACCACTCTTAAGCTGATTTTGAATCATCATGGTTAAATTGTCGCCATCAAGATTCATGTTCGCTACCCATTCCCTGAAGGGTGAAGGTATGTCGTCATTTGTTTTCTTATCAATAGAAACCATGACATTATTAGCAAGAATCTTTCCGCTATCAGATACGATTGCGCGCTTAAAGTAATTGGTTAAATATGTTCTTCGGATGCGTATAAAGTAAAATTCATCGGGTTCGTTTTCAAACCTTGGCAAATAAGCTGTGTCTGCAGTTCCTGAGCTCATGATGTCTGCTCCACCGCCGCGCAGTGCTGCTAGTCCAACATCAAGATCACGGATAATTCTATTCTGCTCAAATTGATTGGCAAAGTATTGAGATCGTATGGATTTACTCAGTCCACCAGTATTAATTGTCATTTACGATTTGTCCTATCCGCTCTATCCCGACGATTTATAATCGCGTCTTTTGGTGCGCCAAGGTGAATCGCTGCCTCACCGCTCATAGCTGATCTTGCGCCATAGATTTTTAACCAGTTATTCACCTTAAGTGGCTGGTTGAATGTTAGCGCTATAGTTTGGGGATAATATTTCTCGTCACCCCAATCAGTAGAAAAGACTCTCCACACAGATAGATTGTCTTGAACCTGATCCAAAACAAGTGTGATCTCTTCGTTATTATAAAAAATATCAATAGCTGCCGAATCCATAGGATGACCGTCACTGATAGGCAATCTTCTAAGTGTTAGCATAATAATCTCCTTTTGTGGATTATATCACTTATCTGTAGCCGCAGTATTTATTGACTTTATCTTTTGTCCCAAATTCTTTTTTATCAATCCCACCGTATGAGGATGTGATAATTGTCGCTGGACTTTTGAGCATTCCCGTAGTTGCGAAGATCGCGGAATCAAGTCTATTCGGCGAGGCTTGCTTAGTATCTGTTGGGTTCCACTCGGTCATTTCGAAGATAAGCTCCTTTAGATTCTCAGAGACAAACTTAACTTCACCACGTTCCACTGCTGCTGCTGGAGCCTCTGCTCTTAGTGCTTTGCCTTTATAGCTGTGGACTAATTGTACAGAAGGTATAGCGCCGTCAAGCATAGATCTTGATGCAGTATATAGGACTGACTTCAATAGATCTCCGCCTTGGTTTTTCTCCACCACTATCCTGCAATCAGCTGAGTATGAATTATATTTGGTGTAAAGACGAATTACTTCTGCAGACCATTGCTCAGGGGTTCCCTTCATTGTCTTGTCATCAATAATGTACATAACTCCGTTTTTGTCCTGCCCTGCAACAACTATACCAGTTAAGTCTGAATTTTCGTTAGTTGAAACCGCAGGGTCAACTCCAATGACGAATCTGATCATTGACTCGAATGGCACATCTTCTAGCTTAATGTCATTAGCAATAATATCTGACATTTTGAACAGCGCGTATACGTTGTCAGATAATACTTCTGCCAGTAATTCCTGGCGCATCATTCTTTCTGGTAAGTCTATTGTTAATTGCTTTACATATTGGGGAGTAATGAAATAATTTTGATAAGTAGTTCCTTTAACAACCTTAACATTATCCGCTGCCGCAAGAGTTTTAATTAATTTTGTGGGCCTTGGAGTAGTAAGAACTAAGATCCTTGGGTTTTTGCCGAGACGAATGGTCATTTTCATGGCATTCCATGCTTCTTCAGGCCATTGAGCTAATTCTTCTGCTAGGCCAAGGCTACTCTGGCTACCACGGCTGTTATCAAACTCAGAAGCTGAGAACGATTCCAGTAGACTGCCATTAGGAAATCGAAGTTGAAGCAATGTCTTGTTGTATTCGCATTTTTTAAGAAGATCTGGGTGCATGGTCTCCAGTATTCCTGAGTCCCCTTCAAAGCTGATGCCCTTGCACATTTTGTAAGTTGGACTCCACAAAGATATTCTTTGCTTCTCTCTCATTGCTTCTTTTATTACTGTGAAAGAAGCTTTTTTTGATTTACCTATTGATCTGCCTGCAAGATAGAGAAGAATATCTTTTCCGTCCTCAAAGTCAAACATCTGATCTTTGCGCAACCATAACTCAGGGTCGTGTAGAATATCAAGAAACTTTGGGTGTTCTTTCGATAATACCTTCAGCTGATTCATTGAATCCATAGGATGCGTATGTATCCACATTCTAGTCTTAAGAAATGCTTCACTTTTATCTTTGAAGACTGTTTCGGCCAACTCAACTTCTTGAGCTTCTATTTCTTCAATTGTAAGTTGACGTAGTAATGGGGATTGTTCAATCATAGGGGCTCCTAAAGAGCCTATTTTAGCATACTCTCGATATCGGGAAGTAAAGATGAGAAGCATTCATACATACCTCCGAATACAATTATAGGGACATAATGAAATCCAGATTCCTTATGATTCTTATGAAGCTCTTTTTCTAGATCCCATATAATGGACGCTGACGAAAAAAAACTGTACTTAATAGTGTATTTGTATGGCATTGTATTGTGTGTTGGATATCTTTTTTCTATAGTATTAGTTGTTATTCCTATCTTATAAAATAGTTCGTCTCCAGACGAGCACTCAATTATGTATAGCATGCACTTATCTTTTATATTTTTTCGCTTTGCAGCTAATATAAAATCGCTACGTCTAAACCCATGGATATGAATACTCGCACAACGCCTGCACTGCCTTGATTTTCCAGATCTAAGTACACTACCAAGTATCTTTTTTCTGTATCCGCACACGCATTCGCACTCATAGGCTTCCTGCCTATCTCTTGTACATCTCTTTATTGCAGTCCACTTGTTGTACCTTTTACCTACCACTACAGCCGGATGCTTCATGTTCGACTTAAAGCCACACTCTAGGCATCTTTTAGATTTGCCATTATTCAAGTCAGAGGCATATACATCAACTTCTTTTCCGCACTTGCATCTGCAAAGCCAATGAGATCTGCTCTTAGGAGGAGCACTTCTTCTTTTGACGATCCAATCGTTACTAACAAATCCTTCGTGGATATTGTTGTGTTTTTTCATACAGCCCAAGCACTTTGTTGATTTTCCAGCGACTAGGTCGGTGGCTACGACCTTCTTGTTTGTTGTACCACATGAGGTACAAAAGCAATCCCAGTTCGTTCTATTTCTTTTTTTTCCATTAGGGTCTATAGATTTCACTACATTTGGCCCAGATGTTACGAGCCACTTACTAAATCTATCGCCTACTTTTATATCTTTTGCTTTCATTGTATTTCCTCAGCCTCAGATGTAAGTTAAATTAAAGATGGAATGCGCAACCCTAATTCTGAGGAGTTATAGAGGATTCAGCCGCTAAACCTAGCGCACCAAATGATAATAGCACATTAATATCAAAATACACTTGCAAATGAAGATATTTTAATTTATAGTGCCACTCATAAATTAATAAAGGAGAAAAATATGGAAGAAGATTTTATTTATTCCTATGATGAATATAGCTTTGCTCATGCCAACGCTGATATGTGGCAAGAGATTAGTGATTGCATAGATAATGGCTACAAAGGAAATACACTAACCATCTATCGCGGAGTCAAGGGAGAAGTATTTGCATCTGAGTTTATCGATGCCGAGAGCATTATTGACTCCATAGAAGATGAAGCGTGGGAAGAATTCGGCGAGTTGTCAAATGATTTTCTAACTAAAATAAGCAAAGAAGAGACGGCTATGCTCGATACTTTGCTGTCAGTTGCAATTGATACTTGGGCGAATAAATACAGCAAGCAACCAGCTTTCTTTCGAATTGATAAAGTGCAAGAGTGCGAAGTTGAATTAGTATTTGACAATGACGATTTTAAATCGTTTAATATAACCAGTGATTTTAAATAGGAGAAACAAATGATCAATGTAAAAATGAATGAGCTTGAATTCGATACGGCGAAAGCGGGCGCAGAAGTTTGGCTTGAGTCTCTAAATACGGCATTAGAAATGCTCCCTGCGGATGGTGACAAATCAAAAATAGAAGAGGCAATTACTTTTGCTGAAGAGCGCGTTGTGTATTGGAATAGCTTATGAACAAACAACTAGCCAAAATACGCAGTGCGACCCTTGAGATTCGGGAACGTGGAATATTGAATTTTTGGATAAATGTTGAACATGAAGATGGAGGCTGTCAAGGTGTTGGCGGAATCGCCTTGGATACATACGATAAGAAATCAGAACGAAGAGTAGGAACAGCTTACGGTTGTGAAGTTATTCGGAGACTATTATTGGAATTACAGGTGAATGATTTTTCTGAAATGAAGGGTTTGCATATATGGGTTCTGGGTGAGGGAGATGGCCTTTGTTTTCAGCCGAGCGGAATTCAGTCACTATCAACGGATAATGGTAAGTCAAACAAAGTAATCTTCTCTGAAATAGCAGAAGAGTTCGGAATTCAATAATACAGGAGAACAATTATGAAAAAGTTTTTTGAAGGAATTGTAAATGCAAAAACAGATCAGTGGATCGGATTTGTATTTTTTTGTGTAGTATCATCACTTGGTATTCTTTTAATTACAGCCTTAGCTAGCGATCATAAACCAGAATGTTATTACATTGAGTCTGTTGCAACCTCTGGTGGCGTTGTTTATAAAGTTACTGCATCACTCCCATGGGCTCCTGATGAGACTTCTGTTGATACTCTTGATCTTAACGTTGCTCTTTACGTCTTGTCTGGTTTCAAGCAGTGTGCGGGAAAGTGATCGCCATCTCTCTAGAAAACGGAAAGTACGAAGTCGAAGTTGATGGAGGAACTATTTCCGTTTTACGCCATGGAGAGTTATGGCGCAATGAAACTGGCGATAGCTTTATTCTTTCTATGATTCATGAGATCGAATCCTTGAAGGAAGGCGCTAAAAATGCTAAATGGTCGCTACTGAAGCTGCAGACTGGTAGTTGTACTTGCTGCACAAAAACACCTGATATAGATTGTCATCATGAAAAATGTCGATACCGACAAATCAAAGAAATATCCAATAAGTTAGGAGGGTAGCAGTTGAAATTCTTTATTGCACTAATAACAATAACAATAAGCTCATTTTCTTCTGCATATACATGCAAAGATGTCGATAAACTCTCCACGGCACAGATTGATACTCTGCGCTGGTCTTACCATTATGGGGAGCCGCATGATATGGGTTACACGCTAGCAGCTATTGTGTGGAAGGAGTCTAACGCTGGGTTATGGAAGATAAACATCCGTGACCCAGCGGCTGGAATAGCGCAAAACCACTTGAAGTACAGCTTAACTAGGCTTGAGCGAAAAGATACTTCTTTCAATCGGAATGTGCTTGCTCAGCAACTAGTTGATAATGACAACCTATCTCTGCACCTAGCTATTCTTGAGCTTAAGTACTGGTATAAGCGCCACAAAGGTAATTGGAAGTTCGTAAGATCTAGTTACAATGAAGGGAATGACTGGCTAAGTGAAAAAGGATTAAATTATAGCGAAGACATAAGAAAACGCTTGATTGTCTTAAGGGATTGTGGTACTTTGGGTGAAACTAACAACAATGAGAGGTTGCATTTTCAATGAAATCATTAGTCGAGCACAATGAAGAAAGAGCGAAAATGTACAAAAATCCTAGCGACCCAAAACCAAATGGACTTGGATGCCCGAATTGTAGTAATGAGCTGTTCGATACGAATCCAGACCAAACATTAATGTCGTACCCTCCACAAAAGAGAATTCATTGTGAAGGTTGTGGGCATACGGGTTATAGAATTGCATAACATTTAAAATAATCAATAAATAGGAGGTGAATGATGCTTATATTTAGAATAATTATGTGCGTTGTATTTGGAGTGTTAATGGTTATTTGTGTGCAGAATAAAAAAAGCGCTTTAGCTGCAGTAAACGGGTGGACACTAGGAGCAAACATGATGGGTGTGGTAAGTCTTCTTAGGGATACAGGGGTGTTGGAATGAATCATCAAGAAAAACTATCAGAGATTATTTTTAATGCAGATTATTTGTGTATCGACTGCAAGGATGATTGTGAGCTAACATTTAAAAATCACATTACAAACAACCATGCTTGCGTGCTTTGCTGCAGCGTTCCTGCGTACTTGGTTGAAAAGGAGGAGGATTAGTCATGGAAGAATACAAAGTCGGTGGCTATGTCAGAGACTCCATTATGGGGATCGAGCCAAAAGACATTGATTATGTTGTGGTAGATTCCTCAGTTGAATTGATGGAGTTTATGGACTACAAGCTGGTTGGATCTGAGTTTCCGGTTTTCCTTCATCCGCAGACTGGAGATGAGTATGCTTTGGCTCGCGTTGAGAGAAAAACAGGAGATGGCTATGGTGGCTTTTCCGTAGAGACAAAAGGTGTCACTCTCATTGAAGATTTACAGCGTAGAGATTTAACCATCAACAGTATCGCCATGGATTTTGAAGGCACTATCATTGATCCGTTTGACGGTCAGGTAGATATCGAAAATAAAATACTGAGACACACTAGCGATGCATTTTTAGAAGACCCAGTTAGAGTTTTGCGCGTAGCAAGGTTCTTGGCTCGCTTTGGCCCTGAATGGACTGTAGCGCCCGAAACAATGTCTTTATGCCGTCAGATTATCGACTCTAGTGACTGGGAATACCTAACTAAAGAAAGGGTGTGGGCAGAGACCGAGAAGGCATTAAGCGAGCCTTATTCTCATTTGTTTTTTAAGTTTTTACACAAAGCAGGTGAGCATATTTGGTTTAAAGAATTATGGGCTTGCGATAACATTCCTCAACCCAAAGAGCATCATGCCGAAAAAGATGTTCTTACGCATACATTGATGGTTCTGGAGAGATGTTCTTATTACGGATTATCGCCAATGGTTAAGTGGGCTGCCCTTCTACATGATACTGGTAAACCAATTTGTCACAACGAAAGAGGAAATCTCTATGGTCATGACCAAGCGGGGTTATCTGCTGTAAAAGATTTCTGTGACAGACTATCTGTGCCAAAAAGCTATCGTGAACTAGCAATGCTTGTTTGCGAGCAGCACACACGCATGCATGCAATTATGGATATGCGCGCTAAAAAAATAGTTGACTTACTACAGAGAGTAGGTGCATACTCAAACAAATCGTTGCTTCAAGATTTCATTGATTGCTGCCATTGTGATGCTATGGGCAGATTGCCAAGGGTTGAAAGTTATCCTCAAAGGAATTTTTTACGCGGTGCGTATTTAGCATCAATCGAAAATGAAGAAGAGACAATCGATAACTTGGGTGCAAGGTTGATTTCCGGCAAATTGTTTGGCGAGTTATTGCGCCAAGAACGAATTAAAAAGGTAAGGAGGTTTAAAGAAAATGAGTTCAACTAATAGTGAATTAAGAGCATATTTTTTTCAGAACATGTACATAAGCGGGATAGGAGCAGGGATACAGAGCCAGCATACGACGGTTGAAATGTTTTTGAAATACCAGCCGACATATGCAGATTTCGTTGCTATTGAAAGTATTGAGAGTATGGGATATAAGATTACACAGAACAGAAGTCCGCAACAAGAAATGCTTTTCGATTGGGCTAAAAATCATAAGACTACTATTATTGTTAATGGCGGATACTCTTCAGATCTAAATGATACTTTAGATCTTCTTCAAAGAGTTGAGGTTTATGGAGGAGAATATCCCTTTGCATGCTTCAAAGAAACTGAAGACGCTCTAAATGGAGCACTGACTAATGTTGGCGTCATTCTTCCAGAGGAGATATTTAATTTTGTTAAGGAGAGAAGCGCTCACGCGAAGCACAGTAAAGATAATCCAGATTATTGCGGAACGGCATTCACTCACGATCTTAATGAATACGAAATCGAACTAGCAGAGAGGGTAGCAAAATGCAAGCTCATGAATTGAACGACAACAACATTATAGTTAAACACTATGCTGGATCATTGGCGTATGGAACCAACCTTCCGACATCCGATGTTGATATTCGAGGGATCTTTTGTGCGCCAAAAAAGTACGCATTAACACCTTGGCACAATGTTCGAGAAATAACGCTACCAGATGAAGAGGATGGAAAGGTTCTTGAGCTGACGCATTTTATGGATTTGTATCTTGGCGCCAATCCGAATATCCTTGAGTCATTATGGGTTGATGATAGCTCTCTGATACAGACGAATGACGAGGCGTTTAATTATCTTCTTAGTCATCGTGAAGACTTACTGTCGTCAAAGGTAGCATTTACGTTTAGTGGATATGCATCATCACAACTGAAACGGATTAAGGGACATAAAAAATGGATTAATTCTCCTGAACCAGTTGAGGCTCCACTAAGAAGTAATTACATTAAGCTTGTGCAGAACTTTACAGGAGCGAAATCTTTCAATAGCAACTTCAATATGTCATATCTATCAAACACTAGGCTGGTTCATTTTGGAGGAAATATCTTCGGCGCATACTTTAGTGGCGGTGATCCAAATGCGCTTACAGTTGATGGGGATTTTAATATTTCTATAAAGCAACTAAAGAATGAGGAGCCAAAAGGCGAGCTTCAGTTTATTATCAAATACAACGAAGAAGAATGGAAATTTGCCAAAGAGCGTCATCGTGGCTACTGGGAGTGGAAGAAAAATCGAAATCCAGTGCGAGCAGAGCTTGAAGAAAAGTTCGGCGTCGATTTCAAGCACGGAATGCACTTAGTTCGCCTTTTAAAAATGGGGGAAGAAATCCTTAAAGGAGATGGAGTCATTGTCAAGCGACCAGATGCAGAAGAGTTATTAAGCATCAGAAATGGCGCATGGACTTATAATGAGCTAATCAAGTATGCAGAAAGTAAAGATAAATACATTCGTGAAGTCTTATACAAAAAGACTGATCTTCGAAAGAAGCCAAATGTCAATCTAGCTACAAAAGTGCTAATGGATTGTCAAGAGATTATGTGGGGTTAATATGCCATATAAGGCATATTAAGTGCCAAAAACATAGTTAATGTGACATATAAAGCATGTTAACTGATTCAAGGAGAAAAATAAATGAGCAACATTAAAAAATACAAAATTGACTGGGATTGGAAAGCTGAAATTCATATCGAAATTGATCATGACATCGCTACAGGAGAAATGCTTCACGAGATTAATAGCTTCTGGGGTAATGATAAATATCGCGTAACAAAGGAGGGCTCAGTTCTGAATGCAGTCTTAAAAATGCTAGCACGAGAAGCTTTTTATATCGCATATTGCAATGACTACAATACATTTGGTGTTGTTAGTGCATTTGATTATGATGATAAGTACAATAATTGTGATACGGAAGGATGGCCCAAGATGGATGGTTCTGCAGGATTTAAAATTACACGCTGCGAAACATTCTCTATGGAGACTTCGGATATGACGATTAAGGAGGGTTAATGCACTACACATCAAATAATACCAAGGCTGCAAACCCATGCTTCTGTATTGGGTCTCAAAATGGCGCAGATAAATGTCCATGCATGCTAAATAATGACCGACAAGAACAGTGCCTTCATGATGCCTGTCCAGAGTGCCATGGATCTGGAATGAAGGTTAATGGCGGAGGAGCTTGTATTCATGGGATATCATGCCCTTGTCCAAAATGCAGCTTCACTTAATGAAAACATACAAAGTAATAATCTCAAGCTATGAAGATCACGACACATTTGGCCCTTTTGCAACAAAGGAGCTAGCCGAAGAGGTTAAAGTCAAGTTAATTGAATGGTCAGTTAGACATGACTTGCATATGAAGTTATTTGCTGAATATGACGAAGCTCCTGACGACTACGAAGCGATTAATTCATCGCCATACCATTCGCATTGCTTCGGGACTGGTGGAGGATTTATTCTCAATAATAAAGACGTTAAGGTTGTTGAGGCTAATGAAATATTTTATTCAATAGAGCAATTTGAGAAGGTGATGGATAAGAGCTATATTTTTGAGGAGGACGAACAATGAACACAAAATCTGTATGCGTAAAGCTCCATTACAATTGGCGTCAATGTGGCGAAGCTAATGATATGTGGGGTGAAGACTATGATGTCTATGAAGTTGGGAAAGGTAGCGTAACTAATATTATTCTAGAGGATATGCCCGAAGGATTCATTGGTGGCGATATTTACTCAGTTATTTTCGAAGACGGCAGCTATCAAACAATTTACAATCCCAATCAAGTATTCTATAAGGAAGTAGACAATGACACATAAAGTTTTCATCGCAGTGACTGACTTTGATTCTTCGGAGTATTACAATATTGATTGCTTAGGTATTCATTGCCATTCCGCACAAAAAGCCATTAGTACTGCAAAGATGTATCTCAAAGACGCAAGCGTTCAAGGCGTGAAGTCTAAATATTTTGGTAGTTATTATAACTTTACTGTATTGGATGCGCTAAAGGGTTTTTCAACAGAGTTTGGAGGAGTGTGAGTATGCGATCTTTATGGAAAGATCCCGTACATATTGCACATGTTTTCGAGGGTTCCGAGCTCTTATTGCTTGTAGATTTGCTCGAAGTTGAACTTGTTGGTCTTGAGTATGAAAGAGATGTAAATAAAGTTATTAGCGATAAAATCTATGATATTCAAGTGATGATAGATAAATATCAAGGATATATCGACAAATATTTATAGGAGAATAATTTTGACAAAAAATGAGAAACCTTATTGGTTACGAATGTTTGAAAAACACGTAGGAGAGCGCGTTAATCAAGATAAAGCAGCAGATGATGAAATGCTAAATCGTGTTTATATGGTTATGAGCCAGAAACTGGCACAAAAAAGAGCAGAAGGCTACGGAGGCTGGCACGACCCTGATCAATGCTCCATTGAAGATCTTAAGCAAATGCTCATAGATCATCTCGACAAAGGAGACTGGGTTGACATTCTGAATTTTGCTGGTATGATTTATGTTCGAACTGAGATGGAGAAATGGAAATGAGTGACGATTTTGAGGTGCATCCTATTGGAACGGTCTCTGGTCTAGAGGCAGAGATAAAGCGTCTAGAAGCAAAGCAAGAGGTGATTTTAACATCAAAACAAATAGCTGAGCTAGCAGAATTCGCAGGAATTTGTCTTTCTGAAAAACAAGACGAAGAAATCCTTGGAGATGAAGCAGAGGATTGCGAATGGACAATTAAGGGTTTGTATGGCGATCAAGGGCTGCTTGATGACGACGGTGAAACGATCATGCACTATAATCATATGGTCTACTGTTCAGAATACTGGGATGAGGGTGCTATAGGCTTAGGGCCGCTTCTACGAGAATCTAAACCGAAGGATAGCGAATAATGATAGAAGCTGTAATAGCAAAAGATGGTTCAATCCTGACTAAAGATGATATCCGAGAGATATCTTTCCCATGGATAAGTAACTCAGACGCATCTACTGAGGCTGCACAAGCATTTATAGATGAATGGTTTAGCATGGCTGAAGATGAAGTTCTTTCGGATAACAATCTAATGTATGACTACATTAGCATACGCGAGTACTTCTTAATTTTTACACATGGATACGATGCGCGAGGTAATAATGGTTAACGCAAGACTACATGTAATTTGTGGCAACTGCGGATGCTTAGCAACTAATGAAAGGCCAGATGACTTATTTTTTCAGATTCATGAAAAAGGGCATGATTATGGAGATTATCAATTGCCAGCAGTATACATAACATGCAGAAATTGCTCAACAATTCATGATTTATCAGAAACAGTAAAGGAAAAAGAGGAATAGAACTATGATCAATATGTACGATTGCAGTAGAACCGCAAAAGAGAAAGCAGATAGTGCTAAAAACTTTCCAATCAATAAAACACCAATGACAGACGTAAGAAATGCAGTACAGTTATTATCAGACACTTGTTTCAAGGCATCAGAAGAGGCTAAGTGGTGGCATGATATTGATACGGGAGAAAGATTGGATAGAAATAAGGGTGAAATGATGACTTTGATACACTCAGAGATATCTGAGGCGTATGAGGGCGTCAGAAAAAACGCAATGGATGATCATCTACCCCACAGAAAAGCTGAAGAAGTCGAAATGGCTGACGCACTAATTCGAATCTTTGATTATTGTGGAGGACATGATCTTGATGTCGCTGGTGCCTTGGTTGAGAAAATGGCATACAACAAACAGAGACAAGACCACAAGGTTGAAAACCGAAGAAAAGACGGTGGCAAAAAGACGTAATGGGTAAAATTATAATCGGGCTAATTTGTTTGGTCTGTTTTTTCTGCTTTGTGCTCGGAATTCTTCTGGGCTGGGCTTTGTTTTGAGTGAGGATTAATGATGAAGATCGTAGCAAACGAAAAATGCGAACTAGTTATAGAGGAGGCATTCAGCGGTGTTTTGTTTGAGACTGCTGAAGGGGAGCAACTGGGTGTTTGCATGAGAGATGGAGCCTATGAGATTTCAGTTGGTCGTAAGGGTGTTAAAGGCTGCGCTTGGTATACTGCATCTTCAGGAGGTGTTGAGCGACTAACGAAGGAAGTGACAATAAAAATCATGAGGGTTAAAGAAAAGGATATTGATGAATATGGCGATACATTACTCCCAGAAAAAGGACTTGAATTTGTCAATGGAAATTATACACATATAAGTGAAAACGGGATCATGAATGAGTGCACAGTAGAATACAACAAAGACGGTGCGCCAATGGTTTTCCTTGGAGAAGATGTCGATACATAACTGATTCAAACTAACACAAGGAGAGAAAAAATGAAAAAATGTCCGCACTGCAGCTCGAAAGCCGTACTTCGTGAAGAGTTTGATTTCACGACAGACGGTACTCACATATGGAGGTCAAGGCATCTGAGTGTTGAGTGCACTTCTTGTGGTGCTTCTACAAAAAAGATTCGTGTAGATACGTTTTCTGAATTTAGTAATTATGCCGCATATGACTTTAGGCTCGATCCAGATTTAAGAGCTAAAGAAGAAGAGATATATGCGGCACATGAGAATTCTTTGAGAAAAGATATTGTTAATTTGTGGGATAAGAGGAGTGAGAAATGACTGTTAAAAAAATTAAAGCAAAAGGTAAATTCGAACTTGAAATAAAGCGGTTTTACTTGCCTACTAAGTTTGATATTCAATGTCCGCATTGCGGCAAGGTCAATCCAATTGACTTCGAAAGCCAATACTTAAGCTATCCAACTATAAATAAGAAGGAGTCTGAGTATCGAGAGTGTGACCACTGCGATAAAGAGTTTGAGTTCGATATAAAAGTCGAAATCAATGTTGAAGTTGATATGGATGCAAGGAAAGTTGGTGATTATGAATAATTTAGGAGAAAATCATGAAATTCAGAAAACACGAATGGTTCGATAAAGAAAAATATGTACAAAAATTCGGAATACAGGCTAGGCATGGGATTACTGGTGTGTGGCACCACGTAGCAGAGAATGGTGAACCCTGTCTTTTCGATAAAGAAAGTGATAGAGATGACAAGATAAAAGAGTTTCGGAAGCTTGAGAGGGAGAAAACATGAACATCAAAATAGCAGCAATGAACATGGTCAAACACATAGATAACTCAGATTTACCGGATATGAACCAGTCTTTCGGCAAAAATCATATGTACGATATGGTAGATAAGATCATTACCGATGAGGTATCAGGAGAAAAAGCCCATAGATGGCTTGGGTATATCCAAGGATGTGTTTGTGTCTCTGGTGGAGCGACATTAGATCAGTTAAAGCAGGTTAATGAGATATCATAATAACAGAGAGGCAGATAGCAATGAAAAAAGCACCAAGCATTTTCGGAGCATGTGAATTAATTAGCACAGCTAAAGAAACGCAAGTTAGACTAGGCGGCGAATGGGTAATAGCAAGACCTTTTGGATACTTCTCATTTAAGCACAGAATCAAGTGTGCGTGGATGGTATTCACCGGAAAAGCTGACGCGCTTATATGGCCTAAAAATCAATAGCATTGCCCTTCGTGGGCTTCTTAATTATAGGAGAAAACGATGTTGTATGTATTAAAAAAGAATGGAATGTATTACGCGCATGATAATTGTGGGTATGTGAATAGGGTTTTAATGGCTGAAATTTACACTAAAAAATATGCCAAAAACTACGCAAAGAACCATGACGAAATTGATGCGATTCCAATTGATGAATTAATATCAATTGAAGAACTTGATCCGTATCTTGAACGGATTAAAAAGATGAAAAAAGCCCTTAATTCTGAGCTACAGGAGAGATGAATATGAGCAGCAATTTAATGGATCACAAAGTTAAAGCTTCATTAGTTATGAAGATGATTAATGATCGACTTGAAAGAGTTGATATGAAATACCAGTATGGGCAAAAGGAAATAAGTAAAGAAGCCTACGCAGAAGTAAAAATGGAAATAGCTGAATTAAAAATGATCTTCGTTGACTACATTCTTGAATCGAAGGAACAGGAATTAATTGACACAGATCAATAATCAACAATTAACGGAATAGGATCATGAAATTTTTTATACGAGCAATGCGTTACGGTAAATGGTCTTGTGGATTTGAACAGTGGGAAGGCAAGCCTCAATTTGACTTTGCTTATTTCTATTATGACGGACATCACTATTGTCTTCATATATGGAAGTTTTGGGTTGAAATAGAATATTAATAGGAGAAACTATGAAAGATTTTGAAGAATACTGGCTGCGAGTGAATTATGGAAACCCTATGTATGCTGAATTAGACAGAGACCAGAACTCGTGGGGCACAAAGAAGAAGGTTGCATTTTTGGCGTGGGAAGAGGCTACCAATATGGCAAAAAACCGTGAAGCTATTCTGATAGTCGCTAACGAGCTTCATACCGAGCAAAATAAAAAACTTGAAGAGATAGCCTATTGTGCATCTGGCTTCTTTGAGAGTGAAAACGAACGAAACTTTGGTGATGCAGAACAATGGAAGCAAAAGCTGGAACAGAGAACAGATGCATTTTATGATGCTAAATATAGAAAGTCGGAGGGAATATCATGAAAGACATGCCTTTAGATCCAGCCAATACTGGTAAGGGCGAACTATGTGCTCCAGTTAGCGACGGAGTGACTCAAGATCGATATTGGATTTTGGTCTTTGAGGATCAAGATCGTGAGAATGTAATTATCAATGACGAAGATCAAGCGAGAGAAATATTCGCAAAGTCTGAATCTCAAGGGTGGAACTGCCACTTGTTTGGTCAGGTGTTGCGTAACAAGTCTCAAAATGAATCACTAAAAAATGAAAACGATAAATTAAGATTAGCAATAAACGAAATGGCTACCACTGTAGAGAACTGGAGCTTCGGATGGGACGGAGATTGTGGAGTCAGTACTGCAATTGAATTTATCAGAGAGGATGCTTTGGATGATTAATGCGATTAATAAAACAGGAGAAAGACTATGAGCGATTTACACATAGCAATGAGCCCGTTAACTGGGGCAATATTTTGCGGAAATGTACTGAAAGACGGGAGAACTTGGGGAGCAAAGAAGAGAGATGTAACTATTGAAGCATTGGTTGCTGTTGCTCAACATGCAGAACATTTTAAAAATAAACACGGTGAAGATATTTTGATATCCAAGCCGGATGGAACTCCAGAATACAGGATAAGGGTTGAAAAATTATGAACAGAATATTTTTAGGGGGAACCTGCTGTGAAACCACTTGGCGCGAAGAACTAATCAAAGTCATTCAGGTCGATTATTTCAATCCTGTTGTCTATGCTTGGACGAGTAAGTGTATTGCAATTGAGAATAACGAAAAAGAAAACAAGTGCAATATTCATCTTTATGTCATTACATCAGCTATGATTGGCGCCTATTCTATTGCAGAAGCTGTTCAGTCGAGCAACACTAAAGGGAAAGTAACTATCCTGCATATTATCCCTGACGGATTCGGTGCTGCACAACTAAAGAGTCTTCAGGCGGTGTGTGATTTGGTGAGAGGCAATGGTGGCATTGCTTATGTAGATGAAGATTTACATCGGACTGCAAGGGTGTTGAATTATGGGTTTAAGTCATGAGACAACTCAAAAGAAAGTTCGGCATATGGATGTTGTCAGTCGGTGTCAAGCTTGTTTTCACTTCTGATAAAGAAAGAGACAATCTTAAGCACCATTCAAACCTTAATTCATGGGTAGGAGCACAGATAGATAGTGGTGGACATATACTTAGGGATCTTGAGCCTATGAGTGAGTACGGTACACAAAGCGTTATAAATGTTTTTAGGCACAAATTACTTACTGATGAACCTGAGCGTATATCCTCAATTGAAAAGACATACGCGAAAGAAGAGTGGGTATAGCGTGCACTTTTCTGCTCATTAACGGCATATATCGCCGTTAATGAGCACTTTCTTTCACTTTAACTAGCTTTACTTAGCACTAATCCTATTTATAGTCTTGCCAGCAGAATTTTCAATGAAACACACATCGTAATCATCCTCCCCAACGATTCTTTCAACACCATCATCATCGTAATAGTTTTTATACACAGTAATGCCGACACCATGCTCGTATTTTTCGATTGAGTAATGTGGCGCAGACACTGTGTTCTCGTTATTATCTTTAAAGAATTTAATTGAAAACATAATTTATTTACCTTTTTAGTTGAATTGAGAATGAATCATACGTCAAAATATCAGTGACTTCAAGGTTTATTGTGAAATAAATATTGTTGCACCCCATATAATCCCCTTCATCTTGTCGCCATTATAGGTTGTTATCATTGATGCTGCGACCTCAAACCTTGAAAATTGTTCATTCCGCTTCGTATGGTCATCAGCTATAGAATCGCATAGACGGGTTATTGTTTCCAAGATAATATCGCCATCGAAATTTTTAGCTCTTTTTTCTACATGGCTCATTTCTTCAAAAATAGGCCCAATTATATGCTCTTTATAATTCTTTTCAAGATTACACTCTTTGAGACCTAAAGCCAAGTAGGTATATCTAAGCATGCTCTCAAATGCTTTATTGTGCTCTTCTGTAATTTCAATCATATTATTTCTCCATTGGAAACTTTTATTTTACGTCAAAATATCGCTTGTGTCCACATCCTTTCCAATATAAATTACGAAGACACACGTTATAGGGGTTTCCGTCGATACAAGTCGCTATAATTCGACCATGTTTACATCCAAATGCTCTGGCTATTAATGCTGCAACACCGACCTCACGCACACTATTATCTGTTAAGACCCTAAAGATCAGCCTTCCCTTTTTAATAAATGGTTTTCTTATTTTAATCCATTTTCCACCAACATACTGCTTTATGAGCCCATAATTGTTTACTTTATATCTAACACCATTAAATAAATGTTCAGCTGTTACAATACTTGTGTCGCTACCTCCTGTTTTGCACGAATAATGCCCAGTCATGGCTTTATACCCGTCAAAGGATATTTTGAAGTGTTCCATAACATCAGCTATGCTTGCAATATCGTGTGAGAATAAAAGCCCATCAAGCTCATCTTGGCTTTCAAATTCGAATCTTTTTATCACCGTATTGGGTGAGAAGGTCAAACTATAGTTGATATTTGATAAAGTATTCACCTTATATGGTGATCTATACGATGATCTCTTCGCCTCTCCGCTGGAGAATGCCCCGACCATTAATGTTGACACTTTTCTTTTTTTCCACGTACCATTATCATCTTTGAGTTTAATCCACTGGCATCCGTCATTAGTGAACGGCATAATGGGACTTCCGTCACGGTCTTTAACTACGCCATGATTTGACACCAGTAAATCTATCACAAAATGACAATGTCGGTACTCTATATTTGTATCTGACAGGTTGATATTAGAAACAAAAGAGTGTAAGTTGTACTCATTGATAACATCTTCTTTTGAATCAAAATAGTGAAGTTGATCTTTAACAAAAGAGTTTGCTTGCTTTTGCGTGTCAAATATCATAAATATCTCTCATATATAAAGGTGTGCTTTAAAATAACTAAGTGTGCTTACAGTATATCATATCTAACTAAGGGGTTTTATTGTTGCTTATCTGACATATTTGCACATATCTGCTTTTTAGCTAAATTGGTTGTTTTTTATACAAAATGGTTAATAAAAAGAATAAAAAGTATAAGTTGTACTTTTTATCGAACAGTGTTAGACAGTAGAAGAAGTAATAGTAATAATAGTAATAGTAATAGTAATAATAGTAGTATATAGTATACAGTCTCTACCCTACAGAGCATCTCTCTCTACCTTCCTCCCTCCTCTCTCTTCTCTTCTTCTTCTCTCTCTTTCTAATAAAAAGAAAAAAAGGATACTTTCTCCGGTCTTTTCTTGTCTCTATAGTTTTCCTACCCCATATCCCCCTATACTCTCCTAGGCTACTTTTTATTCTTTTTATTCTTTTTATTAATTTTTGTGTGTTTTGAGGCTCTAGCATGCGGGTTTCAAGCGTTTAATTAAAATTAAATTAATTCCTTTTTATTCTTTTTTATTAAAATATCCTTTGTAGCCCTTGCAAACACTGGTTTAAGCGTGTATAGTCTCTTTTTTTAAATGAATGTGGAGACGGAAATATTATGACAACAATGAATAACGTAACAATCAATATCAATGGGTGTGATTTAAGTAAGGAAGTGATTGTCCAGAAAATAGAAGAGGCGTTTGATAATTTAAATAAACCGTCTTTGGTTAATGAGTATCAGATTTTTAATTTCGAAGGAGTGGCTTGTGTTGTTAATGTTCCGTTTACTGTTGAAGGTGCTTGTATTGTTAATTTGTGTCTTTATGTCGATGACGGCACGAGAGGGCATCGGGTTTACTCTGGCATAAAAATGGACACTAATTCAGCCAAGCGTCGAAAAGTAAATTCTAAGAGGTTTTATCCAGAGATACCTGTAGGAGGCGAAGCTACATGCAGGCGAATAGTGGCTGACGCTATCCGTAATGCTGATATGCAGAAGTACTCAAAAGAGTTTGACTACAGCGGGTTTGATTTTGATTTAATACCGATGGAATATACATGGGTTGCAACTAACGCTGATGGAGTTGTTGTGGTATACACGCATCAGCCAGTCCCTGACAGCTGCAACGATTCTGCTTTTTGGTGTTTTGGAAAGAAAAGGTGTCTATCAGACACGCTACCACATAGAGAGCCACAATGGAGAAGATCAGCTGAAAAAATCGTCCGAAAAACAAAAGTATTTGAAATTGATATCAGCAATGAAGACCGAAGATATAAGTGGGCTACAGCAGATCAAGATGGAAGTGTACATTTGTGGCAAGTTGAGCCAAGAGCAGGATACAAGAAATGGTTTTCAAGAAATTGTGACGATTATCGTAATTACATTGGATCGACTAGCATGCTCTGTAAGAACCATGCAAGAACACTAACAAGAATTGATTGGAAGAACTAAGGAGAAAATAAATGATTGATTTTATAAAATGGCTATTCTGGACTTTCTTTCCGAGATTTATAGAAGAGGATGTAGCTGCAAATTTTATCGATAATGAGTGGGCTCCGTTGTACCCAGTTAGTCTGGCTCAAGAGTACGATGAGTACACTCATGTTGTTACACTTAAGTCATTTAACTTGTTTGGGTTTGCGATACTCCCAAGGTTAGTTAAGTCAGCCACAAGAGAGGAGTATTTTAAATGAAGATAACTATTGAGCCCGATATCTCAGAAGTTCAGAAGTGGATAGCTATATTTAAGCAAGGAGGTACATGTGCATATAGTATTGCGACCACAGAAGTTTTCGGTATAGATATAAGCTATATTAGCGAAAAGTACAAGTATGCTGCATTTAATGAGGATAACGACGTAGTTTTGTTTGTGAATGGTGACGTAACTCGCAGGGTGTATACATGGCGAAATACGACTACGGGTGGTTTTTGTATTGGTAAAACAACAACAAAAGCAATGCACTGGGAAGATTCATTAACAGAAATCAATAGAGAGATTAACTCATGAAATACATAACAAAAGATCTCACGCTCGAAGGTGAGCCGCTTGAGATTGCTATGATGCTAAGTTATTTGCATAAAAATACAATTAATATCTCTAGTGGAGTGACTTTAACGGGGAAGGATATAGCTGATGCTTTTGAAAATCATTTTGACAAAGATAGCCTAGCTGACTATTATCGTTCGATAGGGGTTCTGGATCACAAAGACACTCATGGTCAAGTGGCGATAGATCCAAATGGTACAGTGAATATATTTACAAGTGACAACAAAGAAATATACTTTGACGATGAGGAATGGATGCTGACAGATGGCAACTACCGTTATCTTGATACAAAAAAAGATATGAGTAATGTTGATTGGACAGAAACACATATGTGGATTAAAGACTTGTAGAGAGGATAATTTTATGAAAGTAACAATCGAATGCACGGTGGATGAGTTTAGTGAATTGTTTAAGACAACAGTTACGAATAATGTTGTTACGAATGAAATAAACAATACAAGTAACGCAGCGAGTACGGATACAGAATCTTTAGACGATTATTATCGCTCAATTGGCGTAAAGAAATTTGATGACAAATATAATCAAGTGGCGATAGATGAATGCGGCGATATTTTTGTATACAATAGTGAGTCGAAAATAATTATTGACTTGTTCGAGTGGATTTCATCTATTGAAGATCCTGTCGGAGATCATGTATGTGTTCCACACGAACGAAATATCGACAACATAAACTGGAAACTCTCTCACCGATGGATTAAAGATCTATGAAACAATTACTAATACACAAGGGCAAAGGCGTTGCTCAAAGGTTTTTTTTCGATATGGAGGCTGAGGGCATGACCTCTATCGATTGTCCGCACGGAACCATATCTCCAATATCTGATACGCATATTTGCGTTGCAGTACATGGCGTTAATAAACCATTGACGACAAATAAGTGTAAGAAGCTCTCAATATTATTAAACACACCCATCGATGGAGAAACTATTTATCAAACGACTATTGACAAGGCAGTTAGTATTGCATTAATATTGGGCGCAAAGAAGCCAAAACAAATTTCAGAAGAAAATCGTAAGAAGTTGTCTGATCGAATGAAAGCGATGAAAGCAATGAAGGATTTGAGGAGGAATTTATGAGTGATGTAGTAATGGTTGTTTTCGGGATGATGTTCGGAGTAATAATGACTGGAGCGGTATGGAAGTCACAGCCAGAAGTCGTTATGGCAAAAGAAGCCATCGAAAATTGTGAGATAAACATTCCTAGAAGTCAGAAGTGTGTCGTTAGTGAAGTTTTGGTTGTTGTATTGAAAAGCGAGGATATGTGATGAAAAATTATATCAAAAGCTTTGCAGCAGGAGTTGTTATTACATTTTTTATCATAGCAGGTCTTGTTGAAAGAGATGATGGTATTCATGATAGATATTACAAGGCAAAAATGCTGTGCCAACAATCACTCCCAAGAGATCAAAGCTGTACTGTGGAGATGGTTGGAGTAGTTGTAAGTAAACAATAGGAGAAATATATGTTCAATACAATAAATCACGCAGGTAATAAAGTCGATATTTCATTCAACTCTATCTCAGGAACATTAATTAAATCAACTGAGAAGAGTAAATTTGCAAGATTTCACGCAGACTCTAGTGATGCAGGGACGTTTTTTAATGAAGACTCTCCTTGCAGAGGATATTTTGACCATTCTGGATATTTTAAAAGCGACTGTGATGTTATCGTATTGCAAGTGATGCTATCTGCTAATGATTACTATCTGGTTGAGTTTATTGATGTTGTTGAGAAATCTAATGATTGAACTATTCAGCCATACATTCGAACACGATGACTTTGACAGTGATTATCCTCACAAGATAATGAATAGGCGAGGCGACAAGATTGTGAGTTATGGTATTGATGCAACAACTGGACAGCGAGTTAGCCTTTATGGTCTTCCGTGGAAAAAATTCACAGAAGAGCGATGTTATCAGCTTGGTGGCGTTTGGTATTTGATGGAAGAGGTGGTTGAATGATGAAGTATTTTGGTAAATTTGTCCTGATCAATCTAAAAGAATTTTTTATTTTCATTGGTCAGATGCTGCTATTCATTATGTTACTTTCATATCTCATAGCTGGAGGTTTGTTTTTTCTTCCTATCACTATTTGGCTAGATGACTTCATTTTCCCTAATTGGGTAAGATTCATGATTACTATGTCCTATGTGATTCCTGTATCGATGTGGATATATGTGAAGTATGTCGAGTTTTACAAGAAAATGGAGGATATCAAATGATGGGGCACCAATGAACCATAAACAAAAAGCGCATTATATAAAATTAGTTTTGGAAGCAGCTACAAAACATTGTGAGTGTGAAAATTTGCACCATAAGGAATCTGATTTTCATGAATATGATTATGCTTGTCCAGCGGAGTATAGGTTGTCGAAAGCTATTTATGAGGTTGAGAAGATGTTGAAGGAGGAAAAATGATTTGTCCAAATTGTAATGGAACAGGGATAGATTGTATGGAAGATGTCGAAAAAGAGACCTCAAATTTACTAATTGTCGAAAAAGGGCAGATCTGGGCAGACAATAAAGACTTATGGCTTTGTCCTGTAGTTATGGTTATCGATAACGGAGAGAGGATTGTGTACGAACATGTTGAAGAAGATATGCGATCAATGACGATTGAAGATTGGCACAAGAGCATGGTATTCTTTGCAGAGGAGGAATAGATATGGCAGATTTCTGCAAACAATGCTCAATAGAGAACTTCGATTCCGATATGGGCGATTTAAAGGGTCTTTGTCAGGAGGATTATATAGTTGAAGTTTTGTGCGAAGGATGTGGCCCTGTTTATGTAAATCATGAGGGTAAGTGTGTAGGTGATCGTGGGTTTACTTGTTTGAAAAAGCATGAGGAGGAATAAATATGGCACTAACTAATAATATAAATGCAATGGAGCTTATGAAGTATGGTCTTGAACAAAAAGTAAAGGCACAGTTGACGGAAGATATTGTTAGCGATCATATGAAACAGGTTGAAGAAGAATTCAGAAGTAAGTTACTCCCGCTGGTCGAAAGTATTTCTATTGATTTAATTGAGCTCAATAAAATTAATGATATGAATGGATTTCGAGAAGAATATAATGTTTATGTAAAATTTAGAGATGGAGAAAAAACAAATGAATAATACTATTGATTTCAAAGGCAAGCGATATGAAGTTGGGAAGCTGTATCAAAACAAAGAAGGGGTTATACTTTTTTTACATGGTATGGAGATAATCGCTTGTCCAGATCACAAGGTAGCACTAGATTGTTCTTACACAGGAGATGGAGGATTTCGATTCCTTAATACTAACGAGCTATACATAGTGGGCCCAAGAGAGCTTGGAACCATCGAAGACATTTGGGAGCCTGAGGTTGGGAAATATTATTGGTTTTATGACAATGCCAAAGAAGATGGAGCTATGTTGGCTTTCGCAGGTAAGCCCAAAACAATTTATACAGGATATATTGATGTTCATGGTAATTATTGGGAAAATATTGAAAAAATAGATGTAAAAGACATAGGTTAGCTCTCAAAAACACTACTACAGATAGAATGCATTTTTTAATACGTGTTTATATTTGAGTAATTAGTTCGTATTAGCACAAGGAAAGTGCTAAAAACGCACACCTACTATTAAAAAAACGCATTCTACGCTCAAAATAAAACATTTACGCTTGACATCTCAGGGTGCTTTTGCAATAATCACTAAAATCAATCAAAAACGGAGAAAAATAGCATGATTAACGCAAAAGAGGCGAGAGAAAATACAAACAAGCTAAAGGCTTCAGTTTTCATTCTTGAAAAGAAGCGTATAGAGAACTTAATCGCTGAGGCAATCTCTGTAGGCAGAGGTTCGATTGAGATTGAATCAGGCAACATAGTAGAGTACGAGATTAGAGATTGGCTAGAGGGATTGGGATATAGAATAATGGACTTATCATGCATTCATAGTGTTAGTTGGTAGGAGGAAGATTTATGACAATTTCAAAGAAATTTAACAAAAAGGACGATAGCATTAAGCAATGGCTAGAAACTAACCTTAATATCGTTGGTATTAAAAATGTTTGGATTCCAAAAAATGACACTGTGATGACTTGTACTGATGTTGAGCTTGAAACAAGCGGTACGGAAATCTTGATTCAATTTAGATCAGGCAGGGTAGTTTTTATGAATTGGTCTGAGTGGTTTTCGATTGGCTTGATGGAATTTGATAAATAAACTAATAAATTAGGAGGAGTTATGGAAACGCTATCTTTCATTATGGGATATACCTTTGCTGTAGTATGGTTGTATTTTCTTTTTAGAAAGGACAATAAGAATAATATCCAGCAAGAAGAAAAGAAGCTAATAATCCCAATCATATCATTACCAGTAAAACCAACTGCGATTGAAGCTAACAAGTCTATGTGTAAGGTTAGAAGTGATTGGGAGTTAACAAGGGAGCAATGCAAGGAGTATATCGACAAGGCATACAATAAGATCAATAAAGAAATCAAAGATGGCGGTAATATAGCTGAGGTGAGATTTCTTACTTATGATTCTTTGTATCGTGGATGGGCTGAGCCTTCTAGAGTTATCTCAAGAAAATCTATCTCATGGGTTATCAAGCGGGTCACGGATGAGCTTGTCAAGAACGGGTACGGAGTTTCAGTTAGTGAGTTTGGCAATAGGTGCTTTAGTTATATGCACCACCAAGACGAAGGGTACGCCATTAAAATAACGTGGCCTGATGATTGCGAGGAAAAGTTATGATTAATGCACAAGAGGCGAGAGTCCAAAGTAAGCTATCCAATGATATTTTCTCGATTGAAAAAAATCGAGTAGAGCATTCTATTAAACAAGCGGTGGATGACGGTGACTTTTTCGCTGTCATTGTGATAAATGACTCTGTAAGAAAAGAAATCATTTCATGGTTGGAGCAATATGGGTTTAGTGTACCGTTACCAACTGAGTCATGTACAGTAATAAACTGGAAGGAATAATTCATGACATACAGACTAATATCAAAAGAGCGTGATTATTATGATTATGCGTTTCACGCTTACGGGTTTGATCCGAAGAAGGTATTTACTCGAAAAGAAGAGCAATTTATACTCGACACATCATCTGACACTTTTTTCCTTGTAGGAAATTATGCTAGCAACAACAAGAGTATGTTCACTGAAAAAGACGTCTCATACTTTGTAGGTGTTTGTGGAGAATGGTATAGAGCTGTCCCTACGATAAAAGAGGATGCATGGTTGTATTGCGGATTTAATAATGACAAGGTTCTATTTAATGATGTTTTTGATGAATATGAGCGCCAGTCTGTACATTCCAATCCAAGGTATCTAAAAAGAAGCTTGGCGAGGAGAAAGGCAAAATCTGTAAAACAGTACGATAAAAAAATAAATATTACAGATCACAGTCTGTTTAAGCGTTATGATGCAGCAGTATTGCTTGTAGAGGTTAGGCGTATAAATACATATATTACAAAATACCCCGTACTGAAGGATATTAACTTCTCAACAATAATGAATGCCACGGAGATTCATCAAGAAATCGAAATGTACCTTGAATCAACTCTCGCAAAATATGAAGAAATAGGTTGCATTCCAAATGAGAACAAGATATTATCTGCTGGATTCGATTTGAAACAATCATTTAGGCATAGAGGAAATAAATAATATGAACAAAACAATCGAAGTAAACGGCTACATATACGAAATAGGAAAATTATATCTTGACTCAGAAGGCATGAAGTGCAGATTAGTCGGACTTAGCGTCAATCAATTATATCCTTTCAAAATTCACTCGGAAGGTCGAGATTGGGTGGCAGATAAAATATCTGTAATCGAGAACGCAGGAACAATCATAAAGGCTGCTTATAAGCCAGAGGTTGGGAAGCTTTATGAGCTTAGTGATAATGAGGATTTTTCTCACTCGTTTGTTTTTCTTTTGGGCCACATTAATGACGATGATAACTATCCATATAAGGCAGAAGATGACTGTGCCTATAGATTCATTCGCCCCGTACCAGAAGACAAACGGGAGTTTGGGGAATGAAGCTACCAGTCCAGTATAGCAACACCATGGAAGGTAGGTATGAGTAGAGAAGAGTATAGCAGGTATGTATGTCCTAAATGTGGCACTAGTGGAGCAAGCCCACCAAATTCAGGGTGCTTCTGTCATATGTGTGAAGAAAGGATAGTTATGTGCGAGTTCCCTCGCTTCAAATTATGTCCTTGTGGAAAACATACGCATGACAGACATAATGGTGAGTCTTGTCAAAAATATAAGCTAGTAACTATTCGGAGGTAATTATGGATAATAGAGCAAATTTTCTTATTGAGTTAGCAGAGTTGCTGGATAAACATAGTGCAGTTGTATGTTCTAGTTTAGATGCTTCGGAGGTGTTCTTCATCTTCAATGAATGGAATTATCATGATGGTGACAAGCCTAAAAGACAGGAGTTGTGGACAGGTCGTAACCATTCAACTGGGTATGAAATGCGTGTTACTGCTCAACGTTTTGAAGTTGAGGAGAGTTCATGACAACAATCCTAATCGATTGCAAAAAGAAAATTGTTTATGCCGATAAGCGCGGAACGAAATGCATTAATGGCGTGGAAGTTATGGAGGATATCTATCCAAAGATACTGACGTATAAGGACAGCATTATTGTAGGTTCAGGCGATAGAAATGATATATTATCGTTTTATAACAGCTATGAAGAAGGCAAAATTAAACGTCCAAACTCTTCTGAATCAACAGTGCTTCTTGTCAAAAACCACACTGACGGATTAGAAATCTTTGTGTATAAGTCAGAAAAAACATTATTCTGGTATAAGTGGGATCTACACAAAAGGATTATCTGTGACACGTTTATCACTGCAGGATCAGGTAGTCAATATGCTCACGGTGCATTTGAAATATGCGGAGACGGAGAGGTTGCAATTCAAGTGGCTTCCAAGTATGATAGGCATACGGGTTGTGAGGTGGATAAATATGAGTTTAAGTAAAAAGTTAAAAATATTCGCATTTTGCATGGTTGTTCTTATTTATATTTTATTTTCACAAATAAACAAGCTTTCAAAAACAGAGTATGTAATTACTCAAGACAACAAGGAGTATATTGTTACAATGCCATCTGTTATCGGGAACTGTATTGTGGCAATTGAGATAACGTTATGTGGGAAGCTGAAGATGGAGAAGAGATTATGAATGGTTTTATGATCGGACAAAGAGTCATATACTCGAACACTATTTGCACAGTATGCAAACCAGAAAACAATGACTCTACGAGAGACGATTGGATTTGGATATTTAATCCAGAGAGAGGTTACGCTCACTGTGCAGCGGAACATAATCTTAAGCCATTACCGAGTGGGCAGTTGTGATCATTATCGGAATATTTGTTTTCTTATTTTTTGTGTTAGTAATATCTAGCATTGGATATAAATGTGACCCAATAAGTAGCATTGAACTTGACGAAACCACTCACTGGCAGATGAGAAAGCAGGGATGGACTGAAGAGGAAATAGAAGAATTCATGGGTGATTGTTATGATGAAAATAAACAGCGAGGAGAAAAATAATGGCATTTGCATATTGTAGTTGTGGGTACGGACTTGATACTCCTACACCAGAAGAGGATTTGAGTGAAGATGGGCCTTTGTGTCCTGAGTGTGGACGTCAGTATCACGCGAGTAAATCTGTTGAGGAGTATGTCCTTGAATTGCTTTCTGTTGTTGAAGAGTTGACTGTACGTATAGAGGAGTTAGAGAAACAATGAAAACATTCAACATAAACTTCAACATCAAGATCCACGATGGTACACCTTGGCATAATCAAATGTTACAGGGTATAAGGTTATTCTCTACATTGATGTTGATTCTACTTTCAGGATTAGGTATTGTCGCTATCAATATAGCATTTAAGTTAATTATTACAGATAATTTCTTGATTGACTTTGCGTTTTTGGTATTAATGTGTTTCAATTGGATGCCAATATTTTTGGGTAAAAATAAATGATATTCGTACATAGATATAAATATTCTCACATGAAATTAAGAAAGAAATATCGAAAACTACATAAAGACGGATTGGTTACCCGTGAGATTGTTAGAGACGGATGGCTTTACAAGAAAATCATTAAAAGAATACACATAACAGGATGAATATTTTATGGAAATTGAAACACAAGAAATTCAAGATGGAAAGCATGAAGGTGAAATAGTGTGGGTTACTCACTATAATCAACCGGATTTAAACAAGAAAGCACTACGAAGTGTACCTCCAACTAAATGCATCATTAGATCAATCGATGAAACAGATAAGCGAGTGTATTACTCTAAGATGTACTTTGCCCCGCTGAATGCAAAAGGCGAGACTACTAAGAGAGTTATTTCTCCAGTGGATAATACTGGATATCGAAGGAGGTGCGGAAATCAGCTATTTGTCTTTACTGTCGAAGAAGAGGCTAATATAGCATGGAATGAGCAAGTTCAGGCTGTGATTGGTGAGCTAGAGCATCTAGCAATAACCGCTAGTCAAAAGCTGATTAATCGCGCTAATGAGCTAGTAGCGAAGTTGAAGGAGAAGATATGAGCAGCAAAATAACAGTCATAACAGACATCAATTATGTAGAAATGGACAGAGATCAGTTATGTCGAGTCGAGATGTATAGGCCTCCATCGGTTCGTGTTTCCTCTGCAGTGACGAGAGAAGATCTTACAGTAGAGTATAAGAGGTTTAATACAAGAGAGTATTGTTATCCAGATACAAGTAAAAAACGAGAATATAACAATAACACAGGTAGGCTAGAATTCCCAGCAAAATATGTTCAGGTTGCAATGCATCCTATGGTTGAAGATGTATTAGGGCTAACGGTTGATGGCATAAATAATTCGGTTGCGTTTTATAAGGAATCCGCTGATATTCTTCAAAGAAAGGTAGAAGATAATAGATGTCAGATTAGAGAAAAAGAAAAACAAATATCAGAATTCAAGAGCATGTCATTTTGGCAGAGAGTTAAGTTTGTATTTAATAATAAGGGGCGAGAAATTTTATGAGTAACAATTGCACTAAAGAATATAAGAAAGGAAGAGTTTTCATTGGCGAAGAAGATGACATGTTCACAGCTCAGATAGACACGCACGGCTGGACAGGAAAGGTTTTATTGTTCGCTGAATCTAAGAAAGAGGCTAATGAGTTTCAGGATAAGGTTATTGATTTATTGAATGGCGAAATAGTAGAAAAAGAAGATGCGAAAGACGATTTTCTAATTGGTCAGCGAGTAATATTTAGGGGTTCTATCGTGAAGTTGACGGATGTCCTTCCTACTAAGGTTAGGGCGGGTGATACTTGGCTAGACAAAAGCAGTGTTAAGCCGCTACCGTCTGGTCAATTATAATTAATTAAGGAGAAAAAGTATGGCAGACACATTTGTACTAATATCCCCAATGGGGCACTTTGCTGTATCTTATTGCAGTAAGAGTGGATTTGATCACGATAGATCGCATAATGATATTAACGAGACAATGAATCTTAGTGAGGCTACTGTATTTAATAAAATTGACAGAAGAAATGTTGCATACCAAACTGCAGCACAAAAAGGCTTTGTAGAGGTTCCAGCTTTTGTTATTCGAAGAGTTATTATAGGGGAGGAGAAAGTATGAATACTTACGAAAAAGGCAAAGAGAAATACAATAAGCATGGTGTGCATATCGGTTATATTCACCGTGAAGTACATGAGAATGCGATTAGGGTATGTTCAGCTAATAAAGATATTATGCAAAGTGATGTGAAGTTGATTCTTGAGGCTTTGAATGGCGAAACAGAAAAAACCATCAAAAGCTTAAATGTAAGGATTGATAACCTGTCAAATCGAAGCGATATATTGACGGAAGAAAATTTGAAGTTAAAAGATGAAAACGAACAGCTAAAGTTCGTGGCTAAAAAAGAGACATGTATTATTCCAGATCATTTAGAAGTCACAGATCAATTTAAAGATAGCGGTCATTTATATTGGGACTTCATTGATACTGGCTGGGAAGTTGATCAGTTAATTAAGTTTGGTTGGCTAAAGAAGAAAAAGAAAGTCATTGATTTGTCAGTGTTGATTAATTCTATCGATTGTGAGTTTTGGAATCTTGGTTCAAAGAACATCAAAATAGACAAGCTTGTTTCCATTAGTGATGATGGCTTGGTATTTAGGCCAACTAACCTTCATGGCACTACATATTGTCAGCCTCGTATGGATCACTGGCATTCATGGTCAGGAGGAGATTGTCCGCTTCCAGAAGGATTTATAGTTGAGGCAAGGTATAGGAATGGTGATACTGGAAAGCCACAACATGGTTATTGGCGTCTTTGTCATCATCAGAAAGACATCATAGCATTCCGTATAACAGGAAGGCATGAGGATTATATTTATGAGTGGGAGAAGGCGAATAACTAAGGAGAAATAAATGACTATACGAAAAGATGGGTATTATTGGGTGAAAACCAAAGACGAATGGCTATGGATTGTAGCTGAGAGCGATACTGGACTATGGATGCTGCCAGGATACAAAATGTCGTTCAGTGATGAAGACTTATTAGAAATAGGTTATCAAATTGAATATGATCCTAAGTAGGAGAGAGAAAGAATGAAAATACCATCCAGCAAGACAAGAGTGAAAGTGATTGGCTACGGAGTTGATGGCTGTGACACTGGAGATACAGGATACATTGATGGGTATGTTGAAGTTAACGGAACTCTGTATGCACTTTTTATCAATGAGGATAGTGGCGTCATATATTGGGCTTCTATTGATATGTTGTTGGCAATAGATATGTAGGAGAAATAATGACTTGCCTAGGATGCATAAGAGGAAACCCGCTAACCAATGGTGAGCACTTCACTAAGAATACTTATCATTATTTGCAAAAGTGTACTAATAAATCAAAACAGAAAAATAAGAAGGAGGTGAAATGAACATTGATACAGTTGAACTCAGCAATAAAGCTGAAGAGATGTGTGATGAAGTAGGTGAATACATTATTGCTATATGCAATTTTTATGAGCGTGTTTTCAATCATGACCTAACTCCAGATAGCATGAACGAGCTGATTGAAATAGAGTTGGTTAAGGCAAAGAAGTTCGTTGATGCAAATTTTATTAAAAAAGAAGAAATGGTAACTCCGAAGCCGTACATGGGTACTTGGTTTGAATATGAAGATAATGAGGATTGGGATGAGTAACTATGAACGACAGAGGCTTTTGTTCGGATTGTGGCTCAGTGTTATTTGAAAGTAAAGGTGAAACAATAAATGAATTAAGAGATGATGGTTATGACGCAATACTTTGTGCAGTGCATGGAGAAGAGTTAACTGGAACAGAGAATATGGAAGGTGACGATTGGAATACTGTTAACTATCTTCCAGATGAGATATTTGAGCTAAAAAGAGAACTAAGTGATAAGTTATCTGAGTTAAATGAGGCTCAAGCTAGGATCGCTGAAGAATGGGGCTATACGGTAGATGAAATGTTTTAGGTGAAAATAGGAGAAATAATCATGAACAACCCAGACAAATACAATGGTGCAATAAAGATTCTAGAAGATAGCATTAAAATATACCTAGGAAATATCAGTGACATCATGCAAGAGTCGAATTCTATGACGGATACAGAAGATGCGAAAGGATTGATTAATGACTTAGCATTTTCATATGAGATGTTGATGTCTTCAGAGTACGCTATTACTGTGTTGAAGGAGAAGAAGCTTTATGAGCAAAAGACGATTGAGGTATAAATGAAAATAATATCACATACCAGTAATAAAAAAGTAATCACCTATAAGGGGTGTGAATTCGGTGTCCAATACGGTTCTTTCTGGATTGCGATTGATATGGATGGAGCTCTGAACGCTTATGCTGATAAGCCGATAGAAGAAGGTAATCAGTGGGTAGTTGCTCATGAAGGTAGCTATGAAGAGATAGCGCATGTAGAAGACTTCGGTGACTGGAAAGAATCATTGGAGAAAATATGACACCAGAACAATGGATAGGACTTGGTATCGCAATATTATTGGCGATTGATATATACATGAAGGTGAAAAATAAATGAAACCACTAAAAAAACTCCGAACAGACAGAGTCGGAAAGCAACATAGGACAATATGGCTTTTTCTCTGCGACTGTGGGAATGAGTTCGAAGGCAGGATAGATAAGTTTAAGGAAGGGCGGATAAAGAGTTGTGGAAAAGAGTGTCGGGGGAAGCATGAATAATATAT